CGGGCGCAGGGGGTGGATGCTGCTATAGAAGCTGCAAAAAATCTGGTGGCCCAAGAATATGAGTATAAGGATTTCAAAGCGGCGCAGAGTGATTGCTGTATGTACCCTGGTTCAGACCTGGTAGGGAAGGTTGAAATGACTGAGTGGTTAGTTGACTTTGCTGCCCAGCTTCGCAAAGGAGGCAACCAGTGAGCGAAATTAATTACCAGGCACTGCGTGAGGTGGCGGAACGTGCAATTCCAGCAATGGAACGCCTGTTAATGTTGCCAGCTGATGATGATTTGTTAAGTGAACAGGAACTTAAAGATTACGGTGTGGATATTGATGCGCTCAATGCCTTCAAATTTCTGACCGGACCAGAAACCGTGCTGGCACTACTGGATGAACGGGAAAGAAACCAGCAATACATCAAACGCCGCGACCAGGAGAACGAGGATATTGCGCTTACGGTTGGGAAGCTGCGCGTTGAGCTTGAAGCAGAAGAGAAAACATCAGCAGCTAGACTTGAGGCGCTCGACCGCACCCACAAAATGTTCCAACGGGAACAATGCAGGGCAGAGGCCGCAGAGAAGCGTATTGCTGAACTGGAGAAAAGCGAAGAGCAACTCATTAACGAGCGTGACCATGCTGAGTCTGCTTTAGCTGATATGTATTTTGCAGCAACCGGGGATAGGCCTGAGTGGAGTAACTGGTTCGGTTTTTCAGATGCAGTAGATGCCGTAGTTGACAGAATTGCTGATTTAGAAGCTAAACAGCCATCGCCAGTAGTACCTGAAGGACTGATTAAAGCGGTGCGTTTTTATGAGCAGGTAAAGCGTGAGAATCCGCCAGTCGAAACCGGAGCATGGAAAGACGCTGTTGACTGGGTGCTCAAAGAGGCTTGCCAGTCTGTAAACATTGGCATCAAAGGAGAGTGATATGGCGTTAACACACCGCGAACTCTGTCAGATTGCGTACAAGTTCCTTAAGCGCAACGGGTTCAAGGTTTGTTTTCATGACCGCTTTATAGCTGTAACCAGTACCGGAGAATAGCCAGATGCTATGGGATTCAGAAATTCAGCATCATGCCTGATAGAGGCGAAGTGTTCTCGTGCTGACTTGTTGGCAGATAGAAAAAAGCGTTTTCGTAAAAATCCGTCTCTTGGAATGGGCGACTGGCGATTCTTTATTAGTGAGCCGGGAATTATTTCAATTGAGGATTTACCACCTGGCTGGGGATTACTTCACGTTGTTAACGGAAGAGTACGGAAAGTACATGGGTGGCCCAAGGGTAATTGCTGTTGGGGTAATCCTGACGATAAGCCATTTACTGGAAATAAGCAGGTTGAATGCGATTACATGTTATCTGCATTAAGGCGCATGGAGTTGAGAGGGCACCTTAATGAAATATATGACGGTGTAATTGTTAATAAGAAAGAAGGAAACGCGGCATGATCACTATTACCAATAAGAAACAGTATCCCAGCGAGCAATATCTTAATGAGCTGATCACCAACATAGAGTTTGCTGCAAGGGCACCAGTTGAAGTCGTGAGAGCAATGGCAGCAGAGCTACAGAAGCGGCGCGAAGCTGATAGTGCAGAACCAGTTGCTTATATTTTCAAACATCCGGCCGGGAAATTATTCTGGGCTTTAACGGATGAAAGCAATAAAGAGCAAGCGGACGTTATTCCTGTTTATGCTGCCGCGCCTGCGTCGGTTGTGCCGGATAATGCATCAGAGCCTCTTGCTTATGCTTACAAAGAGCTTACGCCTGAGATTATGCGCAACCATTTAGCTGTATTCGAGCGATATGGAATAGCCCCAAACGATAGCACTACCACAATTCAGGCACTGCGAATCGCGCTGGATGGTATAGAGCGGAGCGACGCCATGCTTCAGGGTAAAGGAGGGTGATATGGCTATTGCCGCAAGTTACACAATGCATCTCTATTGTGACTGCCGCCAGTGTACGGAAGGTGTATATCCAGTGCCAGACTTCGGTGAGTATATCGGTACGTCATGGGCTGGCTGTGCAAAAGAGGCGCGCAAGGATGGCTGGCGAATAAGCAAAGACAAAACGCGTGCTTTTGCGCCCGGGCATAAAGTTTTGAGGATTAACAAATGACCACTATTACCAAAGAGCGACTGCTGACAATCAAGCAGTGGCGCGAAACATACGGACCGGGTAGCAACGTTGTACTGCCAGCAGAAGAAGCGGAAGAACTGGCACGGATTGCACTGGCATCGCTGGAAGCAGATCCCGTTAAACGAGTTAACTCAGATCAGATGCACCGAGTCTGCTTAGAAGCTAATCGCTATTTAGATAAATATGACGCGATGGCGAAAGAGGTAAATAAGTTGCTTGGACGCATCGCCCCGCCAGCGCCGGTATTGCCTCATGAGTGGAGGCTGTCAAATGCACAGGCGTTTATCGAGCGATACTCTCCGCCTTCAGTGGAAGAAGCCGCACTATTTGCCTGGAACTCCTGCCGCGCCGCCATGCTTCATGGTGCCGAACCTGTAAGCCAGACTTACAAGTTGAACGAGCTGGCTGGCAACTATCCGGTAACTCCGGATGGTTGGATAAGCTGTAGTGAGCGAATGCCGGATAGCAAAACAGCCGTTCTTGTTGCCAGGGAGTTTGACAGGAAAGGTGACTGGCGAATGAAATGGGCGACTTACATCCCCGGGCATCCTGACGCTAATGATGGGTGGATAATTCCTGGTGCGTCGTGGAAACCGTCACACTGGATGCCGCTACCAGAACCGCCGCAGGAGGTGAATCAATGAGCTGGCCTGAAGCATTCACCACGGTAGGAATTGTGATGGCGGCAGCACTGGGTTTGTATTCAATTTGTCGCTGGTGGTAACGATGGGAAAAATAACTTTTGTAGTCGAATTTGAGGATGGTAAAGAGCCACCTGTTAGCGCCAATCTTGATGTTGCTGGTGGCAGGCTTGTTTCGGTTCTATTTGGTGACTACCGAGATGATTTCTTCCAACCAGAAGAAGTTGATGTGGTGCGAGAGGCATTAAACGAGTTAAGTGTTGATAACGATGATGCTCATGCGGAAATCATCCAAAAAATGGAACTGCTAACTCACTAAATTATCAATTATGGTGCTATCACCTACGACACCGAGAGAAAATTTATAATGTCAAAAGTAAATGTTTTGATTTTTTCAGTAATTGTAGGTTTTGGTTTTTCTGCTGGAGTGCATATTTATATTACGTGGGAAAAAATCATCAACTACGTATGGAGTTGTTTTATTAAGTGAGGTAAGTATGTGGAGAGGTAATAGTCATGGCAAAAGCCAGATGATACTTACCGAATATCAGTTTGACCATAAAACCAATAAATCACGTTCAGTATATTTGCTTCGGCACAATAGCCGCGTAAGGAATACCGTGCTGGAGCAAAATCTGACTGTTGAAATGGATAATTACGGGGGCTTCAAGCCAACAATTTCGCTTGATGATTTTCCTCGTGGTTTAAGCGAAAGAGAAGCAATGCTGAAATTAGCAGAATGGCTACAAAGATTAAGCATTGCTATTGAAGATAACTGGTCTGAACCTTAAATTTATATGATGACACTAAAACATTTTCTTGACCGCCCATTATGGGCGGCAGCAGCAGGCTATGACTTTAATTATATGGATTGCATGTCTTATACCGCCAATGCATACGACCATTCCTTCAGTCTGCTGTTTAATTCTTTAAGAATACTGCCGCAAACAGAAGTTGGAGAGCTTCATTTATGGCTATTGGGCTTTATCGCGGCTGGAGTTGGTATTGCTGTATGGCCTTTTATTTTCTGGCTGGTGGCTGTTGTAGTGTGGTTTAAGTGCAAGACATACCGGAGAAAGTATTTCTTAGGTGATGGAATGACTGATATTGCCAAAATGAACATTGAAAAATGGACTAAGGAATGTGAAAAGAAATGGCGCAAAAAGAAATGACCAGAATCACTGAAGAGCGTATATCAGAGATTATTTCCCGTATCGAAATGTATGGTCACGGTGCTGGATATACGGCAGATGAAGTATTGGCACTTGCCCAAATGACTTTGGCGGCTTGCAAAGATGATAAAAAAATGAAGCTTATCGACTTGTTAGTGAAGGAGCTGCCTAAGTGCGGCGGGTGGCCTGATGGAATGAGTTATTGTTACCTACCCAGTGTCAATTTAATGGCACCATGCGCGACTTTTGCTTTTGGCTCAGACCACAAAAAAGACACTTTCTTTGGGCGCAATTTTTGTTGTGAGATTGAGCTTCCAATTGGTGACCTTGATAGCGATGAATACCAGTCAGTTGTCACTCGCGAACAATACGAATCAGCTCTCATAGCGTCGCAGAAAGTCGAGTTCAATGGTGATGAACTTGAAAGTAAGACTTACAGGTTGGATTTTGGGCAATGGCTGGAACAGCAACGCGGGAAAATCGATGTGGACTGTGGTTGTGTGTCCACTGAAACATTCATGCACTGGCTGCGGGTAGCTTACGAGGCTGGCAACTATCCGGATATTCCGGATAGTTCGGTGCCAGCGCCAGGAAAGGGCGTCACCGGTGAACGTATCCGAATTAAGCCGCATGTTTATCGCGAACTGGTTAACCGCCTCCACGATACAGCGGTCAAGTGTGCTGGCACCCAGCAATTACGAGAAAGAATTAGCCGTGTTTTGGGCGACGTTATTACGCCAGATCATCATAAACAAGCCGAGAAAAGTGACCTGGAAAGGTGTCACCTTGAGGCGGCATTAAACATTAAGCCGGGGCATACGCTTGGCATTATTGATGCACTGTTGGTTCATAAGATGGCCAGGGCTTTATTGTCGTTGGTGGACGCTGGTGATACAAGCGAGGGTGAAGTATGAGAGTTGCAGATCACATCAAACACCTTGAAAGAATTATCGAAAACGGTGAACTCTTAAGAGATCAGATGAGACGCACGGCAGAAGCCAGGGAGGCGATAATCCGCAGTCAGGCTGGTAAATTAAAGCAATTGTCAGAGATTAACACGCTATACAAGAACAGACGTAACCGGGCGGTGATGCGGCTTCAGAAAGCACGTAATGAAATTAAATTGGTGGAGGCAAAACTGAAAAAACAGATCCAGCGTTACGATCAGCAAGATGCTTTTTATGCCGCCATCAAGGCGGCTGCTAATGAAATAGGCATCTGGAAGTTGCTGGTGGAGAAAGCAAAGACGAAGTTAAATGCCAACGAAAGCTGAACTACAGGTGCCCACCAGCACATACAGAAAATGATTGTTTCCACATCAAGGAGATTTTAATGTTTCACTGAAACATTAAGTAAGCCAGTGCATAATTCCATTTTTTACTGACCTTAAAAGCAAAATCAAAACGATGATGAGGATAATAGCCAGAATCTGGCTAATAATAGGCGCATCTAAAAATGCACTCAGGAACTGAAAAAAAGCGTTCATTCAGGTGGTTCCTTGTCAAATGTAAAGGTGCACTTGCTCACGTTGACGTAGAAACCCAACCCCTATATAGTTGGATTCGGTGAATGAAAGTCGTTAACGTGAGCTTACGGCACATGTTTTCGGAAAAACATCAGGGAACGGCTAATTCCTTGATGCGGGTGGGGTCTGTAATGCAGACCCTATCTATTAACGTCATGATTGCATCTCAAATTTTCTCCTTATCTTCAATTAATCTACATTCATTTCATCTGTTAGCCACCACAATATGTAGAAAATGGCCCTCTTGCAAGTGCATAACTTTGTGGATAACTCAGGAAGGAAAAAGTGGCTTTCGCGCACCTTCGGTCAGACAAGGTGTCCGGGAAAGTCAACGCAAAGAAAAAAATTGTTAAAAATAACGTTTGTTGGAATTGTATATTTTTATCCCCTTCAATGGTTAGCATTCTATTAACATCTTTTTTTAGAGACAGAAAAACATATCGTAACAACATATATACAGTGTTAAGAGGCGAGTATTATCCTGCGGTGGGAATTCTGGGCGCTGTTAGATTCGACTTTCTCAGCAGGATTACATCGTCAACTTGCGACGTTGCCGTATGACTTTCGTGTGATAGGTGACAATGATGCGGCTAGTGAGTTACTTGTGAAGTTTTTCGGAAAAGGTTTTGTGGCCTCGGATCTTGATGAGCTACAGCAACATGAAGTGTCTAATTTGATTTTTAGCCATAGCCAATAAGCCTCCCTCCTCCATCAAGGCCACAATTTGTGACCTTAAACAATTTGTTTTCTGCTTTTTCTTATTTGAGAAAATAACGTTGTTGACAGCTAATAGGCTCGTTGTTGTTATACATGCCTGTATAGATTATGACCGTAAATTATTAGCGGATTTTAAGCCATATTCACCGTTGTAGAAATTACTTATGTTCCACTCATTAGGAAGTTCTTTTCTGTCCAATGTATAGTGGCGCACGATATAACGATCTTCATCTTCTTCGATGGACAGGCGGACATAGCCAATGTGAATCACCGATACGGGCGGTGTTCGTATTGCATAGATGTCGCGGAGATATACCGGCAGCTCGACAAATGCATCAGGTGCATCTGTGATGCTCGTTTTTTCACAGTATTCATATAACGCATCGTTGATATCGTTAAGAGATTCATGATCGTATATTTCCAGGTAATTACCGCGATAGCGATGGTACTCGACTTTAGCCATTCAAAATCCCCTGTTATCGTTTTGCATTTCTCTAATCCGGTTCAGAACTACTTCGTGCTGGACTTGGATAGCGGCTTTTTCGTTTTCAAGCCGGGCAATAGACATCTCTAATTCTTTGCTGTACCAGGCGAGCCGGGCCAGGTTCATCCGGTTGTGGTCGAGAGTTGGAGACACTTCGACGCGATCCCTTTCTTCCTGCTTTAATGAGAAGAGATTCATCTCATCCCTTGAGGAAAATTCAGCAACAATTTCTTGTTGATGATCCGGTCGCTGCGGCATCCTCGCCAGTATAAATGGCGGTTCTTTTGAAAACATGAATGTCGGTTCAGACCGTGTTTTTACCCAGCTTGCCTGCTGTCTTTCGGCAAGTTAACAGGCTTCATCATAGTTATCTGCCAAACAAAGCACGGATGGACGGTCCCACGCCCCACCATTCAGACAATAAACTACAATTTTCCCGTCAGGTTGTGTAACCCCATATGGATGGTCCCACCAGGCGTCCAGCTGAGTTTTAGAGCGTTTCTCGTTAGGAGTGCAGTCAAAATTTTTGGGCAATACAGGATCGAGAGGAATGCGATTAGGCATAGCTAATTCCTTATTAACTGATTGGCAACGAGGTTGCGCTGATCCGTTGGTGATGAATAGTAGCAAAGAGCACAAAATCATCAGCGGTGGTTGATGTACGTAACGCGTTTGCACCAAAGGTGTCTCTTTAATGTATACTGTATAAATGAACAGTATTATTGGGGTGAAAACGCTATGGGCTTCCCTTCTCCTGCGGCGGATTATGTTGAAAGCCGAATTTCTCTTGATCAGCAACTAATCAGGCATCCATCAGCAACCTACTTCATGCGGGCAGCTGATAGCCATCACCGTGAGGGAATATTGCAGGGTGCTTTGCTGGTGGTTGATTCCTCGCTTACTCCGGTTGATGGTTCTCTGCTTGTGTGCGCTATGGAGGGTGAATATCGCATAAAGAGATACAGGAAGTATCCGCGCCAGCACCTGGAGGATTTAAGCACCGGGAAGAAAGAGGCGTTACCAGTAGATGACGATGGATGCACGGGCAGTAATGCTGTTTTTGGTGTGATCACTCATGTCATCAATGATGCCCGAAGTGGGGAGTTTGATGATTGTCCGGTTATTTAAGCTGCAAAGGGCTGGTGCTTTATGCCTGTGAGGTTTATGATTGTGTACACATAACGAGTACACGAGGTGTTTATGCAATCCATTAACTTCCGTACCGCGCGCGGCAACCTTTCTGAAGTGCTCAACAATGTTGAAGCCGGGGAAGAGGTTGAAATCACCCGCAGAGGCCGTGAGCCAGCAGTAATTGTCAGCAAGGCTACTTTCGAAGCCTACAAAAAAGCGGCGCTGGATGCTGAATTTGCATCCCTGTTTGACACCCTGGACTCCACCAACAAGGAACTGGTTAACCGATAATGAGGCATATATCACCGGAAGAACTTATTGCGCTTCATGATGCGAATATAAACCGCTACGGCGGCCTGCCTGGCATGTCAGATCCGGGCAGGGCAGAGGCCATTATCGGGAGAGTCCAGGCCAGAGTTGTGTACGAAGAGATTACCGACCTTTTCGAAGTCTCCGCAACCTACCTGGTGGCTACTGCGAGAGGGCATATATTCAATGATGCCAATAAGCGTACCGCGCTAAACAGTGCGCTGTTATTTCTACGCCGTAACGGGGTGCAGGTATTTGATTCACCTGAACTGGCAGACCTTACCGTAGGGGCTGCGACCGGAGAGATATCTGTATCTTCTGTCGCCGACACGTTACGTAGATTGTATGGTTCCGCGGAGTAGATTAATGGCACGTAAATACAACAAATTGTCCCGTGAAGCGTTAAAGATGCTTCTTGATGGCGTGAGTCGCCGCGAGGTAAAGCAATACCTGGTTGGTAAGCAAATTGGTGCCAGGACCGCTATTGCTGTGTTATGCCGTCAGGAAATGGTTGTGCTTAAACAGAGAATGCCGGGCAGCAGATAAAGCCCAATCAGTGATGAAAGGTGTGATGTGAAAGCCGTAATTACTCCCTTTGTACAAAAAGAGCTTGGCGTCGCCACATTCAAAGTGGATCAGGAAGTCAGAAAGCTGGTGGAGGCTGGCCGTAAATTTATTATGGAGCCGGTGCCGCGTGAGTTAATCGAGCACATGGACGACGGCCTCGTTGTTTCCGAGCAAACTATGGCAACAAATGAGGCGTTGCAGCCGTTTTTTAACAGCGATGAACTGTTTCGCCGTATTGGTGGAATTGACGCGCTGGTGGCGTGGTTGCGCAGGAAAGAGGGGCAATGCCAGGCCGCAGATCGTAGCTGGTGTGACAACCATATTGTCCACGCAGAACGAGACAATAGCGCGGTGTTGCTGTGCTGGCATCACGATAACCATTACCGGATGCGTGGTTTTAATGAGCTGAAAGAAACGCTGCATAATAATCGCGTTAACTGGATACTGGATGTCGCCCGTCAGGAAATGGGGCTTTCAGATGGCCATGATTTAAGTATTCAGGAACTGTGCTGGTGGGCTTTCATGCGCAACATGATGCACCTGATGCCGGAAGAAGTTTACCGTATATCAATAAATAAGATGAAAGCCGCAACGCAGGATAGCGGACCTCTGAAAGAGGCGGATATTCGCCCGTATGACGATCGCGCTACAGCATATGTTCAGATGATGGAAGAACGCGCCGCGCCGATGCGTGCAAAAGTATGCCCTGTGGATGTTGACTCCGACCCTGGCATGGCGCATTTCAAAATACCAAAACTGCAATCGCTAAAATTACCTGAGTACATGGACTTTGTTGCTTCCCGTCCATGCTGTGGGTGTGGAGCGGCGGGAGCTGGCGCTCACATTACGCCTTATATCGTTCGTCATAGTCGATTATGCGCGCATGACATTTACGCAATTCCTCTGTGCCAGTCATGCCAGCGTGATATTGAGCGTGACCGCGATAATTGGGAGAAGACGCACGGTAGGCTGGCGATGCATCAACGATTGTTCTTTGATTACGCGCTTGGAGTCGGCGCTATCACAAGTCACTCGTCGAGCGTTAGATAAAATTGCTCTAATGTATTGCTATTTATTTAATCGAGAGTATTATATTCCACGTTGATTAGTTGACATGGGCTAATCAGTAGGTGACAGGATGTTACTTAACTGGCAGGGACGCCACTTCATGGAAATAAATCACTCACGAATAACATCGTACGAGATTGCGGATTACATGATCCGCACTAAATCTCTTCTATCAGCGAAAGAACTCGCAGCAATTCTTGAAAAGGAATACCCGCACCTGGATGTCGATAAGCGCGATGTTTATCTGCGCTTAAAGGCTATCGCTGTGTCTAAGTATTCGTCTGTTTTGATTGATGACAGTACACGCCCACGTAGATTTCAGATCCACTCTCTGAATCCTGAATTCTTTCGCCGCAGCCGCGCTCCGCGCCGGTTTGATGAAAAACTCCAGAACGAACTCTATATGACGCAGGACGAAAAGGAACGCCGGGAGCACCAGCCTTGGGTAATGGCGCGTCAACTTTTCAATAAGGTGGCCCGTCAGCACCGTCATTACGGTAATGCCACATCCGCACGTATCTGATTGATTGCTTGCCCGTTCCGGGCCTTTTGACATGTGACTTTCGTTACCCTCGCGTCAAAAAGAGTTTTTACGAAAGGAAGCATAAGTGACCTGGGACGATCACAAGAAGAATTTTGCTCGCCTGGCGCGAGATGGTGGTTACACCATCGCACAGTATGCCGCCGAGTTTAATCTTAACCCTAATACCGCACGTCGTTATCTCCGTGCCTTCAAAGAAGACACCAGGACAGCGGACAGCCGCAAGCCAAATAAGCCTGTCAGGAAACCACTAAAAAGCATGATCATTGATCACGCTAATGATCAACGTGCAGGTGATCACATTGTGGCTGAAATAGCTGAAAAACAAAGAGTTAATGCTGTTGTCAGTGCCGCAGTCGAGAACGCTAAGCGCCAAAATAAGCGCATAAATGATCGTTCTGATGATCATGACGTGATCACCCGCGCCCACCGTACCTTACGTGATCGCCTGGAACGCGACACCCTGGATGATGATGGTGAACGCTTTGAATTCGAAGCTGGCGATTACCTGATAGATAACGTTGAAGCGCGGAAGGCCGCGCGCGCTATGTTGCGTCGGTCCGGGGCCGATGTTCTGGAAACCACTCTTCTGGAAAAGTCTCTTTCTCATCTCCTTATGCTGGAGAACGCCAGGGATACGTGTATTCGTCTGGTGCAGGAAATGCGCGATCAGCAAAAAGACGATGATGAAGGGACTCCGCCTGAATATCGTATCGCGAGCATGCTAAACAGCTGTTCCGCGCAGATAAGCAGCCTGATCAACACCATTTACAGCATCCGGAATAACTATCGAAAAGAAAGCCGGGAGGCGGAAAAGCACGCTTTATCTATGGGGCAAGCTGGCATTGTTAAGCTGGCATACGAACGAAAGCGTGAAAATAACTGGTCAGTGCTGGAAGCAGCTGAATTCATCGAGGCGCATGGCGGGAAAGTGCCGCCCCTGATGCTGGAGCAAATCAAAGTCGATCTGCGTGCTCCTAAGACCAATACCGATGATGAGGAAAGGCAAACAGCCGTCGGTGGCCCTTCTCTTGAAGATCTGGACAAAGTTGCGCGAGAACGGGCCGCCAACCGCCGCGCCGATGCCGCATTGTGGATTGAGCAGCGTAGGGAAGAAATCGCCGATATCGTTGATACAGGCGGTTATGGAGATGTTGATACTGAAGGTGTATCAAAAGACCCATGGCTGGAACAAGACCTGGACGAAGACGAGGAGGAAGACGAAGAAGTTACCCGCAAGCTATACGGGGATGATGATTAATGGCCAGAAGTTGCGTAACGGATCCACGTTGGCGCGAGCTGGTGGCGCTATATCGTTATGACTGGATTGCGGCCGCTGATGTTTTGTTCGGCAAAACACCTACCTGGCAGCAGGATCTGATTATTGAGTCTGTGCAGGAACAGGGTAGCAAGACATCTGTTTCGTCTGGTCACGGTACCGGGAAATCAGACATGACTTCTATCATGATCATGTTGTTCATAATCATGTATCCCGGTGCCCGCGCCATTATCGTTGCGAACAAAATTCAGCAGGTAATGACCGGTATATTCAAGTACATCAAGATAAACTGGGCTACTGCCACCAGCCGTTTTCCATGGCTTGCTGATTATTTTGTCCTGACAGAAACCGCTTTCTATGAGGTTACTGGTAAAGGTGTATGGACTGTAGTACCGAAGGGCTTTCGTCTGGGAAGTGAAGAAGCTCTCGCCGGTGAACACGCAGATCATCTTCTGTATATTATCGATGAAGCCTCCGGTGTCAGTGATAGAGCTTTCGGTATCATCACCGGTGCTCTTACCGGACAGGATAACCGCATCTTATTGCTGTCACAGCCTACACGCCCAAGCGGCTATTTCTACGATACACACCATAAACTGGCCAAGCGTCCTGGTAACCCTGATGGCGTTTATACGGCGATCACGCTTAACAGTGAGGAATCACCGTTGGTAACGCCAGCATTTATCAAAATGAAGCTGGCGGAGTACGGCGGGCGTGATAACCCTATGTACATGATTAAGGTACGCGGCCTATTCCCTAAATCACAGGATGGCTTCCTTCTTGGACGTGATGAGGTTGAACGTGCAACGCGGCGGAAAGTCAAGATTGCAAAAGGATGGGGCTGGCTTGCATGTGTGGACGTTGCTGGTGGTACGGGACGAGATAAGTCCGTTATCAATATCATGATGGTGTCCGGCCAGCGAAATAAACGCCGTGTAATCAACTATCGAATGCTGGAATACACAGACGTTACAGAAACGCAGCTTGCCGCCAAAATTTTCGCAGAATGTAATCCTGAGCGATTCCCAAATATCACCATAGCGATAGACGGTGATGGGCTGGGTAAAGCAACGGCGGATCTGATGTACGAGTATTATGGTATTACCGTACAGCGTATACGCTGGGGTAAAAAGATGCATAGCCGTGAAGATAAGAGCCTGTACTTTGATAAACGTGCTTATGCCAACGTTCAAGCCGCAGAGGCCGTAAAATCTGGTCGTATGAGACTGGATAAGGGTAATGAAACTATTGAGGAAGCGTCGAAAATCCCTGTAGGGATTAACTCCGCAGGTCAATGGAAGGTGATGAGTAAGGAGGATATGAAGAAAAAACTCAACCTGCACTCACCAGACCATTGGGATACATATTGTTTCGCTATGCTGGCGGATTATGTTCCCCAGGATGAAGTGCTTAGCGTCGAAGACGAAGCGCAGGTTGATGAAGCTCTGGCATGGCTTAATGAATAACTCATTGACCATGCCGGATAGAAACTATTGCGCGCTTTCGGGGTTGTCGTTTACTGGCTGCCCCTTCTTAGTTTTACGGCTGCGCGTAACTGATGCGGCTGATTTGACCTTTTTCTCTTCGCGAGTGATGGCAATTTGTTTTTTTACATTTTCAATATCTGCCAGGCGATATATTTTTGCCTGCGGCCAGCGGTCGCAGATGATCGGTTCTATAGAGTCATAAAGGCTAAATTTTGCTTTCTCGAATTCACCGTTGATGATGATTCCATCACGGAGAGTTTCATCGCAGATAAACACACCACACAGCGGCACATGGTAACTAACTGATTTACCATCATTGTAGTTAGGGCTACTGGAAATGTAATGGACGCGCAGCATTGTTTCGCTAAAGCCGTGTACACGCATACGGAATTTTTCATCCTCCGGGTACTGCTTCATTAGCTCTTTTGTTGCTTCCAGGTTCTCTATGTATTTCGCACTGTGCTCATTGATCCCCGCGCTTTTCTGGATGCGAATGTCCTTATCAATCAGGTGAATAATGCGGCCAGCGGTCATGTTGACGCTGTTCACAGCTTCTGTCTGATAAGTTGTAACCTTACGCACACCGCGAAGGATGTTAGGCACTGGATATAAAATAGTCTTTGGGATATTGAGGTCTGGGTACTGTTCCAGTTCTCGCGCCATTAAAGTCCATTTATCAATTTCAGCCTGAATGCTGTCCGTTTCTTTGAACGGCAGGACGACAACCGGGCGAACAGGACGACCGTCGCTGGCGGCATCAACGTGTTGGGCGCGTGCAACAGCTTTTTTTAGAAAGAGATCCCTGAAGCTGACGAACTCCTGGTACAGTTGTTCGCCGTAGACATAATTTATCATTGATCCTCCTCCAGAATTGACATGGCCAACAACTCACAGCGGATTACACTGGGAGTTGTTGGCCACCATTATAGAAGGATCCAACGAAAATAATAGATTTATTAGTGCATTTATTGTGAGTCTGGCTGGTTAGTGGCCATGAGATATTCGATTGTGTCAGTGAGATCATCCAGGTCGTCTTGGGTGATGCGGTACTCCTGATTGGATATCTTTGAGTAGTGTTCAGCAATGGCGCGGGCAGCGTCGGTTTCGGCGGGGTCTACAGATAAAGCGTTAGAGCAATGTCTAACGTCGTCGATGGTTGGTGGAATGAAAGCCATAATTATGCCTCACTGTATTGACAACACAGAGCCTGAAGCTCTGACCTACTGTTTCACCCATGATCCATGCTGGGGTAATCTAACAACATTGCGCTGTGTGTAAGATGAGCAATGCATAGCTGTAATGCCGTTGTATAAGGTTTCCCTGTTTGCTCATTTCCTTCTGAGCCGCTCTACAACGCTGAAGACACATTAAATAGTGAATCCAAAGTCGTATTACGAAACGGCGGCAAAACTATAATTTATTAGAGCAATTGTCAAACAACTATGAAAAACAATCCAGTTTTTGGCTGGTGGAGTGGGATTTTTCTCTCAAAATTTATTGCTCTAATAATTCTTGATTTTTATGCGCAGCTGGACGTAAACTCCTCTTCGGACCTAATAACTTCGTATAGCATACATTATACGAAGTTATCTTAAGGGTTATTGAACATGATCAATTTACCTGTAAATCCATACAGTTCAATACCTTATCAGGTCAAATAGTGATCACTTGATCATTTGATCAAGGTTGCGCTACGTAAAATCTGCGAAATGTTGGCAGTGTTAGTGCTCCAGATTTCGCGTAGCGCACTTAGCACCACCAATCAATCAGAGGTGAAAAATGGGATATTCAGCTGCTAAAGTGTCCACTCATATTGAGCTTGAGAAAAACCGTGGTTACTGGCGGGCAAAAGGGTTTGATCGTGATAGTTGTCAACTGTCATTATCGCGCGGTGAAGAGAAAATAGAACGCACGCGCGGTCGCTGGCGTTTCTATGACGAGAACCATAAACAGGTAAAGGCAGAGCCGATCCTGTACACTTTACTTAAAACCATTATCTGAGTGTTAAATGTCCAATTTACTGACCGTACACCAAAATTTGCCTGCATTACCGGTCGATGCAACGAGTGATGAGGTTCGCAAGAACCTGATGGACATGTTCAGGGATCGCCAGGCGTTTTCTGAGCATACCTGGAAAATGCTTCTGTCCGTTTGCCGGTCGTGGGCGGCATGGTGCAAGTTGAATAACCGGAAATGGTTTCCCGCAGAACCTGAAGATGTTCGCGATTACCTTCTATATCTTCAGGCGCGTGGTCTGGCAGTAAAAACTATCCAGCAACATTTGGGCCAGCTAAACATGCTTCATCGTCGGTCCGGGCTGCCACGACCAAGTGACAGCAATGCTGTTTCACTGGTCATGCGACGGATCCGAAAAGAAAACGTTGATGCCGGTGAACGTGCAAAACAGGCACTGGCGTTCGAACGCACTGATTTCGACCAGGTTCGTTCACTCATGGAAAATAGCGATCGCTGCCAGGATATACGTAATCTGGCATTTCTGGGGATTGCTTATAACACCCTGTTACGTATAGCCGAAATTGCCAGGATCAGGGTTAAAGATATCTCACGTACAGACGGTGGGAGAATGTTAATCCATATTGGCAGAACGAAAACGCTGGTTAGTACCGCGGGTGTAGAGAAGGCACTTAGCCTGGGGGTAACTAAACTGGTCGAGCGATGGATTTCTGTCTCTGGTGTGGCTGATGATCCGAATAACTACTTGTTTTGCCGTGTCAGAAAAAATGGCGTAGCTGCGCCATCTGCCACAAGCCAGCTATCAACTCGCGCCCTGGAAGGGATTTTTGAAGCAACTCATCGATTGATTTACGGCGCTAAGGATGACTCTGGTCAGAGATACCTGGCCTGGTCTGGACACAGTGCCCGTGTCGGAGCCGCGCGAGATATGGCCCGCGCCGGAGTTTCAATACCGGAGATCATGCAAGCTGGTGGCTGGACCAACGTAAATATTGTCATGAACTATATCCGTAACCTGGATAGTGAAACAGGGGCAATGGTGCGCCTGCTGGAAGGTGGCGATTAGCCATTAACGCGCAAATGATTGCTCTAATTCTTTGATATTTATGGCGGCATATGAGAAAGGATTTCAACATCGACGGAAAATATGTAGTGCTGTCTGTGAGCACTAATATTCAGTCGCCAGCCGTCATTGTCACTGTAAAGCTGAGCGATAGAATGCCTGATATTGACTCAATATCCGTTGCGTTCCCTGTCAGAAGTATGCGTAGTGCTGAACATTTCGTGATGAATGCCACCGAGGAAGAAGCACGGCGCGGTTTTGCTAAAGTGATGTCTGAGTTTGGCGAATTTTTGGGGCACGTTGACAAAGCCCTCTCAATCAGTTCAGCAAGGTCCAAAGCATTAACAGCTTCCATGATGAAATAAAAAAAGCCTGGCAAGGAGCCAGGCTGCACAAAAGAGCGGGTTTGTATTCCGCATCCAATCAATCAAGAAGGAGTATAGCACACAGGTACTGAAGTGAAAAAATGTGATTCGCGATAAACAAAATCCCTACCATTGCTCTAATTGATTGCTATAATTGAGCCGCAGTTTTTGTCAACTACGAAGACGTTGCCATTACTTAACTCCTTGACATCATTGGCGGCCATCAGGCCGCCTTTTTTTTGCCATATGAAAACAATCGAACAAAAAATTGAACAGCACCGTAAGTGGCAGAAGGCAGCCAGAGAACGAGCGATCGCTCGGCAACGGGAGAAGTTGGCTGATCCGGCCTGGCGAGAATCTCAATATCAGAAAATGCGGAATACTATCGACCGCCGTATCGCTAAACAGAAAGAGCGCCCACCAGCCAGCAAAACGCGGAAAAGCGCGGTAAAAATAAAATCTCGTGGCTTGAAGGGACGAACACCGACGGCGGAGGAGCGGCGCATAGCCAATGCTCTTGGCGCTCTCCCCTGCATTGCCTGCTATATGCATGGAGTAATATCTGAAGAGGTGTCTCTGCACCATATCTCCGGTCGTACCGCGCCTGGTTGTCACAAAAAGCAATTGCCACTTTGTAGATGGCACCACCAGCATGCAGCACCGGCTGAAGTAAGAGAAAAATACCCCTGGCTGGTCCCTGTTCATGCCGATGGTGTGGTTGGAGGCAAGAAAGAATTCACCTTGCTGAACAAGTCAGAGATGGAGTTGCTGGCTGACGCCTATGAGATGGCAAACAGCATGCACTAATAAATATATTATTTTTAATCTGAAATAATTGACAACTGACAAGTGACTTCAGTCAGAATCATCACATGCCCGGTACGGATGGATCCCTTTTCAAATATTCCATGGACGGCACAGTCTGAGTACCGGGCGCTACCTTCAGTTGTATTGCTAAGCCGCCGCTGGTGGCTTTTCTTTTTTATAAGGGGCGCTATGGATAAGAAAATATGCGTTGTTTCGATGAGCGTCGGCAAACCGGCGTCAATGACTGCCGCATGGATCAACAATGAGCTGATAATGGCTGAGCGGACCAGCTACCCTGAACGCCGCCGCGATATGGAACTCCAGCTGCTGCGCGAATTGCGAGAAAAAGAGGAAAAGGGTTTTATCGTGCTGGTGGAAGAGGAAAACAGCTTTATTACCGGTCGAGTTGGCCAGCGTGTAAGGTTGCGCGATCCCTTCATGAACAGCAGGCCGGTACTAATTGAAGCAATGCAGATTTACAAGGCGCTGGAACGCCAGAAAGCGATCAAGTTACCGCGCAAAGAATCCGGCAAATACATCCTCCACCAAAGCATCTTCGATTCCGAACACGATAAAAAAGGCGATGAATTTTTCAACATCAACTGGAGCGAAATAACGACAGAGCATGTTCTGACGTTACTATGTTGCTTTGCGACGGAATACAACAACGTTGCCAGCGCAGACTACATAAGGGCAATGGCTGGGGAAATTGATACCCATCAGGAACCATCGTTACTAAGCCCCCTGATTAATATAATTCGCGGTACCCATGCGCTGACACAAAAGCAAGTTCCGCAAGGATTGTTAACAGGAAAAGGAAATTTTTTTTAACCGACTATTTGTTTAAAAACGGAGATCGTTGTTTACCATTTCTCCGTTTTCTATCAAGAGGGGCAACCTCTTTAAGAGAGTCAAAATTGTTTCTCCTTCATCGCTATCGCTGATAACATCAGCTCAAAAAACGAAGGAGTTTTTCTATGTCTGACACTTCGACAAACGAAATTGTACCACACCTACCATTAATCTTCGAAAATGAAGCTAATGGGATTCTTCAGGATCTGGCCTGTACCCCATCGCTGATGGGGATGATGATGTTTGCGACAGAAGAGGAACTGAAAGCGGCACGAAGCCACATAATAGACGTATTTGAAGAGTGTTACCGAGCCGGACATTTACGCATTATGGGCTTTACTAATGAAGGACAGTTGTTCGGGTACGCCTTAATTTTTGGGCATCCATCAGGAAACTTACCATTGTACTGTCATAAAATTTATGTATATGAGCAATATCGTGGTAATGGACTTGGAAGTAAGATACTGGCAGAAATACTTGCATTTCCAAATGAAGTCGGATTGATTTGCCAGTCTGCTTTAGTTCCTTTTTATGAATCAGCGGGGATGCACTTTAAAGGGAATTACACTACTCCACCAGTCGCTAATTTCACAAAAACCCGAGGGATGTATGAGGGGCTTTGCGTGATGAGTACCAATAAGACGGACAAGATTAATGATATCCCCATCTTCATGTTAAATAATCGCGATATTGATACCATTATACAAGCTATGGTATCGGCAAAAAAATAACCCTACAGCTCCAAAATGCTGAAAAGATCACAAATGGTTTAATCTCCAAATGTTAAACATGATTACTTCTGCATAAAACTTTTTCAGCCCGGTCGAGTGCCGGGCATAAACTCGGAAAGTTTAATCAGCATTCAGAAGCAACGCATTATCTATGATGATCTGCTCCCATTCTTCGAATGCCCGGTCGCGGACGCCCTGGGGGACACTGTTTGTTTTGAAATCGACGACCGTCCGCCATTTCCCGTCCGGACGGTACATGCGCAGAGCTTTACTTCCCCCTTCCCTGCGCACCTCAACGTTATGCTTATCAGCAAACTCTTGTAATGCTCGTAGCGTCCCATGCTTTACTGTGTAGTATCGCTTTTTCAAGTTTTCTCTCCAGCCTGTGCCAAGGCTTCAACTTCCAAATCGTAAGACTCAAATTCATAGTCCTGGTCGTCAACTTCTTCAGGCACTGGCAGTAAATGCCAGGCTGAGTATATCTGACCATTATCAAAACGCTCCTGGCTGTAGAGCGTCGCGGCTATGAGTGTTAGAGCCGGGCGGTCATAACGGTAAATTTTGCGAACGTCACGGTCAACGAGACGACCGAAATTACCATAACCGCGCTCCAGTAATAATTTTTTAATTTCCGGCCAGTATGGACCATAGCTGCGGTACAGGCGGGGATTTTTCAGTAATCGCCCGCGTAGCCCTGACAGGAAGAAATCAACGTATTCGTCTTCTGTCTTTCCTAACAACGCCGTACGCAGCACCGCCTCAAGATATGTTTTATTCGGTTTTATTGTATCAGATAATGTGGCCATATTATGCGACGCCCGGCGAACCGGGCGCTCCTGTTATGCGTATTGTTGGATGACGGCCAGAACGTCCGCCACGTTGTGTTTTGTCTCGATAATCCACCAGTTACCCGGGAAATCGCTGTTCTTCGCCTTCGCTGGCAGCCAGCGAGCGCCGAATTTCGCCTTGATTGCGTCTTTCGCACGGAAAAGAACGCCTTTCATGCCTGAGGCTTCCTGAAGCCCAAATACCTCGCCAGCGGCGAATTTTGGTGCGTACATCATCTTCAGGTCGGCGGTGGATACGCGATAATTCAGACCAAGAGACTGAGCTATGCTGGTGGCATCACCCTGTATTGATGATAACTCTTCTTGTTTCTCGTTTCTGGCGGCAATTTCTTCCTCCGTGATGTTGCCAAGGGCCAGGTTTATCCGATCAGCGTCGGCCTGTTTCTCTTCATCGGTGCGCCCGGCAAGAACCGTGTTAATTCTCTGCAATATCTCAACATGATTCTTGCGCATGCTGAGTAATTCCGGCGTAACCTCGTTAAGGTCCACCAGCCCAAGGATGGCAAGGTCAGTAAACATTGATACCAGGTTGTAGGTCATGCGATAGCTGAGTTGGCCATAGGCTGATGGCAACTGCACCGCATCCATTTTATAGGCATCCATAAATTTAGAGCCGTCGTTTACGACATCCGCAATTGCCGGTGTGATTTTTCCTGTGGTGGCGGCCACCCTGATTGCTGTTACCCACGATTGAGTCAGCGCGGCGACTGCATGATTCAGATTGGCTTTCCGTTCTGCTGCAATGCGCGCACTTGCTGCGTCCATTGCCTGCTTGATCTCGTCTTTATTGCTGTAAATGCCAATGGTGCCAAACTGTGCTGTGGTGATCTCATAATCTGACGCCCGGAACTCATTGGTACCGAAAATGGCATTGGTGACTTCAAGTTCAGAATCCCCGTTACGAGTAGACCCCTGGCTTGTTTTTTCCGGCATTCTGGCGATCGCATCCGCTATTTTCTCCTGAATTGCTTCAGGGGATAGCGTATCTCCGTATGACGCGATTACATCGCCATAATTGGAGCCAAACAGTTCAACCAGGAATGCTTCTGCCGAACGGATCTGGCGGTTATTCCCTTCCGACATCATACCAAGCACCCATTTTGCAATTGACGACTTCAGCGCGCCGTCACGGCGATCCGGGTAAACCGCATGCTTCAGTGGGTCCGTATAGGTACCAACAAAATCAATGCTATAGCCTGACTCTGTAGTCTGAACGCCGTATGAGTCAGTGATTTTGATCATGCCGCGCTGCTGGAAACGGTAGAAATCGTCACAGGAAACGATGTCGTTAATCCCGGCGATGGAGACGCCACCACTGATTTTCTGCATAACAGCATCTTCATCGGGAGTTACATCAACCTGTTTATCCAGCGTCTTCACATCCCAGTTACCCGATTTGGTACCTTTGAAGGTAAAGATAATCTCCACGTCTGCGCGCTGGCTGTCGAAGTCCAGAGACTTAATGCGGACGATATCACCGGCACAATCATAGTATTGGCCTACACGCCATGAGCGATCGCCGATAACAAGGAACTCACTCGCATGGTTAACCAAGTCAGGATCAACATCCAGAATGCCTTTATTTATTGCATCCTCCACCAGCGGGCGCAGGCGTTTGATATCCGTCGCGGCCTTCTGAGTACGGTTCAATAATTTCTCATAGCGGGAGATGGCTTGAGAGATATTAGCCTTGCGCTGAATGGCGCTTTTCAACGACGCGCGATACTGTGCTAACAACGTACGGTCTGTGTGATGGACGCTACCCCAGCGGGCTTTCCAGTCTGCGTTATCAGCTGCTTTGGCCATTACCGCCTGTTTGAATTTGGCGACCTCGGTGGTGGTCTTTTCAAGTTCCGCTTTGCTTCGCTCTAATTCAGCGGTAAGCACCTCCACATCCTCACCAGCTGCGTGCTGCGCCTTGATGTAGTTCTGAAGGTCGATAGTAGCCTGTTCTTTCTGGCGAGCGCGTTGCGCGGCTTTCGCCTTATCCATTTGAACCTGCATCATTGCCAGACGTTCACCGTCATCCTTCGCGGTATACATCTGCATTTCGATCATATCATTGGCGTCGGCGTTCTCCATTTCTGACTTATCTGAACGGAGGATATCGGAGATCCAGCCTGCTTTACGCTTCAGCGTCTTCAGTCGGTATTCATCGAAAGAACCCTTGCCGCAGTAGTAGTGAACGCGAACGCTTGCACGGTTGGAGCCAACTCGGGCACCGCGACCGTTACGCTGTGCGATACTGGCTGGTGTCCATGGCAACGTCAGATGATGGATGTCAGTCGTTCCTCGATGCAGGTTGATACCGACCTCGGCCTTTTTGTTGCAGATGATGATCGGAGTCCGGCCCTCCTGGAAGTCGGCAGCAATCTTTTCCAGCCCGCCCAGCGACATTTCATTTTGCTGCGCGATATAGGCGTCATACAGAGCCATTTGCTCGTTGTATTTCGCTATCTGCGCATCTGTTGGTTCATCCGGTAGCTCTTTCGGCGGTTTAACAGCTTTCAGTTTCTGACCGGTTTTACCTGCCTCGGCAACCGTCTGAGCATTCAGGATCCCCACCTTTGAAGGTTCAAGGTTAAGAGCATTGCAGATAATGCGCTTGAGCTTCTGGTGCTGCGTTTTTTCATCGGTGAAGATGATTTGCTTACCTTCCGGGAAAAACTCCTTCAGCGTGGCAATCAGCTTCGCGTATTTGGGCGTAACGGGGTGAGTTACGGTCTGTTCGTCAATGCCAAACCTGGCCAGGCGCTTATTCACTTCCTGCTCGAACGCTTCCGGAACCTGCAACTGAATAAACTCGCCCTTATCTATCAGGGAGTATTGCGATTGCTGCGTGATTGAATCATCACTGTCGTCGTCTTCGCTGGTGGCTTGTTTAGGCAAACTGTCCGCCAGCTGCTGCACCGCATCGGCGTACTCCGGCAGGAAACGATAGGTGATCCGACGATAGTACAGGTCCATGTCAGTACATACGCGGTCCATATCCCTGATTATTGAGAAGATCGGACGGGCTTTCTCGTGCTCAATCACGCCGTCTTCATTGACCGAGGTCGTTACGCCATTGTTGGCTTTGGCCGCCGCTTCCGCCTGCTGACGCAATTCTTCATACGCCGCCAGTTGTTCTTCAGTAAGTGGTGCATCCTGCTGGTGTTCGTCCAGCTCCGGGATCTCCACGGTATCCTTAACGTCTTCCGCCGTTTTAAGCGTTACCCAGCGATGGAATATACCGCGCAGCGCATCAAGGTTTTCAAAGCCCACCAGCGCCATTTTTTCTTCAACTTCACCGCTGATTTTCTGTACCGTTTCCAGCCTGGTCTTGCCGAAGAATTTAACGAAGTCATCAGGACCGTAGATCCCCATCTTCTGCCAGTATTCCTTCGGCAGAACATGAGAAAGCATGTTGTATGCATCGATCGGGGTGTTAACGACTGGCGTTGCAGTCAGGAGAACCGGCCCGCGCCCGCCATTCTTTTTCATCAGGTACGCGTTTTTAATTGCCATATCCCGCGCCGATTGCGCCACCGCGCTGGTGGGCAGATAGGCCAGTTGTGACGCTTCGCGACCATTTTTATAGCTATTGCGGTAGTTGTGACCTTCGTCGGCGATCACACTATCGAAGCCCATATCCTCAAAGTACGGATACTTCTCTGCTTTTTCGGTGCCGGTATCTGAATACTCCGACAATACCCGGCGACGCGCGGCCTCTTTGCGGTGGGAGTCGGAGTCCATTGCGCTGGCTACGCGCCCGGCGGCAACGAAGTCATAAAGCATATCCTGTGCATGCTCATCTACGGTGTCATCACGTAGCGGAATGCGGGCGTATTGTTCTTTGGTAAACACGACTGCACGGTAATTTGAGTGCGGGATCGCGTTCATTCGCGCGGTGATAGTGGCTTCATCTGCCAGTTTAAGAGCATCACGCATAAGTGGAGTGCCATCAGTACCAAGGACAGGTTTACCGTTCTCATCGAGCACCGGCACCTGGCGAATCTGATCGCCATCCATCAGCACATCAAGACCGACGAACAGGTAGTTACTGAATGCCGCTTCACTCAGGAACTCTTTTGCTTCGTAATACCAGTTTTCCAGCACTGATTTAGGCACTACATAAGCAGTACGGGTGGAGCGACCGTTCTCATAGTTGAACGCCTCAAGCGCCAGCGCGGTCGTCGTTTTACCCAGCCCGGTGCCGAAGCCCAGGATGCCGCGCCCATCTTCAGACAGTCGTCGCACCTCGCTATTCTGGTAATCAAATGGCTGGCGCTTACCGCTTAATCCCTTCAACCCAAGCGGATCGCCAGAGTGTTCATACGGAATATTGCTATTGAAAACATCGTTGTATTTGGCAACCAGCTCATCGTAGCGATCGTGTGTCTTGATCCACTTATTGAACTGGTCCTCAAGCAGTGCCATCTGCTCGCGGTAGCCGTTCGCCGTCGCGCTATCTTTGCCACCGATACGCGCACCATTGAGATACTTTTCCAGCTGTGCCGGGAACCCGGTCGCGTTTTCACCTGATTTACGGTCCCACTCGTAGCGGATCTCGCCTGTTTCTTTATCCTTGCGCTGGACGACACCGTATCGGTGTCCGACGAACAGACCATCACCACCGTGATAGGTGTCAGAAACCATTTCGTCGCCTTCCAGCTGCACTGACTGCACATAGCGCAGATCCGGATAGCCGTTTTCCTGCAAAAACTCCAGAATGACGGAACGGTCGAACCAACGGCTATTGAGCTTAAAGCGGATATTCTCTGCTGGCGTCTTGATGCGCTTCTCTTCGATCGCTGCCAGCTGATTAAGGACGTTGTTCTTTACTGGACCGTCGGGGAGCGTGGCGAGGAATTCCTGTTTTGGAACCACTATCTCGTTAATGTCGCCGCTGGTGGCGCGGGCGAACGGAACAATCCCGCCATACGGCGAAACCGCAATACCTGGGGTGCTGGCCAATAAATTAAGCAACTCTTCATCACTGGCTGGCAGTTCGCCGGTAAACGCAAGGCGGAAATCATCGAGCTGGATTGGATCGCGGGTAAGATCGCTATAGAGATAACGCAAGGTGTCCTGATAGCTGGTGGAGTCATAACTTGCGCTGGAATCATGCGTAACCAGCTTTCCTGTCAGCTCGTCAGAAATAGTGCCATCCAGCTTAATTGCACCACGGAAAGCAAACCAGGCGCGCGCACCGCTTCCCGATAATTTAGCTATCGGACCGCGACCGGGGTTACCAAAACGGTCAATCTCTGCCTGCAAACGGGATACCAGAGAAAGGCGCTGCTGTTCGATTTGTTCAGCACTATGCCCGGCGGCCTTCATATCCTGATATTCAATTAACATCCGGCCAATCATTGCCCCGCGATACAAGCGTTCACGGTATTTTTCAGGCTGGCTGTTAATCCAGTCCACCAGCTGCACCATATCGTCGCTGATTGATGTGGTGTACTTATCGCGGACATTTGCCATCTGGGTAAATGTCATACCGAGACGGCCTTCTGTTGTAGTCAGGTTACGCTGAAGAGCCTCCCAGCTATCCGCGCCATAACTGGCAGCATCAATCTTAAGCTCCTTACCAGCATCAGCTTCAATCCAGCGACCACCAGCATATTTTTGCCATACGCCATTAATCAGGCGCATTTCCCCTTCATCAACAACGTCTGCTGTCGGTGACGGTTCAGCCATATCTAGCAAAGACCAGTCGATACGACTTTCGAAACGATGAATCAGCTTCGCTTTAAGAGCCTGGTTATCAATCTGCCCGTCGGCACGAACCTCAATACGCCCCTGGAAGCCCTTTTCCTGGGTACCATGAACAAACCGGCGGCCGTCCTTTTCAAACCACTTGCCAGAAATAAACGTTGGCCAAAGCACATTTGCCAATTCAAGAGTGCTTTCATCCACCAGGGGGATTTTCTCAGCCATCTCTGCCGGATGTTTGCGCATCAGCACCACATCTACGACCGTACTGGTCCCGTTTGCGTCAAAAGTACCGGTAGGCAAGCGGTGGGCACCAAGAAATTCAGCTTTCCGTGATAGGCGCAGGCGTAACCGCTTCATGTTTGAACCTGAAACAATGGACGGCGGCACAATCACGCACATGAATCCGCCTGGCTTTATCTTGTCCAGCATGCGGAGCATGAAGTAAGAACCCATGTCCGTTTCTTCTGCGTAAGGCTTATCGATGTTGCGTGTGTTATCACGACCACCGAACGGAACGTTACCCACAACATGGTCGAATGAATCGTTAGGCGTGCTTACAGCCAGCTGTTCGAACGGGGAAATCTGTACGCTGTCTTCCGGGTGTAACAGCTGGTTTATACGACCGGAAACACTGCTGATCTCAGTTGCGGTCATCACCGTACCAACCGGTTTTGTCTCATTAAAAACGCCGGTGCCCGCCGATGGTTCCAGAGTGTTACCTACGTCCGCGCCATAGAGCTTCATGATCTCCCAGACACCTTCAGCGATAGGCTTTGGTGTGTAATATTCGGAGACGGACCCGCCAATGCCGCCTTCACCGGTGTACCCAGCCAGGATCTGGCGCTGTTCATCTGTCAGTGTCGCGCCGTCCACCAGCGAATTAAGCAAATCTATCGCCTTCTGATTCGCCTCCCGGCGCAGTCGGTCATAGCTTTTGCCTTCCACCTTTTCCACGCCGTATTTAATCGGCGCTCGGTGAGATGTTATTGCCCTAATGTATTTCAATATTTCGCTGACACTTGAACAGCGAAACACCCCCATAGATAGCTTGTTCATTGGTAATCCTTAACAAGTGACTAGTGTTAAATTCCGTTCAAACACGATGCGAATTATTCTAATTAAGGTGCAATCTTGGCAGACAATAAAATCACGCTATCCTCGGTCAGGAAGGCGCTGGCGGGGGTTTTTAAAGACAACGGAGAACGGGACAACATCCTCCTGTCCGCGCTGGCTGTGCACGGCGGAAGTGGGTATTTGTTTTCTCGCGCAGGGGCACCGGTACAACTGTCCGGCTTCTTAGGCGGCAAACCGGGCGATAGTGGCATAGCTGGCGATGGGCTGGTGGACGGAAGTCGCTTTATCTTTGATGAAGTTCAACTGCCGGAAGACCGCTTGCAACGCTATCCGCTACTCGAAGAGATGGCGGTTTACAGCACGATCGCCACCGCGCTGAACATCCATATTACGCACGCGCTCTCTTTCGATAAGAAGACCGGACAAACCTTCTCTATCGTGCCGGTACATAACGGAAACGATAGTGACTATGACGCCGCGCAGGCGTTGTGTGACGAGCTGATGAACGACATCGGGCGAACCATCAACAAAGAGGTCGCCGGGTGGGCATTTATCATGTCTGTATTTGGGGTGGCTTATGTCAGGCCATACGCCAAAGAAGGCATAGGGATCACGTCTTTTGAGTGCTCCTATTACACCCTTCCGAGCTTCATCAAGGAGTTCGAGGTCAGCGGCAACCTGGCGGGATTTAGCGGCGATTATCTGAAGGACGCGTCAGGAAAAATGGTTTTCGCCGATCCGTGGGCCATTATCCCTATGAAAATCCCCTACTGGCGGCCTAAGTCAAACCTTATGCCTGTGCACACTGGCCATAAGGCTTACAGCTTGCTGGATAATCCGGAAGAGCGCACGCCGATTGAAACCCAGAATTACGGGACCAGCTTGCTCGAATACGCCTACGAGCCGTACATGAATCTGCGTTCGGCGATCCGCTCGCTGAAGGCAACGCGTTTTAATGCGTCGAAAATTGACCGAATCATCGGTCTGGCGATGAATAGTCTGGATCCGGTAAAAGCAGCCGATTATTCACGCACCATTACTCAGACGCTTAAACGAGCAGCTGACCTGATGGAAAAGCGCGCACGCGGCGCGAATAACATGCCTACGGTGACCAATACCCTGCTGCCTATTATGGGCGACGGCAAGGGACAGATGACTATTGATACCCAGACCATCCAGGCTGACATCAACGGCATTGAAGACATTCTCACCTATATGCGCCAACTGGCGGCAGCACTTGGCCTCGATTACACCCTCCTGGGGTGGGCAGATCAAATGTCCGGCGGGCTTGGTGAAGGTGGATTCCTGCGCACGGCAATTCAGGCCGCCATGCGCGCCTCATGGATCCAGCAGGGCGTAGAAGAGTTCATTCAGCGGGCTATCGATATTCATCTTGCTTTCAAGTACGGCAAGGTATACCCGGAAGGTGATCGCCCGTACAAAATCGAATTCCACTCCGTTAATACCGCTCTGCAACAAGAGCACAACGATAACCGCGACTCGCAGGCGAACTACGCCACCATCGTTACGCAAATCCTCGATGCCGTCAGCAATAACAGCGTCCTCGCTAATTCCGATGCATTCAAACGTTACCTGTTCAGCGATGTGCTGGAGATTGACGAAAAAATCTCTGAAGCACTGGTGAACGAACTGAAAGCGAAAAGCGAGGACGACGATCACCTGATGGATTCCATCATCAAAACACCGCCACAGGAACTGGCGCAAATCCTTGAATCGGTCTTTAAAGAGGGAAACGAGAATGACTGATGTTTTGAAAACGGTCACTGACCGCTTTTGTCTCTATAGCAATGCTAGAAAAGGTCGCCAGAACGGGCGACAGTATGTATTAAGCGCGGTAAAGACCATGCTTGAAAGCAAGGAAACTCAGGAAGGTTTACGCCTTGGTGAGCTTTTCGGCTATTACGGTCACGGTCGCCGACAGCTGACCGGCAAACTGGAAGTACCAGAAACCAGCGTGATCATGGTGGAAGGTCGCCCGGTCGTTATCGACAATGTTCCAGCTTGCCGCACAGTAGCTATATCCGTTGACGACAACGGCATCGTTACCCATACACAGGAAATTCTTAACACAGAGCCGGGTAAAATTGTCGCCGCGATGATCGAAAGCCGAGCTGGTGGCTGGAGCTGGGCCACTGGCGGGCGTGAGTCCGGGAAAATCGCTGTAACCACCAGCTTCCATGGTGTGGATTATGTGACAACGCCGAACTATATCAGTCTGGATCATCCTGCCAGCGCCGGAATGTTTGAAAGCGCGGATTCTAAATCTCTACTGGCAGAGTCCCTGGCGGCGCATGGGTACTCCGACGAGTCAGTGCAGGCAGTTATATCCCATTACGGCAAAATGGCTGAACTGGAAATGATGGTGGAGGCGACAGAGCGTACGGCAGAACTGGAAACCGCACTACTCGAAAGCCAGGGCCGCCACCTCGAAGCAATGGCCAAGATCGCAGATGCTGAAGCGCGAATCGCTTTGCTGGAGGAAACAGCGGGTATCCGCGATGATGTGCTGGCAGCAATGCAAGACGAACTGGATAACCTCCCGATCTTCGTCTCCGCCGCCCAAAAAGACGCATTCCGCCTCAAAGAACCTGGTGATGCAAAAATCGTTGCCACACTTTTCGAATCTCTGATCAAAGTTGGCGCACGCAACTTGCCTGTCACCAAGAAAATTAAGGAGGTTCCGCAAGCGGCTAACGTCCAGGCACCGCGTGAGACAAACATCATCACGTTTAATAATTCAATCAATCCATTTAAATAACCACCAAAAATAACCCCGGCGGCTGCCGGGGTTCTCGTTAACTATTATCGCTTTCGCCTGCGTGCCATATATTTGCGCACCGCGCGGCGTGGACAATCTGAAGCGGTTTCTTTCTGCTGCATCAATCTTGCAGCCATGCTCAAAAATGTCAGGCACAGCCGAAGCCCGGCATATAATAGCGGTTCCAGTGGCCACGTCTCATTGAGCACATATACCGCCATGAAAATCGAGTCGAACACTATCGCCGCCAGCGATAACTTCATTGTCGAAAGTCGGCGGAGCTGCCGGAGTTTATTCATTGACCAGCCCCGTCAGGCAAAGCTGGCGTTCTTTTCCACGGCGAATCTTTAACCCGGGCAGGGGGACGCCGTTACTGTTCACGAAATCAGGGAGATGGTTACACATATTCACCCATTCCCCTTTCTGCGCCCACTTGTGGATGGACGTTTCTACTCGCATGCCTCGCGCTTTGCTGTAGTAGGTCCGTAAACTATTGCATCCCATATTGAATGCCGCGCTTGTCATTGCGCTGAAGGCATTATCGGGCATGTCTTTGCCCCGGAAGTGCTGGTTAATACAGCGTTCAGCGATCAGGATATTCTTTTCCCAATCAGCGGCGATTTGCTGGTCGGTTTTTCGCACGCCAGGCGTTACCCCGTGTGTATTACCAATCCCGTCAGTCCATACACCCGCCGGGCACATGTATGGATCACGTCGGCAACCTTCAGCGTTTCCGATAAGCTCAAGCCCCGCCTGGTTGGTTCGCACATTGCCATTACCCATCACGATGGTAATCATCACCGCAATAGCGCAAATTGCACCGCCTCCTGCGGCTGTTTTTCCCTTCATAAAGACCTCATAAGCGAATTTTTTACGCTCCAGGACAAACACCCATTCACAGCCAATACCGACTGACTCGATCCCTTTAGAAGGCACAGGATAATGCAAATCACTTGTTAGCTATGTTTCAAAGATATACATTATTGCTCTAATTGATTTATTTTATTAGGTAAGATAAGTGGCACAACGCGGTGTAAACAAAGTCATCCTGATTGGTACCCTGGGGCAAGACCCGGAGATCAGGTATATACCAAATGGCGGCGCGGTCGGAAGACTCAGCATCGCAACGAATGAATCATGGCGCGACAAGCAAACGGGCCAACAGAAAGAGCAAACAGAATGGCATAAAGTCGTCTTGTTCGGAAAACTTGCTGAAATTGCGAGTGAGTATTTACGAAAAGGTTCTCAGGTATACATCGAAGGGAAACTTAAAACCCGTAAGTGGACAGATGACGCCGGTGTAGAACGTTACACGATGGAAATTATCGTCAGCCAGGGCGGCACCATGCAAATGATCGGCGCTCGCCGTGACGATTCACAGTCCTCAAATGGCTGGGGGCAATCAAACCAACCTCAAAACCACCAGCAATACAGTGGTGGCGGTAAACCTCAGAGCAACGCCAATAACGAACCTCCAATGGACTTTGACGACGATATTCCGTTTTAGGATTTACCTAAGACGTTTATGTAATTAATTATCTATCAGGCCCCTGTTAATACAGGGGATTTTTATTTCTAGTAACTATAAGAGGTGTTAATTATTAATTGACAATCTTTAGTGTTTCGCGCACCTTGCAAGTATCCAATATTTACTGATTGTGGATGCATAAAGAAGATCCACAGCGTTACAAATTTGTATTTCTTTCTTCAGCAATTAAGCAGGCGACTTGCTCTATCCTGCCCAAAGGAACACGTATGACACACTGCAAAGAAAATACTTGGTATGAGCGTCAAGGGTACAATACAACCCGCCCGAATGAGATAAGGTCGGAGTATGAACGTGATCTTTCCCGGTTAATCCACTCTTCCGCTTTTAGGAGATTACAATCGAAGACGCAGGTGTTGGGATTGGGCGAAAGCGATTTCTACCGTACGCGGTTAACTCACTCTATGGAAGTAGCGCAAATTGGCGGCGGTATCTTGTCTCAGTTGTCTAAGCACGATACAGATGAGGGGGGTAAATTCTTACCTGACCCAAGCCTGATGCAGGCTATCTGCCTTGCTCATGATATAGGACATCCCCCCTTCGGTCATGGTGGTGAGGTCGCACTAAACTACTGCATGAGATCCTATGGCGGCTTTGAAGGTAACGGGCAGACACTGCGTATACTCTCCAAACTGGATAAGTACACCGAAACCAATGGGCTGGATCCCACCCGTAGACTTATTTTAGGCGTACTGAAATATCCAGCAAGCTATTCAGAGGTCGTCAATGAGAGGGCTTACAGCCAGTTACAGCCAAGAAGCAATGAGTGGTTGTTTAAATCATCCGAATTTAAGCCCCCGAAATGTTACCTGGACTCTGAGGAGAACACTGTTAGATTCGCACTCCAACCTTTTGATAGTGGTGATGTTAAGTTATTCAAAACGGTAAAAACTACCGCGTTGAATAAGCACAAGAAAACAATATATAAAGCACTGGATACAACGATTATGGACTTGGCTGATGAGATATCCTACTCACTCCATGATCTTGAAGACGCAATTTCTCTGAAGATGATCGACAAAAAAATGTGGGAGGAGCACTTCGAGGACAAGTCCCATTTATTTGCAGCTTGCCAATGCGACTCGTTTAATCTAAAAGCCGATGATGTAGCTGAAAAACTGTTCGGCGAAAGTTATCTACGCAAGGAGTGCATAGGGACACTTGTTCATCTGATGATCACTAGCGTTAAGCTTGAAGTGCAGAACTCTGATTTCAAAAGTAAAATTTTACGCTATAAAGTGGCACTTCCTGCCGCGGTAGAAGAGTTACGTAAAGCCATTTTTGAGCTGGTTAAGAACAAAGTTATTCAGCACGAAAACGTCCAACTATTAGAGTTCAAAGGTCAGAAACTGATTGTGGAACTATTCAATGTACTGGCAAATGACCCAATACGTTTTCTCCCGACAGAAACCCGAAAGAAATATAATCAAGAGGAAGCAAAAGGTGATGATAAAAAAATGCGCGTCATTTGCGACTATGTTTCAGGCATGACAGATGATTACGCTACTAGACTGTATGAGAAAATATTTGTACCGAGAAAAGGCTCTATTTTTGATAGACTCTGATCTTTTTCTATTATATAGTACGTAGCCGGGTTCCAGAACCGCATAAAATTAGATCTGGATATAATTCATTTAATTATCTGTTATATGCCAAACATAACGGTATATAATAGTGGATTAGATGTTACAACTTGACGCAGAATAAATAGCTTTTATTGGCGCATGATGCAAACCCCGCAATGAAGCGGGGTTTTAACTGTGGTAAATGAGTTATAATCTTTTAATCAGGCTCTCAATATTAGTTGGTTCAAAGTAATGCTTATTAACCTCTCCATTTATGAGGAAACCGTCTTTTAGTAGTCGGTCTAGCTCACGCTCTGCTTCTTTGTTGAACATACCTGGATATATTCTCTTGTACAACTGAAATGTACCATTCATATTCCTGTAAGCATTCTCAGCAATTTCAATGGAGATTTCATTTCCGGCGTTAAATACAGGAATGAATATCTCAAGAATATCATTCTTTAACTTCTGTTTAAGTTTCTTTTTTTCAACAATATTAGAATAAAAGATACCTAAAAAAAATGTGCAGATACCAGGAAGCCAATTATTAACGAAAACCTCAGACAAAGCGTCCACTATCTTACTCCAGAGTTAAGATTGATTCTCATAACGCACAAACTCCGTTCAAGGCGATTTTTATATTACAAACTATACATAAACGCTGATCAATATCTCCAGATTTTGTGTGCCTGTGCATGAATATGCACTAATCATAATCGACCAGAACTTCCGTTAATCGCTAAACTCGAACGATTCTAGCCACATAGACGATCTGTTAGTATCTAATATACAAACTGATCCACATGATCACCCAAGTCATCGTCGTCGTCCTCATCGCCACCATCTACTGCTGGCCAATCAACAAACCAGCCAGCGTAAAGATGCAGCGTTCGGAGAACATCACTTGCGGGAGCATCAAGGGTGTTAACGAATCCCATATAGCTATTGGGATTTGCCCCAGCTATGGCTTCAGCGATCATGTCCTCGGTAATGTCACCGGAGATAATGCTTAAACGCCCGGAAACTTCTTCGTTATCATCAAATTCGATAATGGCATCTCCACCTAATGGCGCTGCGATTTTAATCTGCATTATTTAGCTCCTTTGCCACACCTAATAACAGTTCCAGCAATCCGTCACCATTCATCAGTGATGCGGCAGCGGCCTCTTTGTCATGATACAACTGAAGAGCCATAGAGAATACTTCCGTTGCTGACGTTTTGGAAATAGTCGGTGATTTCTGCCGAATTTTCTCGGTGTTACTTACTGAGGCTGGTGGGTATACCTTCGCCATATAAATATTACTCAATCGAGATCTGAAGCACCATTCAGGCTTGCCACGCCCACCGATATTAACGAAAGATGGTTTATCCCCTTCAACATTGGCCTTCAGGAATGACCGGGCTTTCTCTAACAAACCAGGGTTACTGTACTCAAGATGATGACCCAGCTCGTGCCACAGTGCACTTGCAGTTTCATCGTTCAAATTGACAGCAACAACACCATTAAGATTTGCATATGCCCTTCCCTGGTGGTGAACCACCTTTGATAAGGTCGAAATTTTACCGCCGGTCAGGCGATAAATATCAGCAAGTTCCTTGCGCAGGTCTATCCCACCATTCTGTCCAGCGCGGGCTTCTTCCACTTCTTCCGTGATAAAAGAGTCGGCCCACTCAAGAGCTTTTTCTTCAGATACGGATGAGTTTGCGATCGCACTGTTCATGGCAGATAACACTTTCTCGTGGACCGAACCCATACTTCGCTGATTCATTTGCCAGCGTGTCTGCGGGTTATATGAGAATCGCTTAAGTAGTTGGTCAAGCTGCTCAAGTTCTTCTTCACTGACATACTTTTTAGCCTCACCAATAATGCCAGGGAGAATATTGCCGTTAGGATTAAACGCTCGCGAAAGGAAGAGTTTCAGCGCCCCCATGCCCTCCGATGCTTCAATATCACCAATAACCCGGTTAACAATGGCCGCACTCTTCGGATTAGCATCCGCCAACGCTCTGGCTACGATTTGCAGGGACGATACGACCTCACGCTGCATATCCGTCCTGATCTCATCAATAAACTCTGGCGTTATGCCGTGCTCTTTAAGGATATCCCTGCCTTCCGCCGTTACCCCATCGATATCACCGACATGTTTATTAACCCGACTTTGCAATGCCTTAAATGCCTTCAGAATTCCACGGGCATCATCCGCTTTACTAACGGCCTTCCTGAATGCTGGCAAGAAGTCAGAGTTAACCTCATTTTGTTGATCGGCCCACTGAATGGAGGCTTCTTTCATCTCGTCCAGAGTCAGATCACCCAACGCGGTATGGTCTGTGAATATGAGCGACAACCTCTGAACCATTTCTGCCAATGGTGATGCCGAATGCGCCGCGCTAAGGAATGCTTTCACCCTGGTTGGGCGAATGGAAAACCAGTCAATAGCTGGTGGCATATCTCCGTTTTTTATCGCCTGCGCTATCTCGTCAAAGCCATCGCGCCCAAGGGAGGATGCGTGATTTAACAAGCCGCGAAGTAACGAATTGCTGATACCGAATAATCGGCACCATTTTTTCACGTCGGCAACAGGCATTCGAACAAAATGCGCAAGCACTTGAACAAGCTGTTCATCCTGGGGATCTGTACGGGAAAGCAGCCTGATCAGATGAATAATGTCTTTGATGCCGGATGCCCGATGTAATAGCAAGCTGGTATATGGAGCAACACCGTTGTAACTACCGCCAGAAGCTGACTCGAAAAGACCGCCAGATATCCCTTGCATACCTTCGTTTTCCAGTTCCTGAGATACTTGGCGAAGGATATCCTGTAACGACACATCGCCGCCGCCAAACATATCCCCGAGCGCCTGGCCCTGGTGCTGTAACTCATCATTGATACGTTGCGCCATCAACTTAAAGGCGGTGGCCATACGCTTCGCGCTACGGTTATTCGCGACGATGAACAACGCGAGTGCTTTCACTTCCGGGGCCGTTTCGCTGAACATATCCCCCTGAGCAATAACATCGGTAATATGCTGGCCTGACTCCTTCGATTGCCTTACCAGGTCTACCGCATCTTTCAATGCCGCCAGCGCCTTTTTATCGAGGCTATCCGCTGTCTCAATGCCATCAACAATAGTTGTCACAGCCTGCTTGTGCGCTTCTCCTGATAAAGCCTGCATCTGGACAAAATCATTGGCTGCCGCATTAAGCGCCGTCAGAACATTACGCATATCCGGATCAGGTTCTTCTGCAACCATCCTTACCAGGCGCGCATCCTTATATGCCTTGGCAAAGATCGCGTTTTGTATACGGTCAACAAGTTGCCGCGTTGGTCGCCCATCTTCCGTTACAAGGCCAGCAGCCTGTGTGGCACCAACTTGCGTCATGAATCCGCGAATAAACGCGTCATTACTGCGGCTAAGCAGATCTCCGCTTTCTGACGGATTAAACAGCGCCATCATCGCCGGTGTTATGCTGTCGGCATCAACAAAAGCCTTTTCACTGGCTGCCATTTCCTGAAGATCAGAAATATTTGAGTCCTTGGCAAACTGAACGCGGTCAACCTTAGTTAACCGGCGGCGCACCAGTACAGGAGCCGTCATTGATTCAACCTTTTCAGGTCGTATGCCGAATTCGGTCGCATGTTCAATCAGGTACTCACGATACCGATCCGCATTGCCGTCCTGATAGGCTTTAATGATTCCCATGGTCCGTCCATTACCTGACTCAACGGCATTGTCCTCACCAATTATCGGCGCGCCATGGCTGGATAAACCGGAATCGGTAAGCTGAGCAGGCCGCAAATCTTTGGATATCTGGTTAACCTGAAGAAGGCTGGATGCGCGGGTCCGGTCGCGCGGCTGAAGTTCCTGGGGATAGTCAGGATTAATTTTCCCATCCAGAGTATTGGATACCAAAAGAGCTGAGGCATCGACGATATCAAACGCTGTTTTTACCTCGTCTCCCTTCGCTGTCACCACATACGAAACCCGCCCATAATCGGGCAGGTTCTTAAGCAGCTCGATCAGCGTTTCTATGCTGGTGGCAATTACCACCTGATCGCTTAAGCTCATCCCTGTTACGCCTTATGCTGCCTCTTCAATGTTGGCGGCTATCCATGCCGCCGTGTGCTGTTTAACCTGGTCCAGGTCGATGTATGTGCCAACATATTGACTCAAGTCCTGCAAGGTACCGATAAATGCATCTGTGCTCTGATCGACGAATTTATCAGCCAGGAAATCAGCAACCAGTTTTGGCACACCATCATGTTCCGAAGGTTGTTTTTCCTCGCCACTACCACCGCCGGACGCGCCGTACCCCATCTGTTGCATGATCTGGTCAATTTCATCGCTGATATCCAGCAACTCCATGCCACTCGCGGTAGCAGCTTTGGACATCAGAGAATCCAACTTGTCGCTGAGGTCCATTAACTCAATAGCTGATAGTGTCATGCCGCTACCCCCGCTTTCTGGATTGCTACCAGCAGATCAGCCAGGTGGCGAGCAGCGCCATTAACCAGCTCTTCGTTTTCCTCAAAACGCCCGGCAGCCTGAAGGGCTGCAATCGCTTCCCGGACATTACCCCGGGCGTTACGGATCTCCGCCATGTCAGTGCTTTGCATATCCATCACGTTATTGAGATATTCAATGGCTTTATTAGCCTCTGCATCTGCTTCGCTAACCGTTTCATCAGGCTGTGCCGGGGCAGGTTCTGGCTGAGTAATCTCACCGACTTCGGCCTGCAATGCATTGATCATGCTCTGCACCATTTTCTCGGTGCCAGCGCCCCCCGGAAACGCAATATTGGGGAAAGTTTTTTGAAACTGAGTTTTCAGCATTACGCGGAACTCGTCTGGTGAGCTGGTGGCCAGCTCCAGAGCTTTTTGTGCATATTTGCCAAACGGACCATTAGTAAGTGTCTTCGCCAGGAAGTCGAAAGAATCCTCGCGAGGCAATAACTTCAGGTCGTACTCACTCATTTGCTGATCAGAAAGCGGGGTATCGTAAGTAGCAATGCCGTAGCGTGCATATTCATAATACGGGTCACCTTCATCAGGGCGCGGCAGAATTGCTTTGTTACCTTCAGGTATTGCGCCAGGGGCCGCCGGACGCATTTGCAGGGCATATCGATATGCACCTACAGAGACTTCTGGTTCAGGCGAAGAGCTACCGGTATCCTCCGCTGGTTCAGGTTCGACGTTTTCCGGTTTATGTTCTTCTGGTTGGACCAGGTATTCCGATACATTACCCGCTTTATAGGCTTTAAACAGCTTGCCGATCGCATCTGCCATGTCCACACCCTGTATGGATTTAGCCTTGATCATGTACACGCTGCCATCCGAATCGGTTAACTGGATATACCCTTCGCCGTCCTCAATGAATTGCTTCATTGATGCACCATTACTGAGCGTCACTTCCCCGTTCATATGCATACGATTTTTGATACTGGCAAGGCGATCCATCATCGCGCGAGAGTGTCCACCAGTCATCCCTGCAGGAGCAATGGTATCGCGCCCACCAGTGCGATTGAGCTGATCAATCTCCGTCTGCAAACGCTCATTCTCTTCATAAAGAGAATCCGCTTCCGATGCAACAGCGTTAATTTTCTGCTCCAGATCTGCCTTCTGCCCTTCTACCGCTGCCACCTGATCCACGAGGTCGCTCATGGCATCCTCTTTCTGGTCACTGTCAGCCTGTAGTTGGGTTATTTCATCAACAAGGGCTTTTTTCTTCTTCTGCGCACGCTGGAATTTTGCCGAGTTTTTCTCTGCAAGGTTGGCAAGTTTCATGGTGACCTGCGCCAGCGTCATATCACGTCCACTCATCGGAGCAACTGTGTGAGTAACGTCTTTTTTATTCAGTAAGAACTGGAAAGCAACCAGCGTATCGCTATTGGTGATCCGGTTTTCCGCTGTCGGGCTATGAAACAGAATGCTGATAGTCTGACCATCACTGAGCGGAATAATGGCTGGCAAGACCGGCAGCCCGTTAACGTTACGTGCCCGGCCAATTTCAGCGCCGCCGATCGCGCGCGCGCCGCTCTGGGCCACATCCCCCGTTTTATCACTCCCCGCAGAGATTCCGGTACCATTCAGCTTCTGGTTCAATGCCCGGACAAATGCCTGCATGGTCCGGTGTAACTGCAAACGAGTAGAACTAATCGCCTCCAGTAAATCCGTAGCACACCAGTGGATCGGCGTGTCATAGAAGAACGTAGCCTCGATTTCCTCCAGGGTGTTGGATTCCGTCATCAGATAGCGGTCCTCACCGGCCATTAATGCGCGATATTCATCATCAGTCACTGGCGGGGGAAGCACGTCAAGCCCAGGCTTGATCGTCACCCCTTTATTGATATTGAACTGTTCCATGTTAATTTCCTGCTTTCAGTTGCTTAAGACGGCGTTTGAGTTCGCCATTTCTGGCCTTTTCGTTATTGAGTCGGCCTGTCTCCTTATCCAGCTTCGCCCGCAAATCAGTGATCTGCTGTTGATTGAAAGACACCGAATTCTGCGCGGACTTATAAGCGGCAACCACCTGAGCATTCCGCTGTTTTGCTTCTTGCAGGCGCTGAAAGTTGGATTTAACTGCCGGTTTCTTGTCTACCGGATTGGCTACACGCTTCGCTTTGGCGATCAGTGATTTCTGGAATTTTGCGGAGTTTTTGCGGGCCGCCTGTCCCATGACGGTACCAAGCGTCTTGATATCCGGCGACTGAGCGTTAGGAATAGCTTTTCCATTCAGTTTCACAGACGATATATCGCCAGTATCGTTTACCTGTATGGCAAGGATTTGTCCGTCGTTAAGAACCAGCTTTGCGGTTTTAACTTTAACGCCATCTTTCGTTGTTGCGCGGTTGCTGGAGTCAACCTCAATTACCGTAACCCCGGTTTTATTGATCGCCGCGATAAGGGATTTCAGCCCCTTTTCATTAACCTGGTCAAAATCGACCGTTGCATACTTATTTTTCGTCATCTGACACATCCTGTGCGAGATTTATTACGTAACTTCTGCGGATTTGCTGAGTAACAGGGAAAATCCGATACAACGGGTTAATGAACGAGTCGCCATGCGTAACCATGACGTTGAAATGCCACAGTCGCTCTCCTTTACCCATATATTCAGTGGGTATGTACAACCATTCACTGTTTTCGCCCTGTTCAGCCGACGTCAGACAACGTTGTTCGCCTTCAATCACTGTCGTCGGCTTCTGAACATCGCGGATCCAATATCTGACCGTTGCGCCGCGCAAAAACGGGAATTTAGACCGGTATTTGAACGGCACCCGGATGAAACCCGGTTTAATTTCCACATCACCAAGTTCTAAATGCGTGATGTCCTTGCGTTTTAGCAAATAGCGATCGGCTAAGGCTAACGCAAGAACGCATACACCCCAGCCAATCATTTCCCGCCTCCCTTTTTCACCAAACTTGTAAGAACATTCAGAATGCTATCGATATTCACTCGTTTCATCCCTGAAATCACCTCATGACCGTTATTGCTGGCTATCGTTACCATTAAGTACGTAATTGATAACTCCCAGCCCTCGTGTTGCCCCAATAGGTACGCCACCGCGCCAGCTGTCACTGCAACAAAGATCTCCGTAACCAATCCCAACAAATTGCCAGACTGGCGACCGTCTCGGACATCCATCAGGAACGTGCCTATCCCACCAATTACTGAAAGCAGGAGCGCAATAGCAACTGGAGCTAATTCCTGTGTGTCAAGCACAAGTTCCCTCCTACGTTGTCAGGAGGTAATGGTATGCAAAGTAACTTCTCATCTGGTTGTTCATAATTTGCCAATACATTCGTAAATCAAGTGAAAAACCCATATTTTGGTTATTCTTAATACAAAATGGCTATTCCAACTACATATCAAAAAAGCAACCACATCCAAAAATGAGTTTCCCCACTGAACTTCTGCAAGACAAAAACCAACAAAACCACCTTTTATGGCAAGCAGCCATGCTTCAAGCCAATGTAAAAAACATGGCTTATAAGCTCCACGCCTAACTCCAGTAAGAAATAAATAGGTTCCACTAATAATGGACATTAAAAAAATCAAAATCTGCATAAGCTCCTCCCGGATCTAACAAAAATCAAGCAGGAACCTATTCAGATTGTTATTTCTGTGCATAACGCTTTGTTCTTTAAAATTCGCAGACTCATAAGAACAACGCATTAGAGTAAAAATCATGCTGATCGGCTATGTACGCGTATCAACAAATGAACAAAACACTGCTTTGCAACGAAATGCCCTTGAAAGCGCAGGATGTGAGCTAATTTTTGAGGATAAGGCGAGCGGCAAAAAGACTGAACGCCCTGGGCTAAAAAAGGTTTTGCGTATGCTTTCCAGAGGTGACACCCTGGTCGTATGGAAGTTAGATCGTCTTGGGCGCAGCATGCGTCACTTGGTTGTGCTGGTGGAAGAGCTGCGTGACAGAGGAATTAATTTCCGGAGTCTCACTGACTCTATCGACACCAGTACACCAATGGGGCGCTTTTTCTTTCACGTAATGGGGGCGCTGGCAGAAATGGAACGTGAGCTTATCGTTGAACGTACACGCGCTGGACTTGATGCAGCTCGCGCAGAAGGTCGTATAGGTGGGCGTCGGCCTAAATACCAAGAAGAAACATGGCAGCAAATGCGGCGATTGCTCGAGAAGGGCATCCCCCGTAAGCAGGTTGCAATCATCTATGATGTGGCTGTTTCCACGCTTTATAAGAAGTTTCCGGCGTCATCATTTCAATCCTAAACCTTGGTTTAAGAGAACTTGGCACAAGCGGTGAAAAGATCCCCCTGTTGAGCACGGCTAACACATGGAGCGCACGCCAGACTTTCAACGGTGGGATCACCGGGGCGCTGGCGGGGAACGCCGACACCGCGACGAAATTAAAAACAGCCAGAAACATTAATGGCGTCAGGTTCGATGGTTCGGCTGACATTAATATCAATACTCTGGTATCTCGCGGTCGCGTAACGGCCCTGGAGGCGAATGCACAGGGAACATCCGGGATTCAGCTGTATGAGGCATACAACAATGGCTACCCTTCCCCCTATGGCAATGTGCTTCACCTTAAAGGTGCCACCGCTGCTGGCGAAGGTGAGTTATTCATTGGCTGGAGTGGCACGAGCGGTGCCCATGCGCCCGTACATATCCGTTCGCGGCGGGATACTGATTCTGCCAACTGGTCTGAATGGGCGCAGGTCTATACGTCAAAAGATTCAATTCCCGGCGTCAATGCCAAAGGGAATCAGGACACCTCTGGTAATGCGGCTACAGCGACCAAGTTGCAGACAGCATGTACTATCAATGGCGTCTCGTTTGATGGTTCTAAAGATATTGAACTTAACCCACGGTCTATAGGCACAATCAACTCCACAACAATGTCTTTTAGTGGTGGTGCAGGATGGTTCAAGCTGGCAACTGTAACCATGCCGCAGGCAAGTTCTGTTGTTTCAATTACGTTGATTGGTGGCGCGGGATTTAACGTGGGGTCACCTCAACAGGCAGGTATATCTGAACTTGTTTTGCGTGCAGGTAACGGTAATCCGAAGGGGATTACTGGTGCTTTATGGCAGCGCACATCGGCAGGGTTTACAAATTTTGCGTGGGTCAATACTTCTGGTGACACTTACGATATTTACGTTGCTATTGGAAATTATGCGACTGGTGTAAATATTCAATGGGATTATACCAGTAATGCCAGCGTAACGATTCATACTTCACCAGCATATTCTGCTAATAAGCCGGAAGGATTAACGGACGGTTCTGTTTATTCGCTGTATATTTCGCCGCATGAACTTTATCCGGTTGGCGCACCGATCCCTTGGCCATCAGATACCGTTCCGTCTGGTTATGCCCTGATGCAGGGGCAGACTTTTGACAAATCTGCATACCCGAAACTTGCAGCCGCTTATCCGTCAGGTGCGATCCCTGATATGCGTAGCTGGACGATTAAGGGCAAGCCCGCCAGTGGTCGTGCAGTATTGTCTCAGGAACAGGACGGCATTAAATCGCACACCCACAGCGCCAGTGCATCCAGTACGGATTTGGGGACGAAAACCACATCGTCGTTTGATTACGGTACTAAAACGACCAGTTCATTTGATTACGGCACAAAAACTACGAATAGCGCTGGAAATCATTCACACAATATACCTGTTGGTCACACTGGCGCGGGGAATGGTGTATCAGCCGGTTATAACGCTGCGTTAGGTACTGGTACCACGTCGAGCGCAGGAGGGCATGCTCACAATGTATATATCGGTGCCCATAACCACACTATCGGCATTGGTGCTCATGCCCATTCTGTCATTATTGGTCCCCACGGACACACCATCACCGTTAACGCTACGGGTAACGAAGAAAACACCGTAAAAAACATCGCATTTAACTATATTGTGAGGCTTGCATAATGACATTCAGAATGAGTGAACAATCACGGACCATAAAAATTTATAATCTACTGGCTGGAACCAATGAGTTTATTGGTGAAGGTGATGCATACATTCCACCTCATACAGGTCTGCCTGCAAACAGTACCGATATTGCCCCGCCAGATATTCCGGCTGGCTTCGTGGCCGTTTTCAACAGTGATGAGGCATCGTGGAATCTCGTTGAAGACCATCGGGGAAAAACCGTCTATGACGTGGCTTCCGGCGACGCGTTATTTATTTCTGAACTTGGCCCATTACCGGAAAATGTCACCTGGTTATCCCCGGAAGGGGAGTTTCAGAAGTGGAACGGCACAGCCTGGGTGAAAGATGCAGAAGCAGAAAAACTGTTCCGGATCCGGAAGGCGGAAGAAACAAAAAACAGCCTGATGCAGATGGCCAGTGAGCATATTGCGCCACTTCAGGATGCCGTAGATTTGGATATTGCGACGGAGGAAGAGGCATCGTTACTGACTGCATGGAAGACATATCGGGTATTGTTGAATCGTGTTGATACAGCAGTAGCAGCGGATGTTGAGTGGCCAGTCGCCCCGCAATAAAAAGATAAAGCCATCGATAGAAATATTGATGGCTTTATGTACTCTATTTATACAATACAACACCGCTCTTTTTAGTAATATATGTGCAGTTCGATGGTATATCTTTATTTATAAAAGACATTGCACCTATTTTTACATTATCCCCAATTTTACGTGATAATCCAATGATGCAACAATTAGCTCCGATATCAACGTTATTACCAATTTTTACTCTTGAACCAGGCATGTCACCATCTATCTGTCCAATGGTAGTATTCTGCCGTAACACCAGATTTTCACCAGCATCAACAGCAAAATGAACAACAATTCCAGCATGATGGGGAATTGTTAACCCTTTTCCAATATTTGCGCCCAATCCAATTTCACAACCAAATTTGTTAATTATTTTACTGTTTAACTTTTTGGCTGCTTTCTTATGTAATTTATTACCATTAATATGCATTTCATTAGCCAATCTCCACCAGAAAAGAAAATTCCGATTGCGCTGCCTCTTCTCTCTTAATAGTCGCCAAACATCCATTTTTTCACGCCTGATGACTTCAGCCATCCAATAGCTCAATAGAGCTTTTGAATTCCCAAAGATGACAAAGTGAATAGCTATTAAGTAACATAACATATTGCAATTGCCTATATTTTTGGTTTCTATGGTTATATATCGACATTATAATTAAAACAATAAGCATCAGTGTGTTACTGCGTTCCTGCTAAACTAAACCAACGCACAATGTAAACACAAATATTAATTTTAAACTGAGCACTAAAGGGATGTCAATATTGTATTGATAATAAGTTGCAAGATTGCCACTACTTTCTATATTTTGGGATGCAATAATTTATATTTTATCTATTCAGTGTTTCTTTGGGCTTATTAAGGATGTCATTATTAATTTATGGCTTGCCATTTCTATACATATCTATTAAAAATTTTGATTTGTCTATTGAAAATAGATTTAATTGATTGGTTTAATTTTTACATGACGCTCTTTAATATAACTTCAGGTATATTAAAGCACATGCATTATATCCAGAGAAAATCAACAAAATTGTTAGCCCTTATTTGTTGGGCTTATAGATATTAATTAAGGCCCGATCCCGGGCCTTTCCTCATTCCGGTTTTTCTGGAAACGTTACTGGCAGGATGGAGGTATCTGTAGATTCGACTTTCTGCGCATATAGCATCCACTCGGTTAATTTCTGTTTATTCTCATCGGAAATGATGCCCAGCCGTAGCTGTGAGTCCCACAGTTGGGTTTTATCCCTGACAAGTTGCAACAGGCTTTGCTTTTCATTCTCTGCCTGCTGCCTCTGTTCTTCCTCGGTGTAAGTTCGCTTTATCACTACGCCATCTTTGAACATCCATTTACCCGAAATATCAGCCCGGCGATTTGCTGTAATATCAGGTAATTCAACGACGCTTGCGCCTTCCGGATTAATTGCTGAAACATCCTTTTCAATACAAATAATAACGCCGTTACGGTCATAGACCATTTTCAATGTGTCTGGCTGGAAATTCTTTTGTTCCTCATACCAGTTTTTTCCATCATCTGAATAAAGCCATTTGATGTTAAATTGCTTTGTTAGCTGGTATTGCTCTTTTGTTTTAGGGTTGCCAGCAGTAATTTTTTTTAAGTGCATCATCGTTAAATACTCCCCGCGTTATACCACGTCCCATTAATGCAATACTGAATTGGCCTTGCCTGAGTTGTATCAATTAATTCATCACGGTTTCCGTTAACTGAACCCGTAACGACATAACCTGACCTGTCAGACCAGCCGGGACCATTCCATGTCTGAACAGATGACAGACCGCCCAGGCGAATACCTGTAATAAACCTTGAGTTACATTCTGCCTGCGTATATGCACCAACATCCCCCGCAGAGGGTTTGCGGGTTGTGGTATAAAACTCTGACCAGTTAGCTTCAAAGCCATAACCATCACGCGCTGAACGATAAAAGATACCGCCGTTCTTATAATTCACGCGGAACTGTACAGCAGGGCAACTCCCCGCATTCATATTAAAGTGGAGGATTAATGTCGATGCACCACTGGTATCTGCATCATAAACACCGCTATTCCAGTTCCAGCCAACAGCTTTATCATTTGCAACCCTGCTTCCTGTTTGCCCTAAAGCAAATGCAGGCTGCTGGTTTTTCGTATTGTAGTCTCTTCGCCAGCCAGGAGCATAAGCATCACCATGATTAATATAAGTGAATTGAGCGTTAGTGATTCCGCCGCCGCTGGACGTACTCGGAGTAGTAACGCGTATGGTCATTGCGCCGCGAGTGCCAATAACTTCCACCACAGCACCTGCAAGACAAATATTTCCGCAACCTGTATCTGTAATGACCTTATTATTTGCATAAGCCCATGAGCCTTTGCACATCCAGTAAGGATGGTTAAATGCCCCCTGACTCTCCAGCCACGAAATAAATTGCGCAGTTGTCCAGACCTGACTATCGCCACCAATATCCACCCATGCGCTATATGCGCGGCAGGCACCAATATTTTTGGTGAAGGTATCTTTTCCCGGAATATCTGCGCCGTTCTGGTTTTTCTGTAATGCTCCTGCGGCTAATTCTACGGTTTGCTCAAGATTTAAATCTTCCGCCGTTAGCTCAATGTTTTTAGAACCATCAAACGAGACGCCATTGATAGTACATGCTGTCTGCAACTTGGTCGCTGTAGCCGCATTACCAGAGGTGTCCTGATTCCCTTTGGCATTGACGCCGGGAATTGAATCTTTTGACGTATAGACCTGCGCCCATTCAGACCAGTTGGCAGAATCAGTATCCCGCCGCGAACGGATATGTACGGGCGCATGGGCACCGCTCGTGCCACTCCAGCCAATGAATAACTCACCTTCGCCAGCAGCGGTGGCACCTTTAAGGTGAAGCACATTGCCATAGGGGGAAGGGTAGCCATTGTTGTATGCCTCATACAGCTGAATCCCGGATGTTCCCTGTGCATTCGCCTCCAGGGCCGTTACGCGACCGCGAGATACCAGAGTATTGATATTAATGTCAGCCGAACCATCGAACCTGACGCCATTAATGTTTCTGGCTGTTTTTAATTTCGTCGCGGTGTCGGCGTTCCCCGCCAGCGCCCCGGTGATCCCGCCGTTGAAAGTCTGGCGCGCACTCCATGTGTTAGCCGTGCTCAACAGGGGGATCTTTTCACCGCTGGTACCGAGTTCTCTTAAACCAAGGTATTGGATAACGGCTAGTGTGCTTGTTTTAGCCAGAATATCGCGACCGACTGACGTTAAATCAGTCTGCGCTACCGTATCCTTACCGGTGAAATAAGGCAGTTTGTTTGCACCAGTCGCAAGGCCAGCGAGCGCGGTTAAAGTTGCATCCAGAGGCTGTTTGCCTGCCAGCGCATTTGTCATTGTTGTCGCAAAGTTCGGGTCATTGCCAAGTGCTGCGGCAAGCTCATTCAGGGTATCAAGAGCTTCTGGTGATGAACCAACCAATGCGGATATGGCAGCTCTTACATAAGCGGTCGTAGCAATCTGCGTATTATTTGTGCCCTGTGCGGCGGTCGGCGCAGTAGGGACACCCGTTAATGCAGGGCTTGCCAAAGGCGCTTTGAGAGCCAAGGCATTGTTGATAGTTGTGCTGAAATTCTGGTCGTTATTGATCGCAGCCGCTATTTCTTTCAGCGTATCCAGTGTGCCAGGCGCACCGTTGATAAGTGCAGTTATAGCTGCCTTAACAAAGGCTGTATTTGCGATCTGCGTGCTGTTTGTACCTTGCGCTGCCGTCGGCGCGGTTGGCGTTCCTGTCAGACTCGGGCTTTCTATTGGCGCTTTGGTATCAGCAAGATCTTTTACAGACTTAACGGCTTTAGGGGTCGCCGCCATTGTTTCGCTGTCGCTGTTAGTTTCGCTACTGAGCTGAACTAATCCCTTTTGCGTTGTGCTTGCATCCTGCGCCGTATACTTGCTTTTTGCCAGATCGTAGGCTTTTTTAACCGCCAGCGAACTTGCAGCAACATCACTTCTGGTACTGGTTACAGAGTCTGAAATATCAATGCCGATCGTGCGGTTAATACGCTCGGATGTATCAATCATCTCCTGGGTAATGGCAGATACGCCAGCAGGGATATTCACCGTACAAACAAGCAGTTCCCCATCTCCCAACTGATATGAATCGGTATAGGTTCTGGTAACAAATTCAGCCGCATGAATATGTGACGCTGTATTAACCTGATAGGTATCCCCTCCAAGGAGATATCTTCCCTTCAGCACAATTGCATATTTCTTACCTGCGCTAAGTGCAAGAGAAATATCCTTACGATGCTGAATAGTTACCTGGTAGAATTCACCAATATCAACTGACGCAGCGCCAGCAGTTTTATCACCATCCACTGAGGTGATTAACAGGTTCATCCCACCGCCAGGCTTAGGTAAGAAACCGGCATAAAATCCCGGGTCAACAATCCCCCTGAATTTTCGGTTTAGCGCGGCTGACAGATATGGTTCGTGGTATTGCACATCAGCCACCAGAGCCAACGACTCGGGTGATGGGTAAGTAACCGATGTAACAACTGTAACGTCATTCATCAAGCATATCCTTATGCTGTAGTCGTGTTTATGGCCATAACTGCGGTATATGTTTTGCCCACATACAGCGAGTCTTCCTGGACACAAATAATGGCGATTGGCTTGTTCTCGTTATCCAGTACAACCAGAGTGTTGAATGGGTAGTTTTTCCCTTCCTGCAACTGGCTTTGATCAAGGTCCATTCGGACAGTAATTATCCCACCTGAGTAGGTTGGCACGAGGTTGATGGTGCAAAATTGACTGGTTAGTTCTGCCAGATCGAAAGCCTTTGGCAGTTCTCCAATCTCATAAGTGCCATCTCCTTTCTTAGTAACCAGCGAACTGGTACCGAAAACGGCCTTGCTGATTAAAAATCGAGAGCCTTTGTTAATGGACGATTCAGCGCGCCGCTGATAGTAATAGTCCAACAACTGACTCTTATAGAGGTTTGTTGAGACGTCAGACATGATTTTCCCTAATCAATGTTGTGAAGCCTCATTGTAAGATAAGTAACTTGTCACCCCGCCCTGCGGACGGGGTGATTGTCAGGCATCGCTATCCAGCAGCAAATCATCTGCGCGGGTGCGATCAAACGTAGGCGTCGATTTCACAATAGTGCCGCCCGGCGTTGCAGTGATCGGGGCGCTAATCGAGGTAACTCCAGTAAGCGAAGTTGTATCCGAAGTTTCAAACCAGCAGTACGCTTTTTCGGTATCAGAAATCTCGTTCAAAGTGATCATGTCGGCGTGTTCATTTACAACAACCGACAAATAGAGCGTAAGCCCATCAAACACTATATGCAGTGGCAGTAGAGGCTTTACGAACTGATTAAACTTTCTGAGAATTTCTTCTGTAATTGCGGACTGATCTATCGTGCCAGTAATCCCCATTGTCCGGGCCAGGTCGTTTATGGGAATACTGATCATCCCTCTGGAAGTCAGAAACATCTCGCCGAATGTGCCGCCGGTAGTCTCCAGTGTGCTTTCTGGTATTAGAACCGTGCCATAGGGATGACGCTCAAGGTCCACCGGTGCATATATCGGATCCCATAAAACAGAAATACCGTTAAATTCGCGGTAAATTGTCTGGTTTATAGGGCGTTCAGTCCCCTTAAAGTGAATCTCATCAAGACGCTGTTGTAACAACATCGGAACGGAAGATGAGTTCGACGTTCTGATAGTAAAGAACTGGCCAAGTTCATTTGTCCTGGTCTCCAGATCCTCCTTGCTCATGGAAAAAATAGACTTCCGGTTGGTAATTCTCTCCAACCATGGGTCAACAAAGGTATCCATCATTGACTGAACCAAATCAGCTAATGATTTATAGAGCAATGACTTTTGCTTAGCTGATGTAAGCCGGTTATTAAACCAGGAACGCTGCATCACTCCTCCTCATACGAAATATTAAAGGTGGAGTTTTCTGTATCCAGATAAACGAAATCGTAAAAGCCGTTGGACTCATTCCACTCGACAAATTCCAGATAAAAGTCGCGGAAATAACCCAGCGTTTCGATAAACGCCCAAACGTCTTTTTTCTTAATCAGGATGTACTTTCCGACGCGGTTCGGATCAAAGAAAGTTGAGTCGCGCCCAAATTTTGTTTCCAGTGCCGACTTCAGCTCATCGGTCACATTCTCAATGGTCAGGCTTGCCGATATCCGTCCGGTGATGGTTATCTTAAATGGTAGTTTTCTGACCTCTTTATAAGAGAATTTCTTGTTCAGTTCATTCGGTACCTTCTTAAAGGCAGTCAGGATCATTTCTTCAAGCTCTGACTGGCTTTTATTTGGATGCCATCCTGAAATAAATATCTTATTGATATTCTGAACATTATAAGCACCATCTAATTTCTCTTGCTGGCCTTCGCCCCATGCCTTTACCCAGGACAGCCCCGGGATGTTACGAACCAGAAAATACGTATAGTCCCCGCCCCATACGACCTGATCATCATAGGCAAGGTAATATTGTGCACGGTTACGTGTGATCTCCGTTGTTTCAGCATCGGTACCTGCGGTTATAGGTGTCGTTGTCTTAACTGAAATCAAATTAGCTAAATTAGCCGCAGAATCGACAGGCGTCAGGTTTTGGCCAGCAACCAGGGTTATATCGCCGTTGGTGCACCATACCTTAAGCGTAATTGTCGAGCCTTCTGGCGGTATTTGCCCAATTAGCCCATCGCCGAATCGAACCCCCAACTGCTCGGATGGTTTATAAAACTCAACGTAGACCTGGCTTTTACTACCGGCTAACCGGAACATAGTGCTGGAAGACCACTGCGTGGTCTTACCATCGGTCGTCACGAATACTTCCAGCTTATAGCAGACAGCAGTGAGAGCCTTTGATAACACGACTTCCAGAAATTCTTTGGCTGCCGTAACGGTATATGTCACCTCCTGGATTTCCAACTGTGCCACTTCTACCGTACCGGTGCCGTCAACCAACCTGCATACATCCATAGTCATGTAAGGGTACTGGTCGTCAGATATTAAAGGCATGTTTTTGGGGATTACCGCTGGGGCATCTTCACTTGTGGCGGTGATCTCAATCATCCCCGATGACGGTGTTGGCTTGGTACCAACGTAACTATTCGTTTCTGCCGCTGCCAGGATAGAGGAACGCCGCGTCGCGGTCGATATAAAGCCTTCAGCCAGCGCCGCATCGGCATACTGAAAGCACCTGTAGACAATCTGGGTAATAAACAATGTCAGCATCGAGACAAATTGAGAGCCGACAAACTTCGACCAGAATGAATCTTTCTCGACAAGCTCTTCAAACTCTGCACGAATACTGTCTTTAGTCGGTGTTGTTTTACTCATAGCACCACGTCCTGTGTGATAGTTATATCCCTGATACGAATGGATATTTTCAACTTATCAAAAGCATCTCCCTCGGCTACTGACAAGCCAGAAATCGGTATGTCAGGTAAATCTACCGTCAGTTTTTGCAACAGCATTGCCTCAACCGCAATTTGAACATGCGACAAGTTGGTCGGTTCGTGTTTAAACTGCGGTAAAACATTGCCCCATGACGGATCTCCGTATACCTCACCCTGATAAGTGTTCAGCCACTCATATAAACGAGCGCCCCAGGCCTCCTCCTGGGACTCATACGTTTTTACGCCGGATAACTCCAGCGTCAGTAAAGGATCAATTTCGTTATTGTTGGCCATCAATCAACTCTCGCGTAGTCATTCATCAACGGATCATCAATTGACAGTGGCACCGTGCGCATAACGCCCGGTTGAGGCGTGCTGACCTTTACGACAGTTCCCTGGCCTTTCGCCGAGTCTTTAGTGTGCTCTTCAATCCTGGCAAGCAATGAGGTCATCTGCGCAAACAGCCGCTTCGTTTCACCATCAAGTGAAACGGTATTATCAGCCAACTGCATTGTCGGCTTGGCACCGGAGCCGCCAAGGTCACTAATAACCTGTCCGTCTATCTGCATACGACCGGTTGGTTGCTGCAAATCGTTGGCGGCAGTCGTCACCTGGGACGTGGAGGCTGGTTGAGGAGAATTATTTGAGCGCATTCCCCGGGCATTAATGAGTTTGTCATACAGCCCATCAATCCCCATTTGTGCACCGAGTTGGTCAAAGTAACTTGAGTTGTTTGCTACCGGACGTGCCTCTTCAACTGGCATAGGTGTATCAACATACACATTGCCAGCTGCCGTTGCGGTTCCCCTTCCTCGTGCACGTTCTTCGAGGGTTCCCTGAACGACTTCCCGACGCATCCCCCGGCCATTCATGAATTTGTTGACCAGATCGTTAACGCCAACAGCATTGCCGATTTTGTCTACCAGACCGCCTTTCTCAAACGGGCTATCACCAGGGGTAAACGCCAGGCCAGTAGACTGATCGATAACGGCGTTATCAGGCAGTGGTCCCCTCACTCCATATTGCGCCCCACCCTGTGCTCCTGCTCCAGGTGTATAGATTTCACCACCCAAATAGCGAGCACGATGAGTATTGACCTTGATCGCGTACTCACGGTTTTCTTTCGATAAGTCACCTGTGCCTTTTTTCCACTTATTGATAGTGCCAAACCCAGCGTTATATGCAGTGATGGCCTCGTTTAAGTCTCCATTGGCTTGCTTCAGATACTTGCTCATGAGAAGAGCCGCAGCTTCTGCCGATTTCACAGGATCAAATGCATCCGGTTCCGATATCCCTGTCTCTTTACGAGCAATACTCGTGAACTGGAACATCCCGAGTGCGCCACCACTTAACTTTCCATCTGGTGATCTTGTAAGCGGAGACTTTGCGTTAGGATCCCCTCCTGATTCAGTTGCAGCAATCGCGTAAAGAGTGCCTTCTGGAAGACCATATTTATTCTCTAGTTCAGCAAAATATGGAGCCAACTTATCGAGATTTGCCTTACCTTCAGCGCCAAGACTTCCTACTTTTACATCCAAGTTGCCATTGTTGTAGGTATCCGCAGCTTTCTGAATATCATTCCTGGTTCCAGTAGTATTACGCGACGATGATGACGAGCTATTTTGACCAATGGCTTTATCAATTTTCTGCAACGCGCGATTGCCCGTTTCTACGGCATTTGCATTGATAATCTGATTAGCAGTTTCTTTAACTGTTTTATTGCTATCTTTCGCCGTATCTAAGGATGCATTTACAACACGAGTGACAATATTAGCCTTTTTAGGGGTATATTCAGTCTTAGGAGCATTGCCCTCCTGACGTTCTTTAGCAGGTGTTTTTAATTCAGGTGTAACCTCTTTCGCATCCGCTTTATTGACTAGCTTTGATGCAACCCAGGCCACAGGGGTGCTCTGAACAGCGGCATCAGCAACCTCACCTGAAAGCTCTTTTGCGGCACTCCATAGATTACTGCCAGCCTCTTTAATGTATTTCCCCGGGTTCTTAATGAAATCAATTGCACTATCAATTGCATCACTGAAAACCTTTTTCAGGTTATCGACAGTAAAGAAGTCTTTGATGGCGTCTAATTTTTCGTTCAGACTCTTGGTTGTGTCACTGAACCAGGCTGAAATAGCATCGCCAATCTTGGCTGTGTAATCGTTGAATGTTGTGGATATGGTGTCACCAAGGTTAGAAATGTATGTTTCTAAATTGGTAATCCCACTATCAATGGCCTGTGCAATACTTTCCGTCGAAAATGATTGCAACATATTGCCGATATCCTCAAATCCAAGTGATTTGAGAACGCCACCAATGGCACTGCTAATACCAGATACCAGTCCTCCCATATCGAGAACGTTAGCCAGTGTATAAGCCGCTTTTTGCTGAAAAGATGGATCTTCCCCATCCTTAAGCCCAAAGGTCCGACGTTGTGCTTCTGTATCATTCCAACCGGTTACCGCATCATAGATACCTCCAACCACCGTGCCGACTAGCGGAATTGCGCGTAAAACCCCCTTTGCAAGTGCCTTAACACCTAGTTTCCCCAATCCCTTAGTTGCAAGTTTTCCGGCACCGCGAGTAGCCAATTCGCCAGCTTCTTTGGCAGCAGCTTTTTTCCCACCAAAGCCCAATAAGCTTGCAACTTTTTTTATACCTAAAGCGCCTAGTGCCATCGAGCCAACTTTCTTTAGTGCCCCACGGCCAAAAATGAGGGAAGCAATACCACCGGCCCCCTTCCCTAACAGGCTAAATAATTTGGACAGCAAGCCGCCCTTCTTTTTCCCGGTGTTTTTGGCTATCTGATCAAGGGCGCTGAGAATCTTGTCATTGCCCTCTTTAATTTCGCTGGTCTGATCCTGAAGTTCCTGAACCGTCCGTTTTTGGGTGTTAACCTGAACGACATCGGCACTACTTTGCGATTTACGCCTAAAAAAACCTTTTTTACGGCTGTTATCGTCATTGCCACGAATCACATCGGCAATAGACTTTCTGGCACCATTAAGCGATCCGCCAACTTCTTTTGATATCCCGCCAAGCTCTTTTCCCGCTGCCCACAATGGGCCAGCAACGGCATAACCTAAAGCATCGACGGCACGAGTCTCTGAAGGGTTACCTATACCTTCAGCTACTTTTGACAGTTTTTTTAATAAACCTGATTCAGCATTTAGACGCTCATCATCCTCTTTGCGCCTGGTCTTTTCAGCGCGTTCAGCACGGGCATCTTCCGCTGCGGCCTTACTCCCTGACTTTCCAATAAAACGACCACGCGCATCGCGTTGGTTTTGGCTTTTTTGCGTACCGCCTTTTTGACCGAACATTTCGCGGGCGTGTTCGGCTGCTTCGGTCCGTTGCGCCTTTACATCTTCTGTTATAGCCTTCCTGCCTCGTTTTTTACCCTTTCGCGTAGTTGATTTGGCCTGCGGTTCCTGTAGAGCAACATCCTCCTGAACTACACGAGGAACGTCCCCTAAATTAAGCCGTTTCATTGCCTCAACAATAGGGTCCACTGATGGCGCATTGGCCACAAAGTCTGGCCGGGAATTTTCGATTGTGCGATTTAATGCCGACACACTGCGAGAGACAGGATCAACAGTTGCAACGCGTCCCCCTTTCAAATCTTCAACAGCTTCCCGGATACCTGCAAGCTCTTCCAGCTCTTTTGCGCTGGCGGTTTCAACTGTCCTTATAACATCGTCAATGTTGGCGTTTTTTCTTTCCATGATCTTATCGCCTACCGTTTCGGTTTAAGTTTTTCTTCCAGTTTCTCCAACAGGAAAAACGCATAGGATTCAGTAAGCCTTTCAGCGTCCTGAATCGGTATACCCCCATACAAAACCAGGTTGGACACTAAGGTCTGATAGCTTTTCAATCCCCACCTGTGGAATGAAGTCGGTAGCCCGAAAGGGCACCCACAGACGGGTATATGCACCCTCTGTGGACTCCTTTTTATCCTGATTTGGGCATTTATGCGGCGGGAGACGAAGACGCATTTCACCTTTATCGATGTAGCACGGTAAACCATGTTCGAGCTTTTCATGAGCCAGTCGGATGTGTGCCGCCAGCTTCATAAATTCAGTATCAATGGCCATCCGTTTAATCGTTTCATAACGACGCTCAGCCTGATCTTCACGAGTACCGCTAACATCGTTATAAAGCTCACACTGATAAGCGAATTCCCAAAAACGCAAATCAACGATCGCTTCTTTGAATTCCGCGTCGTCTTCAGGTGGCAATGCTGCACGGCGCATCTCCAGCATTTCCATTGCCCAACCATCAAGCGGCACGATACGCCATTGATAAGGTACTCCCTCTACAGACACCTCAATATCGTCAATGAAAGGTTCCACTTCCAGGACCTGGATATCTTCAGCCAGAGCATTCATATCACAATCGTAATAATGCTCTTTACCACAATGTTTACAGGTGTAGGTGAATGTCTCGACCGGTGTTTCACGGGAGCCGGTAAATATCCACCATAACGCGGTAATCCGGTCCTGCGCCGTCCATGTCAGGGGATCATGTTTCGCGGGTTCAGCCAGCAAGGCTTTTAAATACGCCGTTGTCTGTTGTTCTTGTTCCTCCGGTGTTATCGAGTTGAAACGCATCGCATCAGCAATATTTGGCTGACGGAACTGGATCAATTCAGTTGGCCGCGATGGTAGCGGGAAAAGAGGTAAAAGCATCCTTGCTCCTTAATTCAAAGAGAAAAGCTAAAGCCCAGAAGGGAAGCCAAAGAACTTGAGGATTGGTTAAACGTGCTGTGCAATGCGAAGGTCATTGGGAATGACTTAAATTCAGTAACCTGATCTCGCGCATAGGTGACATCGCCGGTAGTGACCGGGAATACCGTCATCTCATTTTCCAGTTTGGTTAAACCGGAAGACAGTAACCGATAAATACGCACATTGAGCAAATATTTAGACGGTATATTCCCGGTACCGTCCGGATTGATCACCCGACTTTTTGCCGTCTTAAACCAGTCCAAAACGAGGCCATCAACGGTATCCCTGACCATCATTGTTATCTGCCCAGGCGAACGCTCCGTTGGTTGAAGGATATTCCCTCCGCCGATTTTAATCGTTTCATATTCGATGCTGTAATCGTGGTAGGTAATATCTTTGGCAAAGAAGTCTGCCCCCTCCAGTCCATCAACTTCGACAGAGAACTGCCATCCTTGCGCGAACAACATTTTGTTCATGATGATTGACGTCAGCTTACCAACTTCCCGCTCACCAACGCCGGAGCCAAATAATGTCGTCGTTAATGCCGAAGATACATAAGACTTTACTGATGCAACATTAAGTCCCATATCAACGACCTCACTTCAACATGGATGAGAAAAGAACAATACCCGGGATAATTGCCCTTGTTGCGCTCATTTTCTCTTCCAGATCCAGCTTCCGCTGATACAGCGTGTTCTCGTCGGATAAATTGCTGGCATCGAGTTTCCCCGCGATAGATATTCTTCGCAGGCGATCAGTGTTAGGTATCGCGATTAACACTTCCAGATAGTCAGAAAGTAACCCAATGATTTCAGGTGGCACTTCCCCATTATCCAGATCCATATCACGTAAATTAGCCAGATATGACACATTCAGCGGGTATACCGCTCGATGAGTATCTTCAAGCTCGATATTCCCATCGTAAACATCTGAGTAGACAAGATCGCCGGTGTGATCTGTAACCGATACGAGCGCAAGAAAATCAGCTGGACAAGCAAGTGATTTACAGGTCTGATCAGTGAAGCGTATCCGCTTGATGTGCCCCGCCCTATCCTGGTAGGTTCCCAATGCTTTTCTTAGCAGGGATTCCAGCAAAGCAGGTTCATCCGCAATCAAAGGTGTGAAGCGGGATTTGACGTCTTCGAGTAATTGTCGTGGTGTCATTGAAACCTCGTAGAATCTGGTGTGTTACCCGATTCTACGAGTTGTCATTTGTTACCGGTCAGTCTACACATTTCAGATGCTGCGTTAAAAAACCCAAGTACTTCAAGTAGCACATCGTCATCAACACCCAGCCCCAAGATACGGTGATAAAATTCAAGCCTTAAGAGGCTTTGTGTATGTTCGTGTAATCCATCCAGTAATAAACTCGTCCCCTGATTTAACCTGCACGAAAAGCCATTGGCGATCTTTTTTATCTAAAACAGCCACTATAGTATTTTTGCCAATGCATTCAATCACCTCACTATTTATAGAAGGACTGACGTGTAATCTTACGTTCTCACCAGTTATAAAACGAAAACCATTGAGATCTTCCCAACTAATTTCTTTGTTTTCTTTAATTAATTGTTGTTTTGATATTGGTTTATCCTCAAACAGAGATATAAAATATGATTCTGCCTTGTGTATTCCCAGCAAGGTTTTCTCTTTTCCGTAATCAATAAAAGCACCAAACACAACTTGAGAAAATATAACCATTAGTAACCATTGCAGTGGATAAGGAAGCTCTTTAAATGAATCAACAAACTTTGAGCTAGGTTTATTTAATCCTTTATTTTGAACATTACTTTTGGTGTGTGATGTTTCAGTAGCACCTTCAGCATAAGCCTGCGCAATAGATGAAATCCCCTGCTCTATTATTTGATGTAATGAAGCATTTCTTGTTCTAGCATAGTGATCTAGTACTTTCTTTATGTCTTGGCTTACATCTGTTTTATAACTTGCACTTTGTTGTAATTCTTTAAGTATCGCTTGCATGTTATTTAAACCAGCTTGCTTATTAAGCACCTCAAGCTGTTTTCGTAATGGCATAGCTATTTCGGCCTGTTTCCTTAGCATTTGAATATATCTATTTGCGTCATGAGGGAAAAGAGCCTGAGTCTGTTTCTGTAAAATCGCGATATGTTCACGATACTTGCTGCCTATTCCAGCCAAGTTCGGCATACTAGCCAATTGTTTTCGAAGAGAGTTACTAATTACAGCTTGTCTATTCAATCTTGTCATATTTTGAAAAGAATGTTTTTCTATTCCTAATTGTTTTTGCAAGATCGCTACGTGATCTTTGTATGATGGAATGAGCACTGACTGTTTATACAGTAACTTCAACTCATTAGAATTAGTAATTTTTGTCATATTATTCCATTTATATAATAGAATATTACGCAACCAATGTTTTATTGATTGCGTTAATCTTTAACACAGAAAGATCATTTGCCTCGTTTAATACATCCATCCATTTTGGCTTGTTGATACAACTTACTTAGCCCAGAAAGAGGGAATGTAGCAATTTTTTCATTATCAACATAAGCATCAATCATATTAGCATTTGAATCTGCTGCATCTTGCCAAAAGGCATACCACCAAGAATCTCCAACCATTGATCCAAGATTGCTAAAAGGATATTGCTCACCATCTATAGTTAATACTATTTTATTCTTGTCAGCATTATACTCTTTTTTATTATTCGACGAACTTAGCAACAAGCCTAAACTACCTGCACTATCTGGTGAACCATACATGAATCCCATATCACATAAAAAACTTATCTTATCACCATTATGATTATGGATTGTATATTCTCTCCCCCCTCTCTCTTCAATTACATTCCATTGTAGAGGATCAATTTTTGCAAATGTTCCTGCTGAAACTAACGATACAAATAATAAAAACCATCTCATATTCATTCTTTTCGCTTCTTATCTGTAATTATTCTGCAATATCATTTGCCCATTGCACGGCAGCAAAATGAGTACCCAAACCACTCAGGAAAGCAATTACCCCCAAAACAATACTTGCTGCTGTTGATTCAAACAAAGTACCAATACTATAGCCAATAGCTCCCCATACTAAGCTAAATACAATCATCAATGGTATTGCCAGAAATTTTATTCTTAAACTAAAAATCAGTCCAAGAAAAGAACCGCCAAAGGCCCACCATGATTTAGACATTAAACCTATCAGTATTGACAGAATTCCTATTTCAATAAAGAGAATATTAGATTGCTCTTCATTGAATTTCGCATTTGTTACACCTTTACGAACATGTTCAGATGACATGATTAACTATCTCCTGCCACAGATAAAACGCCTTAAAATAACATTTTGTAGCATAAAGTTTCACCATGCAATGGTCAAAATCTTTGACCCATATCAATTAAACTCATACATTTTAGTTACCAGGGAAATAATTTACATGGTTGCAAGTTGCTCTAATTATTTTATTTTTTTAGCTTCATATGCTACATTAACTTGCTTGCGTGCTAATGCATTTTCGGTTTATCCTAAACAGGCATCTTAGTAAAACGGATGCCGGGATTGGAACCCCGGATAATGCAAAAGGCGACACAGACGCCAAAAGCGTCTTTTTTTGTGTCATGCCATCGCACAGCCATACGTAGCACATAGCTCCGAGATCAATGGTAGTGCTGGCTGGGCTGCCGAAAGGCAGGCCGGTTCCCTTTTGCGCCGGTAGTTCCAACCCAGTCAGTGCTACCGCCATTGAGATTGGAACCTCACGCGGTAGCTCCTTAAATTAGCAAAAGGAGGCTGCCATTGTGGCTACTATCCCTACCCCTACTCATCCTGAATTTATCTGGCGCTTTTACTCCTGCCAAAAACACCACTATCACTTCGTTATCGCAGCAACAGAAGACGAAGCACGCTCTCAATTGCCTGATGGCCCCTGCATTTTTACTGCCCGTTTTTCAACTAACTCGCGCAATTCACTTAGTTACTGGAACCTCCCCTTCTCTGCCGACGTTCAGGGGGGTTTATGAAAAAACCTCTCGTCACCCGGAATGAAATAGCCGAAGCGATCGCCCTGCATACTGCCTGTATGCCGACACGGGAGATCCCCGGCGCAATTGCCAACTATTTCATGATAACCAAGCGTTTTTATACCCGGATAGATAAGGCTGTGATCAACAGGCTACTGATAGCCGAGATCAGGGATTATTTGATTGAACAAGGACGTCTACGTTACGCAACAGTGGCAGCAGAAATGAGAAAGGAGGCACATAGAATGACCGGTAATAATTTGAATGTTGAAAAACCAGCACCTGTTGCTTCAGCTACGCCAGCACCAGCCGTGAATGTCATCCCCAACACCGGAGACACAATCGACAGCCAAACATTGTTGAAGATGGTCAATGAGGCACGCAAGTTATGTGGAGAACCATTGGTTAGAAACAATAAATTCATCGAAAAAATACTCGACGAATTAGAAGGTGAGGACGGTTACACAAAAAGTGCAACCGTGCCGCCAGGTGGCGGTACGCCTATGGTTGTCATAACCATGACCTACAAACAAGCCCTGCGAGTTGCCGCGCGCGAGTCAAAAGCGGTCCGCCGTTCGCTGATCGACAAACTGGAAGAATTGCAGCAGGCAAACTCCCCTGCCCCATCGATCCCCCAAACATTACCAGAAGCCCTACGCCTGGCTGCCGAGTTAGCAGAACAGAAAATGCAGTTGGAACAACAGCTGGTGGCCGCAGCCCCTAAAGTCGATTTTGCCGACCGGGTATCAGTGGCCAATGGAATCCTGATCGGGAACTTTGCAAAGGTCGTTGGACTTAAGCAAAACGCCCTTTTCTCATGGTTGCGCCAGAACGGCATTCTCATGGCTTTTGGTGCGCGCAAAAACGTACCGCGCCAGCAGTACATTAATGCCGGGTATTTCACGGTGAAAGAAGTGGTGCTGGATGATGAAAATGGCTACCAGATACGGCTGACGCCCCAATTAACGGGTAAAGGCCAGCAGTGGTTAACTCGCAAGCTACTTGATGCTGGTTTGTTAAAACCAGTAGCAATAGGTTAATAAAAGAAAAAACCTGCCAGCAAACTGGCAGGTTTCTGAGCAGATCGTCCAACCCGATCTGGATCGAGTTAGAAAAATTTGCTCTAATAAATTTCGTTTTCTAAGTGCAAAGAATCACCATTTCGAGCTGGTGATTGAAGGTTGATGCAAATTTGGAGAAAAAATGCAACAAACATTCAATGCGGATATGAATATATCAAACCTTCATCAAAATGTCGATCCTTCAACCACTCTGCCCGTTATTTGTGGTGTTGAAATTACGACCGACCGCGCTGGCCGTTACAACCTTAATGCTCTACACAGAGCGAGCGGACTCGGTGCCCATAAAGCGCCAGCTCAATGGCTAAGAACGCTGTCAGCTAAACAGCTCATCGAAGAGCTTGAAAAAGAAACTATGCAGAATTGCATAGTTTCGTTCGAAGGCCGTGGCGGCGGCACTTTTGCCCATGAATTGCTCGCTGTGGAGTACGCAGGCTGGATTTCTCCCGCGTTTCGGCTGAAGGTAAACCAGACATTTATCGACTATCGAGCTGGAAGATTACAACCTGCTATTCCGCAGAGTCTCCCTGAAGCTCTCCGTTTGGCTGCCGACCTGGCAGAGCAAAAGCAACGGCTGGAGCAAAAAATGCTTATGGATGCACCTAAAGTCGAATTCGCCGAACGCGTTGCTACCGCCAGCGGGGTTCTAATCGGCAACTATGCCAAAGTGCTCGGCCTGGGCCAAAACTATCTCTTCACCTGGTTGCGTGATAACGGAATTCTGATCGCAACCGGAGAACGCAGGAACGTCCCCAAACAAGAATACATCTCCCGTGGGTATTTCCCCCTTAAAGAAACCGTGATCGATACAAGCAATGGAAGCAGGATTTCTTTCACGACTCGTATAACCGGCAAAGGTCAGCAGTGGCTGATGAAGCGATTGCTTGATGCTGGTGTGCTGGTACCTGTCGCGGCAACGCGCTAACAGACGTAGTAAGAACCACCAGCATTGTAATGCTGGCTAAAGTCACTTTCCTGAGCTGTATAACGATGAGCGATTTTACTTTTTCTGGCTATGAATTGGCCTGCTTTGTAACACACTCCGGTCTATCCCGTAGCGCCGGGCATATCCTGTCGCAATGTGCAAATCTCGCGGCAACAACCAGTGAATACTTCATTCACAAGCCTCACCGCCTGATCGCGGCAGAAACTGGTTATAGCCAATCAACCGTCGTTCGTGCATTCCGTGAAGCTGTAAACAAAGGAATCCTGTCTGTAGAGATTGTTATCGGCGATCACCGTGAACGTCGCGCTAACCTGTACCGGTTTACACCATCCTTTTTGGCCTTCGCACAACAAGCCAAAAATGCGCTGATTGAAAGCAAATTAAAGATCTCTTCAGCGGCAACCAAGGTTAAAGCTGTTCTCGCTAAGACATTGGCTTTATTTAATTTTTTATCCACACCCCCATGTCAAAATGATACCCCCTCCCCCTGTCAGGATGACGTGGCAATAAAGAATAAGAAGTCACAAGTTAAAAAAACAAAAAGATCAGTTTCCGGCGGTGCCGGAACGAGCAGACTCAAAAAATTGACTTCATGGATCGCTGAGGCAAAAGCAAAGGCTGACAATCTGCGGTTATCCAAAAAACGCGCTCAAAAACATGAGTTCAAGCAGAAAGTAGAGGCGGCAGCGCGGAAATATGCTTACCTGAAGAACAAGCGTTCTCCTGATATTTGCGGGATATCAAACTTCGATAATCTGCCGCATTGCATGACGGTAAACAAAGCTCTTAATGCGGTTTTAGCCAAAAATAAAGATAACGAACAATGGGGTATACCGGCAGGATTCAGAGGGTGATAGATTGCTCTAATCTGGAGTCACCTGGCGTTTTCAGTTTGAGGTCGGAGATGCAATCTGATTTTTTACAGTTAGCGATCGCTTTTGCAGGATATGTTTGTATTGGCTTCTGTGTATACATGATCAGCCGAAAAATGCTTGTCGATATCGACCGCAAAGAACGAGCAGAGGAGATCTTAGTATGGATTTTCTTTGGCGCGGTCTGGCCATTAGGGATCATGTTTGCTGCAACATTTCTTCTGATGTGGATATTCACCCTTCCAGGTGATTTCTATAGAAAAAAAGCCAGACATTGATACAATCGTTGCGGGTGCTTGAGGCTATCTGCTTCAGGCATGACCCGAAAAGCAGATAGAAGAAAGCCCCAGATAACATTACGCGTCCTGCAAGACGCTTAACATTAATCTGAGGCCATATCTATGCTTAGCATACGTAGATTAGCCTCTTACCGACCAAAAGGTCAAGGAGAAGCAGGCTATGAAGCAGCAAAAAGCGATGTTAATCGCTCTGATCGTCATCTGTTTAACCGTCATTGTGACGGCACTGGTAACGAGGAAAGACCTCTGCGAGGTACGAATCCGAACCGGCCAGACGGAGGTCACTGTCTTCACAGCCTACGAATCTGAAAGGTAAGAGACCTGGCGGGGAGTGATCCCCGCCACTCTTCGTGTGTCTGGTAACCTCAATGCACCCTTTTCTCCCCAATAGTGTAAAACACAATGAAGTAGAAGGAGTTATTTCACATCATGCAAAGATTCAGACCATATCTCCCAATAGCCTTCGCGACATGATGACTTTCAGAAATATCTAGCTGTTAACAAAATTCCATACTTGCTTTGCTAATACCACCTAGATTATATATGGAAAAATACACCTAAAACTTAAACAAATTATATCCACAACAAACATCCATCTATTAGGATTAAAATTAATTTAATAATAAATAATACAACACCGGTTCATTTTCTAACAAACCGGTGGGCACCATTATTGGAATAACTTACTGATTACATTAAAAACATTAAGGGCGTTACTTGCCACACTAGACATCTTGGCTGAATTTTTTTCGATTGAGTCAAGAACACTTTCGACTTCCGATAAAGTTCTTCTGCTATCTGCATCTTTTCCTGAGTCTATCGCATCTTTAATTGCAGATATAGCAGACTCTAAATTCTCCTTAAACTCACCTGTCGTCTCATCCTTCAAGAGAAGTTCTAACTCTTGTTTAAGTTTTTCCAATGATGCTCTTTTCTCATCAGTTTTACTAATCTTCCCTGAATAACTGACACAAACACATTCTCTTTTATTGCAGACAGGACAACCATTTAGATAATAACTTTCAAACGCCTCGCCAAGATCATCATCTTTAAAAATAATCCCCCATAAAGAAAACAACCAAGCATATATATCAGCACACTCTTCATGAAGATTTTCTTTGTTGTAATTTTTATCTTCAATTGATTTAGCATAAGCCTCTTGCAACTCACCCAACTCTTCGAATAACCTGGATGAATGATAAAACCCACCAAAAGTAGACCAAATGGTTCTATTCGACGGATAGATATCATTAATCATTCGTGGCGCATAAGGCGGAAATTGCATAGGTTTAATAGCGTTATATTTATTGAAAAGCTCATCTTTAATTCCTTTTGCGCTTCTTATTTTCTCTGGCTTTCTGTGTGTTTGAGAACAGGAACAAGGCGCCCCTAAGCAATAAGGACAGCAACTAGGGAATTTTTTATAAAATGCTTCCTGTGGTTGTATTTCAAGTTTATCACAGATTGCAAAAAGCCAAGACAATGCTTCTATATAGGTATTTTTTAATAATTCTTTATCCTGATTACCATCACGAATAAACTCACGTGTTAAATAAGCTGTTTTCCTTGTCAGATAAGAGTACATATACTCAAATGATTTTTCTTCATTTTTTTTGCTGTAAATACCTACAATAATATTGCTCATATCATTGATACGTAACATGACATTCCTCTTAAATAAGCCAATACTTCCTAGAACCATATATGCTTCGACAAAGATTAACGGACATCTTGCCTTCACAAACTTTGACGCTACATAAATTTAACCATGTGCATACTAAATATTTAAGGTAGAAAAGTATAGGAGTATTTATTAATAGGTAACTGTTAGTTTACACTCACTTCATACCAGAGTATTTACAAGATGTTATTTTACTCTATTCGCTAGGCGGTGGAATGCGGTTGTATCAAGGGGAGGTAAACCTCCCCCGAAGAAGATTAAAAGTACAAGGGATAACACTTAATCCCACTCAATCCAGTTGTAGACGATACGAAGTGACGGGCGCACAGCGGCAGTCACATCTTCGGTACTAAAGTCGATTGCATCACTGTAGATTTTGCAGTCCAACATTTCAATTGTTGTAGCAGCTTTTGTCACAGCGTTAACCCCGGAAGATTTGGATTCAGGGGTAGCAGCCATCGTGATATCAACATAGTCCTTCGCCGCAATGCGATCTTTAATGAACTGAAGAATATCGCCTTCGATAGTCTCCACGCACTGGACCTGGATTTCCCCAGAGTTTCGAATTGGACCGTGCTGATTGAACTTCACACCATTCGGACCATAGTCCTCCACATCCTCGCGGGTCATTTCAGGAATTTGCGACGTGCGAACCAGTACGCTGATATCTTCATGGCCTGCAAAAGTGAGCTGGAATTCAGAAGATACCAGTCGTTCGCCTTTGGCCGCGTTGGCAGTATAGCGGCCCTTAATAAATTTACGGTTTCCCTTAGTGTTATTGTGCCCCATATAAAATCCTTTTACTGGAACGCCCGAACAATATCGGAGCTGTTATATATCGAAGAACCGGTCAACTGGAGGTTGACGGTGTTTTTCAGGAAATGCCCATTGCTGTCCCTGGGTGCATCGAGATCGAAACTTATGTCCTGGATAGCGACATCAATGATGTTGATCCGGCGACCAATGTTTAGCGTCACACGCTCCGGGATTCGACCACCAATACTGGCATCTTTAAGTTCCGGGCTAATCATCGCTGACAATGCGGCGATAGCTCCTGAAACCTCCGTGAATGGGTCAAACAAAGCGATGAAAGTTACTGGCAGCGTGAAAGTCGGCGGTGTTCCCCCCTCCCAAACCATTAAGCTGTTCCAACGGGCCACCGACGTTGTTTCAGTACCAACCTGCGCAAAACCACTGAAAGCACCAGCAACAGACCCCATGGACATACCGGTAAACGGCGCTTCCCAATTCTGGGCCATGTTCATTGCTGCCCCCTGGCTGATATATCCGGTAACCTGGTACTGAGAGTTCGTTAAAGTAACTTTCAGAAATGGCGATACACCATCAGCCTGGCTGTAAACCCCATAAGGTATAGGTGCCATTCAAGTTAAAGGCCGGAGTTCTCCGGCCTCCTCCTTTAGCCAAGGCGCTTACGGCGCAGTTTCATTGACTTTTTGCGGGCAAGTTTTGCCGCGCCGGTCTGGGCTTTTCGACGCGCTTTTTTCAGCGCCGATTTTTGAGCCGCAGTCAGACGTTTTTTCCGCAGGCGTTTACGGATGAGTTTGATCTCACCGTTACGAACAACCTTCTTAAATGCTTCAGTCAGCATTTCATCAGAAGTGCCAGCAACAACAAACGCCGCTTCCAGTTCGTCGCGGTCGTCGCTATCTAAGCCAGCGATAGAGGCACCAACATCAGCAGCAGCGTCGTCGTCTTCATCGTCAGCCAGTGCTTCGATCATGTCATCATCTACACCGCATGCTGCGAGGAAGTCAGCAACATTTGCCCATGCTTCGTTATAGGCATCGTCCTGTTCTTCTGTAACTTCGGAGTCGTCGTCATCAGAGATACCAGCGATAGCCTGAACGAAACCATCAAGGGAGTCGAAAGTCAGATCACCGCTATCAGCCCAGGCGAAAACGGCATCGGCCGCATCACTCAACGCATTCTGCATCGCACTTCGATTTGCAGCTTCCAGAATCATCTGGTGCGCCTGTTCAACGGTCCATTCTTTACCGTCTTTCTCTTCCAGGATTTGCTCAGGAGCCGGATCAGATGGAACGTTATCGTTAGTCTGTGCCGCCGGTTCCGGATTATTATTAATAACCGGATCTGTTGGCGGTTCGGCGCTTGCTCGGGCAGACTCCATCAGCTGCACAGGATCAGAGTTCAAAGCGAAACGGGACAGTCCATTCCCCAAAAATGCCCCGGATTGAAAAAAGTTTTTGCTCATTGTATTCCCTTACTTAATAAGCAGCGGTACGCCCTGGATACGACGGGCTACGCCAGTCGGGCAGCAGGCCCAGACTGCTTCCCATTTATCGAATTCCGCCTGCGTAACTTTCAGCACATACGGTTCTGTACCGTCAGCATCAGGATCACGAGGAGCCACCAGAGCGCCGGAGGCGACAAAGCGATCTAAAAGTTTGGTCATCCCTTTAGTCAGACCAGCCGCAGTAATACCGTCCGGGCTATGCTTCATCTGTCGGGCTAACTGGACAAAGAAACGGCTGATTGCATTCATCAGGGATGGGACGTGCTGGAAGTGCAGATAGTTATCCTGCGTGCAGCAAGTTAAAGCATCGTCGATGATCATCTGGCCAGAGGTGCCAACAGATACTTTATTGAGACGGCCCTTGACCATTGCTTCTTCGTCCGGGGTATCTTCCGGATACAGCGGTTGAATTGACGCACGAGCAATGACGGCACGTTCTTCACCAGCCGGTGAGTAATGCCAACCGCCGACATCAGAGTTTTTCTTGACGCCACGAGCTTTCGCCGCATACGCCGAGCCAGACAGACCGAAGACCACACGGGATTGGGTCCATTTGTCTTTGCAGGAGAACGGGAAGTGATAGACAGCACAGCTTACATAATCGGTACCAAGTAAACCGGTATCTTCAACAGCAGAGATCGCTTCCGTGTACGTCAATGTCGGTTTGACATCAAAGAAGCCATCAATCAGGCGATCTGCACAGATTTTACCTAATGCGGTGATAGCCGCATTGTCATAGCAGCCCAAGCCAAGAACAGCGGTGTACATGTACGGCGCATTGTTCAGCACTTTCACCGCACGCAGGTACGCAGCGGTTGAGATTTTCGACTGATCACCGTTGGTACCACCAGTGAACGCCAACGATTTTTTGTTTGTTACTTTCGCTGTAGAAATCAGATCTTCATTAACAACCGCGCGCAGATATTTAGAACGGGCTTCCAGAGCCGTAGGCAGATAACACAAGCGGCCCATGTCATCTTTCGCTTCTTCCGCCAAAGACACAGTGTGTGTCTCCAGGGTCGTTACCACACCGAGCGAAGTCGTCTGGGTCAGTTTTAAGAGGAAGCGTTCATTACCCGCGCTGTCCGCTGTTGCCGTTTCGATGGTTAACTCACGGGTAGGTGAAATACACGGATCACCATCATCAACGTAGATAGCAAAGGCTTCGCCGCTATCAAGTTCAATTTCAGAACCATATGGCAACGCACTGTAAGCCGGTTCGCCTGATTCATCGAACATAATAATCGGGAACTTCGCATCATCCGGAACAGCACGGACAACATAACCAGACGTTTGCTGAATAGCTTCGTACACATGGCGAATTGGTTCGAACTGTGAGCCGGAAGACGGCTTCAGCGGTTCGCCGAGAACATCTTCGTAATTGGACTCAGTAACCGCAAGAACAGTAAACGGCTTGCCACGCGCAAATACGCCAATACCAGCCCACAAGCTGCTATTTAATGCAACACCGGTAGATAACGTAGCATCGGCATTGATCGGGCTAACCGCGACGCCGGATGCATTACCTAATGACTGTTGAATTGAATATTGAGACATAACTTTCCCTGTTATGCGCCCCGCACGGGGGCGCTATGTTAAACGGAGAACTTCCCCTGATTACTCAGAGTCACCGGCATCAATCGTGTCGCCGCTTATGAAGTTAAGCCCGCCTTTTTTGGCCATTGTCAGCGTTACACGAGTGAAGTAATCAGCGCCGTTGCGTGGGTGCATATCGTTGATAGCCGAACCCCACAGTGTGGTACGGTTGACCAGCGCCGGAGTGGTCGGATGCTGGAACGGGATAGCCGGGACAGCATCACCAGTCACGAAGCCTGCTTTACCCGGATTTTCATCACGGACGTAGCACAGCACATCCATCGAGCTGAACTGAATGTTCTCTGTCGTTAAGTTCTTACAAATACCAGCAGGTACTTCGTACACTTTCACGTTACCGAACAGGGTACCGATGTAGTGAACATACGGAGTCTGGATATAGTCTTCGGCTGGCTGGAAGAAATCCTTCGGCAACTGTTTGAAGAAAGATGCTGCATCAGCACCAGCAAACATCCCCATCGCACCAGAAGATTTAACGCGCTCAATAATGTCGCGATATACAGTCTGGAATTTGCCACGAATGATGGTTGCCCATACATCAAAGGACTGGTTAACCGGCAGAGCGATGTCAAAGGTGTCGGTCGCAAGAGTACGCCAGATCATGATGCGAAGACGCAGCATATCCTGTTCATGAGACAGGTATTCCTTCAGGGTGCGGAACTGTAGGGAACCCAGGTCCAGACCAAATTCACGCTGTGCTTCATACGCCGCCTGTACCGTGTGCTCAGCCGCGATAACGAACTGGCTTGGGAACAGGGTGTATTTCTTCATTTCGTGGTTGATCAGCGGGATCAGCTCAGGAGCGGCTTCAATATTGATTTCCGTCTCAATTGCGATCTCAGTGCCTTTATCCGGCGCTTTGGAGAACGACAGGGCAATCTGACCAATGTTGTAGTTCAGAGAGCAGGTAACAGTGATTTGCTCACCAGCAGCATTAGTAAACGAGTGAAGTAGGCTGCCGGAACCGTTATCAACAACAGACTTAATACGGTTAACGTAGATGTTAGTGCGACCTTTTCGGATTGGTACATTCTGGCCTTCGAAGTCTTCCATCTTGAAGGTTGCGGTTTTGCTGGTGCCATCGGAGCTTGCCACCAGCACATAGCGGCGGCGTAACTGGCTGTACACACCGACGGATTGCATGTCCAGAACATCACCAGCAGCATAAGAACCAAAAGAGGAACCTGCCACGTTAAAGACTTCATAGATGTCGGACTGGTCACGCGTAACCGGAATGAAGGTACACGCATCAGCGGTAGCTGCCCCCAACTGAACAGGCAGGATCATCGCGAGGAATAAAGGCAGACGCATAACACCGTCAGAAACGCTCATCATCTCTGCTGCGACGGATTCCAGCATCGCTTTATTAGTGGCATCCATGCTATTGCGGGTGGACTCAATCAGGCAGTTTTCCAGCGTCTGGTGGCAGGAGGCCAGAATTTCCGGACGCGGCATAGATTTATGTGCTGCGGCGTAGTCAGCCAGTGCACTTGCCCACGCGGTAGCAATTTGAGCGGTGGCATTATCAGAGATACCCGCAAAAATTGGGTCTTTACGTGCAGCTTCAAGGATAGATGCGGCACGCGCGGCATCATCTTTGATGAATTGGTTATCAGTACCGAACTGTGCTGTACTTGCCCAGCCAAGAACGGCTTTAGAGCGTTTTGCGATATCTGCAATACGATTCTGGTATTCGCGTAAGTTACTCAAGTTACTCTTCCTTAAACACAAGGCACTTGTGTGAATCCCTTTTCGGAAGAGATTTTATTGAAAGTCACTTGTTGACTTTCTCGCGAAAAGTAATTTTTTAAATTTTTTGTGCGGGGAAGTGGACGGTGAATGCAGGCGTTAAATCGTGGGAATTTCAGTCTGAAATTCTCCTAAAAAACACATGCAAATCATAATGTTAGCAATGAAATTGGTGCGGGACATTTTAGGAAGGGGAGGGGCTAACACCACCTCCCACCAGCGGGATTATTCCCCAGCAGACATTTTCCCAATGATTTTTTTTATTGCTTCGTCAATTTCAGTTTGCACTTCAGACGGGAGTCTGGAGAACTCGTAGGCGACAACCCGTTTTTTCGGATCGGACTTCTTTCGAGCATATTGGCGACGGTCAGAGAAGTCTCGCAGCTTCTCAACCACCACAGATTTAACCGGCGCGGGCTTCAGGCTTTTGCTTTCCGCTTTGAAGATAGCCAGTATCTTCGCTTTATCCTCTTTCGCGCCCTCAGTCTCTGCAATTCGTTCGCGCACCGTATCAACCAGCTCTTCAATAGGCACGCTTTTAGCGTTGGCATCCTCGGAGATCTGGAGCAGTAACTGGTAATCTGGCAGGGCGAGATCGCTGGCAACAGGGAAGACAGCAATCATCTCATCCGGCACCGCTGCCGCCTGGAACGCGCGCGTAACTTTAGCCTTTGAAATGTTCTCAGCGCGGGCGATCTCTTCTTTGGTCATGCTCTTACCATACATAACCTCGAAGCGTTTACCCAGTTCGCGCAGGGTGTGTTCGCGGGCTGTCTGGATATCAATGGCCAGCTGGCGTGCATCCGCCAGGCTGATCTCATCTTTCGTCACCAGAATCTCAAATTTCGTTTCATTGAAGATACACGCAGCGCGGCGACGTGATCCGTCCAATACCTCAATGCGCTCCCCAACCATACGACCGATAGCCGGGAAGAACTGTTGCAATTTAATGGTGCGGGAAATATCGCTTACCGACTCAGGGGTGAGCAGAGACTGATCGCGGCCGTTAACTGCCGGGTCAACGAACGTGCGCGACTCAATCTCACCACTCAGCACAACGGTAAGCAAAAATTTAGCCTGGCGGCCAGATTTTAGGGTAAAGGTTTTGGTGCCTTCACTGCCTTCAAGCATGCGAGCAAACTCGGAGCTATTCTTGCCCAGCACTCGTCCACGGGAAACTATTTTTTTCATGCCGCCTCACCCCTAACAAACTCAATTCGATCAAACACAGCCTTAGTGAAACGCTCGGCCTCGGTTCGAGCCTTCTTCAGCGCCTCTGCACTGCCTGGATACGATTGCGGGTTGGCACTGATTACGGTGTCGAAAGACTCGCCGCATCGCTCAAATCCATCCAGACGAGGTAGAGAAGAGTCCAGAATGTTGCTGGCGTAAACCTCACGCGCAAGGCTGTGTGATGTCTCGTGATCGCGCTTGCCGGTCATCTTCGACATAAAACCAATGCTGGCGCTTAAACGCGGTTCTACGCCTTCCTCCTCCAGTTGCTCCAGCATTTCTGGCAGACGGGTGAGATATTTCAGTGTTGAGTGGAAGTCAACCTGGGCTGGTGGGGTAGGGGTAAGCAGCAAATCGCTGGCCGCCAGACCGTTGAGCAGGAACGGATCCAGGTGTGGACCGGTATCAATAAAGATAAAGTCATAATCATCCGCAACACGATCAATGATATTGCGTCGAAGGATTTCGTACTGATTTTGTCCGGGAAGATGCTCTTCAACCAGCTCTTTCCATTGGCTGGCAACAAAGCCATCGTCGATAGAGGCTGGAATCACGTCTACGCCAGGAACGATGGTCGGACGAATCACCTCTTTGCGTAGCGTCTCCGCGTCCAGGTCGTTCAGCATCGCCTGCGCGGCGGTTTCCAGGATGGAACCAATACTGTGAGTATGGTCGAGGAACATTGTGCTGGATGCCTGAGGGTCAAGGTCAATTACCAGAATGCGCAGATCGTGACGCAGTAAATCCTGATGCACACGCAGAGCGTGCGCCAACGTGACTGTGGAAACCGTTTTGGATACGCCACCCTTCAGGTTTACGACAAAAATAACGTAAGGCGATTTGTGAATGTCGCGATATTTTGGGATCTTACGGTGGGCATAGATATCAATGACGTTCTGGATGGTCAGCGCGTACTGTTCAACGTTACCGACCTGTTTCTTGTTGAACTGGTACCCATCATCTTCCATCTCTTTGATGGCCTGCTCCACAATGCGGCGGCTCAGCTTCGGCAACTTTGCCACAGCGTTACGAGTGAACGTCTGATAATACTCGGTCTGATTGAACTCTTTGCGCTGATCTTCAATATCCTGACTCATGGCCTTAAGTAATGCGCTTGCACGAAGAGCTATGGTGCCGACACCGCCGTAATCGCGTTTCATCATCATCTCCTTATCATTTCGTATGAGTGAATTGTACGTTTGATTCTGCTACGTGCAACTTATTTTGATTCGTGCGTAAATTATTGCACGTAAAGAAATAGCGATGAGGCTATTAGATGTGTGCTGGAGGGATGATGCAGGACCAGAATGTGCGATAGAGGGAAGTCGCATTGAATTATGTGTTGTGGAGGGATCGCTGGTATCAAATATGTGCGCTGAAGGGAAAGATAGAAGATTAGATGTGCGCTGGAGGGAAACTTGGATGGTTAGATGTGTGCTGGAGGGAATGTCTGGGCAAACTGCGTGGCGCAACCCTCCAGCGCACACCAAAAACAGGAAAATGGGCAGGCATTCCCGGCAGCGCACATTTTTCAAATGCAGCTGCCCTCCAGCACACACTTATTCGGGAAGTTTCAGCTTTGGATTGCGAGAATGGACGATTACAAAACTTTCCCGGCCTTTCTTCTCAATTGAACAGTCGAGATAGCCGATTGTTTTAAGCTGTTCTATCGCTTTCTTAATGATACGGTTTTGCTCGCCAACAGCTGACTGCAAAGCCAGGCGCTCACGGATTCGCGCGAACGATAGCGGCAACGGGTTCTGCGGAAGGCTTTCGATGAAAGTGTAAATGGCTTGTGCAGCTTCTTTCTTCGGAAGAGCACGCAAGGCGTGGTGTTGCAACAGAACGCGATAATCAAGCTGGAACAGCTCCCAGAGCTTCGAATCGGCCTCCAGCTCTATCAGATCAAGGTCAGCATCAAAACGCCCGACCTTCAGCAGACCAGTCTGATAGCCGCCTTTAGCATCTTTTCCGCGCTTAAAAGCGATACCCTTGTTACGCAAGCGTCCAAGTGATTCATGAATGGTTAAACGCAGTTTCGCATCCAGACGTTTTGAGGGGAAACCACAGGCTTTAGCGAACTCCTGAAACGATAACTGGATGGTGTTTGAAGACAAGCCGTATTTGCTGAACGCGTAGATGACACCGATCCACGTTTTGAAATCAGTATCCATATCGAGTCGAGGACCGGTGATTTTAATATCATCGTAACCCTCGGCTTTAGCTATCTCCAGCTGGGAAAACGCTTTGGTGGCATCAATCTCTTTACTTTCTCCTTTGCTCTTTGATGGCTTCGGAACGAATACCCCCAAGCGCATCAACGCTACAGGCTGCACAGTGTTGTTTGAATTAACTGTTAGTTCTTTTGCCTTACTTTCAATGTCTGCGTAAAGAATATCGGAGATAAATGATTGATTCATATTACTTTTTCCGAATTATGTGGATAGTTTTTATAAGTGATGATAACTACCCAGGCTTTCCCGTCAGCACACATCCTATATCCCGCCAGCACACATTAGCAACCCGTCAGCACACATTTTTATCCCGCCAGCACACATCGTTTTCCCTCCAGCACACATCGCGATACACTTCTAGGCCAGACGTGGCGCGGCCTGCAACGATCAGGGATCTATATGGATCTAATTGGGATCTGTATGGACCTAATTATTGGATCTATCCAGTGGATAATGTGGATAAGTGAAAAACCGGCCAACAAAGCCGGTTGGAAGGAAGCTGTATTATTCTATGCTTTCGATGAGAAGACCATGTTCATAACATTTAAGCTCATCGCCTTCGTACAGGAATTGGTATCCAATACCACCATCTTCATGGACATTAGGGAATAACTCATAACTCACTGAAGAGCAAATCACACCAATACAGCGATCAACGCCTTCTCGTTCTTCAGTGCTGAAAAAATCCTCTTCGGTAAGAACATGAGTACATTGCTCATCAGCATAGGTCGGAAATACATGCTCAATGCAATCCGGGTGTTTTAAACCAAGCTGATCGGCAAGCTCGAAAGCACGACGGTATTGTTCAGATCCTAGCTTGCCAACAGTGATTTGCTCAATTTTGTAGATTGAAGTCGCTTTGTTGATAGTTTGCTTTACTGTTACTTTATCAGACATAAAAATCCCTTTTAGTTACCGCTAATAGCTCGGTTGTAATCATTAACGTTGCGATTCTTCCTGTTAATCCCCATCAGCATCGTTTCTGTATCGAGGATATACGCTGGCAGATCATCAAAATATTCACTGCTAAACTCTGGCATCCTGCACATAAATGCACTTTTTGGGTCAGGGTGGTTAACCTTTGTCGGCGTCGGCGTTAAATTCGCTGATCGACTCCCGGAGCAACCGCTGAGTGTCAGCAGGAATACGCTGGCGAACATTACCCGCCGCAACCAGTTGTTTCTGAACTTCAGCTTTTCGTTCCATTTGCCCGTCAGCATATTTGGCTTGTTCTGATTCATTTTTCACTTCCTGGCTGTGAAAATGTTGCTCTGCTTTGTTCATCGTCTCAATGGTCTGGTTAAGATCCATTATTGACTTATCACGTTCCTTAACAGCCTGATCAAGACTGCCAATTTTCTCCATGGCTTGCTTTAGCTGATGACGTTCCCATGCAAACCCAGCACCAACAAGTGCGCAAATCAGAACAAGAACACCAGTAGCAGCATGTTTCTCCTTCAAAGACAAAGCTGTTTTTAACGTAGAAAAGAATGACATGTCTTCCTCCTGAAGAAAAATTATCAATGAAGTCCTTTGTTACTGTGCCGCTTTGTTTAATTCATCAAGAACAGAATCAGGAACCAAAGCGGCAACTGCGCTGGCTGTGCTGGCCTTATTTGCTGATGCTTCCGCAAGCGCGGTACCGATAGCATGGTTATAAGCAGTTATGGCTACGTTGGCGCTTTCATTCGCTCGTTCATACTGCTGTTGTAACGCAGTTGTGGGCGCTGTTGTCTGGTTGAAAACAACCCCAAACTGTTCAGTTGCTACTTTCAGAGATTCAATTTGCTCTTCTGTTAGTGCTGGTGGGGGAGTGGCAGTGCCGCCGCCTGAACCAGAGCCTGACGAGCTTCCTGAGCCAGTGTTAAGGGTCTGGTTAATCTCCCCCATAGCAGCGACTAAACTTGATGTATTAAGCGCGTTAACAGCGTCCTCAAGCGATTTAGTAATATTCACATCACCAATGGCAATAGAGATCGGCAGTTCTGAAACTTCTCGCTCATTAGCACGGCAGTAAACATCCCAACCAATATCGAGTTGAAGCAGCATTGACAGATCGGCATAACCAGCCAACAGGTCCGCGTGCTTAGTTGCCAGTTCTCCAATGTTCGTTAAGCCGGTTGTGGTTGTTCTGATCGTTGAAACATAGCTGGTAATAGTGTCAGGATAGACAATTGTATCCAGAATTAATCCGGTCAATTCTTCTGCAAGCAGTTTTGCTGTGTTAGCACTGTTTCGTGCCGATGTTATGGCACCAGGTGTTTTCATCCCACCGGCGGCGGCCAATTTTTTATATGCGGATAACTGGTAGTCTTTTTCCAGCATGATATCTCCTAACTTACCTGAACCAGGCCGTCTCCGGACGCTACGGTAGATCCGCATGAAACAGGGTCACCAACGCATACGATCCCTTTACCATTGACGGTAAACCATGCCCTGGTTGATATAGCTTGCCCACCGTGCGTACTGTTTCCATCGGTATGCTGTGCATATTGCTTACCATCAACTAACACTTCGACTCCGTTGACTTTAAGTAGTGGTTCACTCTCTACAGGAGGCCTGGATGGGAATCCTCCGTGCCCCGAACAAATGCTGTCTTTTGTTGCAATACTTGCCACGCCATCACCAATTATTTGCTCTGATTTTCGTTATTTTAACTTAAGTTATTTGTGGGCTGTATGGCGTTTACTTATTACAAAATTGCTCTAATAAATATTGTTTTTTGTGTCGTATTTTCGGTACCATTCAGCCATCGCCCTTCAATGGGCATTTGTTTGGAGTCGTCAGATGCAGATGGAGCTAATAAGCCGCAAAGAGTTCGATAGCCGTGTAACCAGCGGTGAACTCGACAACTTGCAGGCTATCAAGGTGAAAGAAGGCTTTTGCCTCATTGGGAATCAGAGCGGAACAAATCGCGTTTTTATGCTTCGCCGTACGGATTTGAAGCCATTTGTCTGGAAGAACGAAATTGGTCCCAGCTCATACGCTCAAACGAGGGGGTGCCACAACCTGGCCTTTTTCTACAAAGACGAGCTTTCTGTGGTTGATATTCAAGGGTTACAACATGTTTAAGCACTGGAAAAACATTACTATTTATAAACTTTCTCGTGAGGCGGATCTGACCGACTTAGAAGATAAAAAGAAAATGATCCTTTTCACGCCATGCGGTAGTCAGGATATGGCCAAGTTCGGTTTTGTATCGCCATTTGGTGATAATTCCGAAGTTATCGCTATGCATGGAAATGGTTTTATCCTTGTTGAAGCAAAGCGCGAAACAAAAATTCTTCCCCCGCCGGTTATCCAGCGAGCTATTCAAGAAAAAATTGAAAAACTTGAGCAAGAACAAGCGCGTAAACTGAAGAAAACAGAGAAGGACTCCCTGAAAGACGAAGTTCTGCATTCTCTTCTTCCACGGGCTTTTTCAAAGTTTTCTGTTATCCAGGCGATCTACGACGGTTCAACTAAACGTATCTATATCAATGCCAGCGCGCGGCAGGCAGAAGATATGCTCGCGCTTATGCGTAAGTCTCTGGGTTCTCTTCCTGTTGTTCCCCTGAGTGTTGAAAATCCCATTGAATTAACGCTGACCGACTGGGTACGTGATGGTAGTGCTCCACAGGGATTTCAAATGGGGGATGCGGCAGAACTTAAGGCAGTGCTTGAGGATGGCGGTATTGCCCGAGTGAAAAAGCAGGATTTGGGAAGCGATGAAATTTCCACACACCTGGAAGCTGGCAAGCTCGTCACTAAGTTGGCACTCGACTGGCAGAACCGCATTAAATTTACACTGGACCATAACTTCAGCCTTACCAGCGTCAAATTTGCGGATGAATTGCTTGAGCAGAACTCTGATATTGATAGTGAAGATGTTGCGCAGCGACTGGACGCAGATTTCTTCCTGTTGACCAGTGAAATTTCGTGCCTGGTTGATGCTCTGGTAAATGCCCTTGGTGGAGAGGCTAAGCAGTGAAAGAGCTGTGCTATGGATCTGTTTGCAGTGGAATTGAAGCCGCGAGTATTGCCTGGGAACCGTTGGGTATGCGTCCGGCGTGGTTTGCTGAAATCGAGCCTTTTCCATCTGCCGTTCTTGCGCACCGCTGGCCCCATGTCGCCAACCTTGGCGACATGACAAAACTTGCCAAAAAAGTCCTGGCTGGGGAAATCGAATCCCCTGATGTGCTCGTCGGGGGAACACCTTGTCAGGCATTCAGTATCGCGGGATTAGGTGGTGGGCTTGATGATGAGCGTGGCGCGCTAACTTTAAAGTATGTGGAGCTTGCAAATGCAATTGACGACAAACGGGCTGAGTCATTTCTCAAACCAGCAGTTATCGTCTGGGAAAATGTCCCAGGAGTCTTGTCATCGGCAGATAACGCCTTCGGATGTTTCCTTGCCGGATTGGCTGGAGAAGATGCGCCATTCGAACCAGGTGATCGACCTGAATCAGGAAAAAGTAACGCGTTCTGGCGGTGGGATGTCAAAACCGGTTGCCATGCTCCAAAGTGGCCGCAGTGTGGTTGTATTTATGGACCGCAGCGAAAAGTGGCCTGGAGAATCCTTGATGCCCAATACTTCGGAGTGGCACAACGACGCCGACGCGTGTTTGTTGTCGCAAGTGCTCGAACAGACCTCGATCCCGCAACGGTACTTTTTGAGTTCGAAGGCGTGCGCCGGAATATTGCGCCGAGCAGAGGCGAGGGGAAGGAAACTACCAGATATACTTCAAACATCGCTATCAGAACTTGCGATGATACAAACATAATTGCCATGGCACATGGGCAAGGAGGGGCTGAGATAAAAACCGATAATTCGGCACCAACTTTGACATGTAACCATGAAGCACCAATTGTATTGCTCGGCGACGGTAGAATGCGCCGTCTTACCCCTGTCGAATGTGAAAGGCTGCAAGGTTTTCCTGATGGACATACATTGATCCCTACGGAAAAGCGTAAAAAAGTTTCTTCAGATGAACTGGCATACCTTCGCAAAAACTATCCTGATTTGAGCGAAGAAGAGGCCGCGATGCTTGCAGCTGACGGACCGCGTTACAAAGCGATCGGCAATAGTATGGCGATACCAGTAATGCGCTGGATTGGCGATCGGATTACCAAGGCTGCATGTCGGCAGAATGAAGGGAATGAAACAAAAGAGCGAAAAGTTAAACCAGCGGCAGAATTCGAACGGTCCATATTCAAATGGGCTGGTGGAAAATTTGGTGTTCTGGAACAAATCTTTCGCTATTTGCCAGAAGGGAAGCGCCTGATTGAACCTTTTGTCGGTGGCGGAGCTGTCTTCATGAATGCCGGATACAAGGAAAATCTGCTAAATGATGTGAATGCTGACCTGATTAACTTTTACAAGACTTTGCAACGTGAGGAACGTTCACTTATCACTCTGGCGCATCGGTTTTTCCAGGACTACAACACACAGGAAGGATACCTGGCAGTACGGAATGCGTTTAACAAACAAGTCTATGATGATTTACATCGCGCAGCGGCGTTTTTGTTCCTGAACCGACATTGTTTTAACGGATTGACGCGTTACAACCAGGCCGGTGAGTTCAATGTCGGTTATGGGAAGTATAAAACTCCGTATTTCCCATTGCAGGAGATGGAAGCCTTCCTTGGTGCGGAAGGGCGTTCTGAGTTTGTATGTGGTGATTTTGCTGCGGTGATTGAAGCTGCCGGAGAAGGAGATGTCATTTTTTGCGATCCGCCATATGAACCGCTTCCAAATACAGAGGGATTCACGAACTATTCCGGTCATGACTTTAAGTTTGAAGAGCAAAAACGCCTGGTGTCTCTGTTGACGGATGCTCATCGCCGAGGTGCAAAGGTTCTCATTACTAACAGTGGCGCGCCAAACATCAGAGAGCTTTATCATGACAATGGCTTCAGAGTGGAACCTCTTTTTGCCAGACGTTCTGTGTCTTGTAAGGGGGACACTCGAGGTGTTGCTCATGACGTTTTAGGTATATTGCTCTAATAAATTTATTAGTGTAATATCGCCTCAATGAATCGTGATTTATAGAGCGATTTAGCTGTTAGCCGCGACAGGCGCGGCGGTAAGCATGGCTGGGCCTAGTCCTCCCAGACAAACCACCGAGTTGCCAGGTTGACCATGCGCCTAAGTGGCAACGCCGAAGTGCGTTACGAGCTTCCAGTTTGCCCATCTTCGGGTGGGCGTTTTTTTCAGGGTTTTCGTCATGGTTAGCGACTTTGCGGCGGTTTAGAAACTGACCATTAAAGTAAATGCAAACGATAATCTGATGATGGTAGCGGCCTAAGAAGCCAGACGCCACGGGGTATGAGTCGTCCCCCGTCAAAAAATCGACCACAGAGTGTCCCCGTCTGTGTATTAGGGAACGGGGAGGCACAACAGGTAAGGGCATTCTCCCTTATGGGGCTTGGCTTAAATGCATCGAGTGCTCTTACCGTTGTGATGAAGTGCAGCTCTTTGAAGCAACCAGAAGATAAGCATCTGGCTTCACAACATAAACCGCAGGAACGACCAATAAACGGTAGTCCGTATGGAGAACACCCCGTTGAGGAAGAGGCCTGGCCGGAACCGTAACCGGCACTACAACGTTGAGAACATTGGCGTAACGGGGTCATATCCCAATCTATGAATAAATGTCGCGAGGCAGCGTGACAACCAGTGTTCTCAACATTGTGGTGAATGCACAGGCTGATGTGCCGCAACTACAGTAGTGCGCGCTTTGCGGGGCTTGCTACAACCCTGTGTCGGAGTTCAGCACCGACCATCACAGTTTGATTCTCTGGCATGAGCATAACGCTGAAATAAGTCCAGTCTGGTGCGGTCTGATCACCCGCCGTTAGCTCCACGAAACGGAGCACGTAACAGGTAAGAGCATTCTCCTGTAACGGGTTCATATCCCAATCTACAGGTCCACCAAGAATGCTCTTTCCGTTGCGGTGAATGCGGCTAAGCGCACGCGGGGAAATGGTTATATCTGTCCATTATTTCTCCTTGTTTCCCCGTCCACGGTAGATAACCAGCCAAAGGATACCGGGAGGCACCCGGCACCGCAGCTTTTTTATTCGTTAAATAATGGAGTGAGAGGATGCAGAACAATCCGAACAAATGTCGAACGCTATGGGTGCGGTTATATATTTATGCCGTCCTCTGTTTGATTGTGTCACTGGTTCTGTATGTTTGGCTTTTGCCAAATATGATCTCATCTAACAGCACAATACTTGTATTGTTGGGAGTCCTTCTCGCGCTCATTTACCCGGCTTTCGCAGTAGTCTTTTTTCGTGAAAAAACCAGGAAATTAATTAATGAAAAAAACGTTGATTAGTGCAGCGATTATTTTGGGTTCTTTATGTCTGACCGGATGCGATCGGGTAGAGCCAGGTAACGTAGGGATCAAAGTAAATAAGCTGGGGGATGATAAAGGTATCGGTGAAGTAGTTGGCGTTGGTCGCTACTGGACAGGCTTGAATACTGAAGTTTATATCTTCCCGACCTTTAAGCAAATGAAGACATACGATGAGCCGTTCAGCTTCCAGATGAGCGACGGAACAACCATTGGTTACCACATCGGCGTAGCCTACAAGGTTGATCCAGCAAAAGTCACAACGGTATTTCAGACCTATCGCAAAGGTGTAGATGATATTACTGATACCGATCTACGCCAGAAGGTTGCAGATGCTCTGAACCGGTTAGCCAGCAAAATGACCACCGACAAATTTATCGACGGTGGCAAATCTGAATTGCTTGATGCAGCCCTTAAAGACATTCAGGAAGAAATGACGCCAATCGGCATTCAGGTGATGAGCCTCTCTTATGTAGGTAAGCCAGAATACCCGCCAACAGTTATTGACAGTATTAACGCCAAAGTCACGGCAAACCAAAAAACCCTGCAACGCGAGCAAGAGGTCAAACAACGTGAAGCAGAGGCCAACATGCTGCGCGCGGAAGCTGCCGGACAGGCTGATGCTATTCGCACAAAAGCCCAGGCCGAAGCTGATGCCATTCGTTTACGTGGTGAAGCTCTGCGCCAGAACCCCGGTGTTATGGAGTTGGAAGCGATCAACAAATGGAACGGTACATTACCGCAGTATATGACCAGTAATACCGCTGTTCCGTTTGTTCCGGTGAAATAAAAGTGTAAGCAAAATTGGCAGTAATCCGGCCCTTTAGCTCAGTGGTTAGAGCTGGCGACTCATAATCGCACGGTCACCGGTTCAAGTCCGGTAGGGGCCACCACATTTGGTTGTAACACGGCGTCTGGCACATGCGTCGTTAGCGGTCTGGTGACGTTAAAAGGGGGGAACCTTGCCCCTAGCTCAGGCAACGAACCAGGTAGCCGGAATGTGCAAGCCACCGTTTGTTGTTTTTCGGGTAAAGGGATTCACCATCCTGGCGATTCGGTGTGACAGCCGGGAAGAGTCCGGCGCATTAATCCTGATTTTCTGGTGATGACTCATATCGTTAGGAGTGATTTGAGTATGCCGATTATATCTGACATTCAGCACACCAGGATGGAGTGTTAATGTCTGCATCCCCTCTTGAATCCATGCCAAATTCCCTTAGTGCAGAACAAGCTGTGCTTGGTGGCTTAATGCTTGATAACTGCCGCTGGGATGAAGTTGCAGATCGTATAGTTGCTGATGATTTTTATACCAGTGCTCATCGTGAAATTTTCAGTGAGATGGAGAGGTTATTAAGTCATGGCAAACCGATTGATTTGATAACACTTGCTGAAGCACTTGAACAGAACGGTAAATTAGAACGCGCCGGTGGTTTTGCGTACCTTGCGGAGATGTCAAAGAACACGCCCAGCGCGGCAAATATTTGTGCTTATGCGGATATCGTTCGTGAACGCGCGGTTGTTCGTGAAATGATTTCCGTCGCAAATGAAATAGCCGAAGCTGGATATGTGCAGGATGGCAGGGGCAGCAATGAATTGCTGGATATGGCCGAGCGCCGCGTTTTTGAAATAGCTGAAAAACGACAAAAGAGCGGTAGTGGTCCAAAAGATATCGCCAGCATTCTCGATGCAACGGTATCTCGCATAGAAGAGTTGTTTCAGCGACCGCATGATGGTGTAACGGGGCTTGATACCGGATTTACCGATCTCAATAAGAAGACGGCAGGACTTCAGCCGTCCGATCTCATTATTGTCGCCGCCCGCCCATCGATGGGGAAGACCACGTTTGCGATGAATCTCGTCGAAAATGCCGCAGTTCGTAACGATAAGCCCGTATTGGTTTTTAGCCTTGAGATGCCGAGCCACCAGCTGATGATGCGCTCACTGGCTTCTCTTGCACGCGTTGATCAGACTCGTATTAGAACGGGGCAACTTAACGATGATGATTGGGCGCGGGTTTCTGGCGCAATGGGTATTCTGTTGGACAAGCAGAATATTTTTATTGATGACTCAAGCGCCCTGACGCCGACAGAGCTACGTTCCCGCGCTCGTCGTGTTTATAAAGAAAATGGTGGTTTGAGCATGATTATGATCGACTACCTGCAACTTATGCGCGTCCCCGAGCTGCAAGATAACCGAACGCTGGAAATTGCCGAGATTTCTCGCTCACTGAAGGCGTTGGCGAAGGAATTACAAGTACCGGTGGTGGCATTGTCACAACTTAATCGATCGCTTGAACAGCGTGCGGACAAACGACCGGTAAATTCAGATTTACGTGAATCAGGAGCAATTGAGCAGGACGCAGACCTGATTATGTTTCTGTATCGCGACGAAGTTTATCACCCGGATAGCGAAATGAAGGGCATTGCCGAGGTAATTATCGGAAAGCAACGAAATGGCCCAATTGGCACGGTGAGATTGGCTTTTAACGGCCAATACTCACGGTTTGATAACTATGCCGGTGCTGACTGGCAAGAGGATTATTAATGCAATGGAATGAGGAAAAGCCGATGAACATCCTGATCATTGGGCGAAAATTTGCAGCCATCAGTGATGTGAAAACATATACGGAAATGTGGTCTTATAACCTGGCCTGCGCCTTTAGTGAGGCAGGGGTAACATTGCAATACCATCGTCCATATTCCCCTGGCGTCGAAAGCCCCGAGGATTATGTTGAAGCTGTGTTGACTGCTGCGACAGCATGTTCTGCGAAGGCCATTTTGGCACCAGGATTGAGGTATTTTACTACGGTACCCAGGGAAATAGGCATGCAACTGTGTCGCCGATTCTCTGGATGGGTAGCCCAGGTATATGACGGTTCTATGCTGGATTCGGCACCAGTCGATATTACTTTTACTGTCCGCGATGATACCTGGCGGTACCTGGATAATCCCGGTCGGTTAGAACGTCATAATCGCTTTAACAAACATGTTGGATGGGCAGCGAATCAGGAGCTGTTCCATCTGGAAACCAAAACAGACGATGTTCTGCGTATTTTTGTAGACCACGCTGCATTTGATGTTAGTGGTTTTGATCACTCCTTAAGTATCCTTATGAACCTTCAGCGTCTGACCGTTCCGTATGAGGCCAGAACGTTGACTGATGACGGATTGGTTACCATTGATCCGGGGAATATTTCGGTAACTCCATACAGGCGGACGCCGGTGCCAGCAACCGAATTTGCAGCTGAATTGTGTAAGAGTGACGTTTTTATCGTTACGCATCCCGAAAGCCTTGGATTAACTGTTCTTGAGGCGGCAATGTGCGGGGCGTTGGTATTAACGCCTCCCGATTGCCTTCCGCCAGATCGCCTGGCTTTGGTGAACCATATGGTTATCAAGTCGCGGATTGATTGGGATGAGGTTATTGCTCGCGTTGATCGCGTGAAAAATGCTGAAAAGGTCCAGTGTCACACCTGGTCGGCAATTGCGGAAAAGATGCTTGAGACGTTTATCACGCAGAAACCGTCGTGCGGTAACGGATAAAAAATTGAACCCGTCATAACAGAAAAGCCCGAACGCCGGGCTTTTCTTAAGCCTTGTCAACAGAGACTTGAGCGGCTTTTATGGATAGATTCCCGCTGGCCTCTATCGCCATACTTCCCCCCGCCTTCAGGGCGACATCCGCGCCTGACTTTATATCGAGATTTCCTGCGGAAGAGATGAATGCCGGACCTTGAGAAATGGCATATAACTCCCCGGCCTCGTTGAACCCGATTGTTGTTCCACTTTTCAAGTGCGTAACGGCCCAGGCTCCGCCCGCCGTCCGGACCTCCATTAGTCCGTTCCGCGACGAAATAAAGTCTTTTTTGGCGCTGGTTGATGGTTGTGCTGGTGCACCTTCGACTTCAGGCGGTACATAGCCTTCACCTTGTCCTGACGCTTCAGGCGGCACATTGGGAGCGCCACCGGATGCATCCTGTGCATAACCGATTATCAATGGCCATCGAGAATCCCCATTGTAGGGAAATTCTACCCATACTTTATCGCCGGGCAGAAATGGTGAAAACGTGTTTGCATTGGACAATATAGCTTCTGCCCACGGCAATGAGGCATCTGGTAACCCATCCATCATGCCGACAACGCGTATTTGTGTACGCATCAGACCTTTAGGGTCATCGACGCTTACCACTACAGCCCGATACTTCCCTGTCAAACTACCCATTTACCACTCCTAACTGTGCACGGCTGACAAAACGGAAGCGGTCTTCGAAATGAGTCACGGACATCACTATCATTTTGTCAGGGATAGATTCATCGAGTTCTCCGTCACCTGCCGTGTTATGCACGACAATTTTCAGCGTCGTACCCGGAGTTAGCGCGGCATTTCCTTCCACCAGCATATCGAGGCGGGGGAGAATGAATTTGTTGTAGTTCGCCAGCGCGGTAGGATCGGGATTGCTCGTAAATTTAATGGGGTCTTCCTGGTTACCTGAGTAAACCACACCTTTGGTCATGTCATAACTGGCCATTCTGTAATTGTGGCGGCGCTGGTATTCATAATCGGCATTCAGGATGTTGAACTGACTAATTGTAAATCCGAATGTGTTGGGATTGGCGGACTCATAAGTAAGCGATGGAGCGGCGTTTGCCATTTTTTCCATACTTTTAAAATTGATCGTCCCCCTGGATGCCCAGCACATAGAACCGGTATCCCGGGCTATCTCCTGCAATACCTTGGTCGGTTTTTCTCCAACATTTAGGTGGTATGTGGATGTTTTTCTGAATGAGTCAGCATTTACCTTCAGACCAGGGGCAAGAGAGGAAACTACGGCTGATGGGGGCTTATCAACAAAATACTGTGCGCTGGTGGACGGAACTTTTAATAACCGCACCGGGTTACTAAACGCGTAAATCAGTACAGTATCGTCCTTGCGCGGCGCTTTAAGAACAAAGAACTCTTCCGAGAAGAGGATGCCGCCATGACCTTCCGGATCACCAAGTGAAACTGTCAGTATTGTACCAAATTTCACCCCCAGCTTATTGACCACGTAAGCCGTTGAATCCCTGACCATGAGCATAAGCTGGGGACCAGATAGCTCCCCGGGTTCGACATAGGTACATCCTACGATCATTTCGCGAGGGATTTCGTTCTGCCCAATTGAAACAGATTGCAGGAATAGCTGAGTGCGTTTTGAATCAGTTTCTGGGGCTGTGGTGGTCTTTGTGGCCATCTCATTCCTCCAGAATTTTCGCTTTTACCGTTATGGTGCCGGTGGTTTGCTGCATATAAGCCAGGATAGGAAGCTCCGCCACTACTGTGAGGTTCAATCCAACCGCGAACAGCCTGTTATCGGCGGTGCCGGTGGTCAGATCCTGAAATGCGATTGATTTTTGCCCTTCTATGTAACAGGTAACCGGTATCTCATAACCGCCGACATTGGCTCTGTGAGTGAAAGATGCCTGCCCGAGGCTGGCATACATTCGTAGCCAGAATGCTAATGCAGTTGTAACCATCCCAAGAGATTCCTTCTCGTCACTGGCTATCCATAGCGAATATTCCAGTGAGAAAGGGATAGTCGATACCAGGGCTTCAATCTCATCATTTTCATTGGTGACATGCCCTTCATCGTAATTATCCCGGCACAGTTCACCTTCATAAATTGAAAACGCGGGAGAACGAGACAGATTCACAAGCGGCATTGCCAGCTTATTTACCGGGCCAGCAGAGGCTGTATCTTTGCGCCCGGCGCGATCGGCTTCAAATGACGACAACCACTCCTTCACATCACTAAAAGTGCCGAGCGTTATGCGATCTCTTGGTGTGCGTTTCAGGAACTCCCGGAACGACTGGTTAATGCGATCATTAAAGCTGACAACTTGTGAGTCGAACGCTTCGTTTAAAGCCTGTGCGAGCGCCGAATCAATGCCATCAATAGTGGCAAATTCCAGCTTACCGGTTGGAGTAAGACCTTTTTTCTTAAAGATGGCCAGTAGCCATTCCTGATTATTCAGAATCACCGATGAAATTCCCTTCAAAGGCGCGTGAAGGCACGCAATAAAACAAACTGCCTACCCTGGCAGTGCCGTAATTGAATATTTTATGGATGTACCAGAAGCGGCGAATGGTTGTGCCGTCTGACAGCTGTTCCAGCCATTCGAGCATAGAACCCACTGGCACATTGACGGCGGCTAACCGAAGGATTAAAGCACTGTCGCTAATTCCCGTATTATCACTGCCGTCGTATAGCGCGTAGAAGGCGTCCATCTCATCCGGGCAGTCGAGGGCCGTTATCAGTTCTGGATCCTGATAGTCATATATGCGTTGGTTCGGTTCTATTATTTCAGGTACCGTTTCAGGTGCATTTTTGTTTCTGTAAGGTATTGCGCGATACAGAACTGCATCGAATGAGTCAGGGTCTAGCTTGATTGCTTTGAGCCAGTCCATCCGCACAAGGTTATTAAAAACTGCATGACCTTGATAACGGTGGCGCACACCAGAATCACTAAGCAGGCCGTGATCCAGATTGGGAAGGTGATTGTCCTCCACAGGATCAACAATATTACCAACGTTAACACCATCGGTTTCGATTTCAGCATCAATATCTTCCTCTTCAATCAGTTCAGAACCTTCGCCTGGAATATCCGGATCCGATTCGGTGTCCGGGAGGTTATCACCAGTCACTTGTTGTGATGGTTCTGTGTCCTCAAACATGTCATCAAAGAAACCAGCCATCGATTATCCTTTCCGTTTACGGGCTTCATTAATTTGTGTCTCAAGAATGCTTCGCGCCTGCGCGGTGGCAGCGGCCTTGTCCATTCCCTGACTCATGAAAAACTTTATGAGGTTGTTCGCCTGCGTTTGCAGGGCTTTTTTGAGAGCGTCGGCTTCAGCGCGAGCCTGGGCTTCCCTCACCCGCGATGCTTTTAGTTCGGCATTCTTCCTGTTTGCCGTGGTGCGAGCTTTTTTTAACAACCGGCGAACGTTGTCCGTGGCGCTATCTTTGGCGCGTAGTTTTTTGCCTAATGCATCCTGAGATTTCAGATATAACTCATACTCACGCGCCGCTTTAGCCTGATCCGTCGTTGTTGTCCGGTTGCGCGCGAGCGATTTAGCCAGTTCGCCTTTGAAATAGGTTGTTGTCTTCCGCTTGTCATCGCCGAAGGCCACCTGTTCAGCTGCTTTTTCCAGGGCAATAATGATGGCCTTGTGCCATGTGGGAGACTGAAAACGCGTCATAGCGTGCAAAACATGTTTGCAAGCCACACCAGTCAGATCAGGGTTGCGGATTTTGGGGAATGCATACTCTTTTGGCGGTGCGACAGCATAGTTACCAGCCGTGGCCATATAACGGTACCAGTATTGATGGCGTCCACAATCACAGTCGAAAGATACCCGGCCCTTGCAGAGATCGGCAGCGATTCGAGCTTTTTTCGCACCGTCTTCAGCAATATCCTCAACGGCTTTATCCCATTCCTCAAATCGAATTCTGACACGGTGATGCTGGTGGACAGACTCATCCGAGGCATTAACAGATATCAATGCAAGGTTGTGTTTTAGCCCGAGAAATGTCGCGGCTTTGATCCCTGTGCCATCAGAAACTTTGTTGTTAGCGCGTTTTATATCAATGCTGGTGGACTGCGCCACCAGCTGAGCATAGGTAATGCCGGGTACAGTGCTCTTGAATTTTGTTTTATGAGCCTGCCTTGAGGTGTTGAAGCTGCGTATATCTTCGGGCGTAAAGTAGGTGCCATCTTTCTTTTTCCCAAGGCTGAGGAATGCCTCAAGTTCGCGGTTACGCATCCCCATAATCCTTGGGGTGAGTGTACGTCGCGCGTTTCGCCGATTCTGACGCTGCTGTTTACGGATAAGATCGAAGACCTTGTTAAAGTCTTTTGCACTTAATCCATCAGTCTGATAGCGACCAAGGTTGTCGCGAGCATATTCAGTTGGCATTCATTTCCCTTACGCAATGGATAATGTCCCTATCACCTGGCCGTCATATTGGAAATGGCGAATCATTTCGCGGATCCATGTGGCAGGTGGGAGTTTTAATTTTTTGCCAACAGTCATACCCTGAGACTCATCCTCAAGCCCGGCGGCGAGCGTCACAACCCAGCGTAGCTCTGCTATGCCCCACATACGGTAAGCCAGCAAATCCGGGCGATATTGCTCATCGGGAAGAACGTAATAAATCGTCAGATTCTTGTCGTTCGATTCACACATAAGCATCACCTCTTTGCGTAGCTCTGCCCTGAGTATTGGATCGGCTATGTTGCGGTCGTCATACCGCGACAGAGGATATTGCCGGGTGCTTTGGGTTGTAGTGATTGATGTAGCCATAGTCAGCCTGCCAGAAATAGATGATGGTGATTCTACCGCTAGTCATTTGTTGATCATTTAACTCAATAAAAGAAAAAACATTAGTGCAATTTTGGTTGTGAAATGTATCATTCTGCCTTTAAGTAGGTTCTTCATGAGGAAACAAAATTGGCAGAACGTGTTGATGATGCAGAGCTGAGCATGAATCAGTTAGAAGCTCTCAAAGACATGGCCATCGATAACATCAGAAAGCAGGCACAGGTCGTGAGTCAGGTATTTACAGGGAAGTGTCGTTACTGCAATGAACCGATTGAATCAGGCATCTATTGTGACGCTGAGTGTGCGCAATGGCACAGGGAAGAGCAGGCCGCAAAACAGCGTAAATATGGCATGCGACCGGCAGGATTTGACTGATTGTGTTGCGCTTTACTGAGCAAGAGTATCTGGCTTTCAGTAAGCGCAGACAGAAAGGATGGGTTAAGCCAAAGCCCAAAAAGGATCCGTTCTTATCACTTGCCCCGGTAAAAGAAGTTTCGCCACATGCGAAGGCGCTTGCAGCACTGGCAAAAAATCCTGATCTGCGAGTAGGAAATTGCGAGCACTACGAACAGGTTTTCATTTTTGATTACTTCGAGCGCAATTACCCTGAAATTTATGAGCTGTTGCATGCAACGCCTAACGGAGGGAAGCGTTCAAAAGCAACCGCCGGGAAAATGAAGGCTGAAGGGCAGAAAAAAGGTTATCCGGACATGAGTCTCGATAAAGCATGCGGTATTTATCACGGCATGCGAATTGAGCTTAAAGAACCAAATGGTAAAGCCCCGACGAAAGAGCAGATCGCCTGGATGCGCAGGCTTAGAGAGGAAGGCTACTACGTTGTTCTTGCGTATGGTGCAGAACAAGCGATTACCGCCATCCTGGAATACATAAGCCTTAAAAAGGGTGAGGCTATTGAGCATGTATTGAACGGCGATAAGTGGTTGCATGCTGCTTAAAATAATAAATTAATTAGTGCATATACGCTCTTTGTGGTAGTGCACTTTAACATCGGGAGAATAATCGTGTCATCCAAGGTTAATTATGAGTCGCTGGCATCGGTCATGCCGCGTAATAAACAGGAAACAGATGCTGTAGTGGACCCTGTAATCGCTGAAATGAATGCTCGCCTGGAGGCTGAATTTGCAGCTGAGAATGAACATACCACCCAGGGCGACTAGGACTGTTTTTTGTGTCGGTAGCGGTCCGTCACTCACTCGTGAGGACTGTGCTGCTATAGAAAAAACTGGCTGTTCAATCATCGCGGTTAACAATTCCTGGCAGATGTTCGATGACATTTATGCCTTATACGCCGGTGATTTGTCATGGTGGAAGCAATACGGTTCCACCATACCGGGAGGGAGGTTCCGCAAAGTGACAGCCAACCTGGCGGCGGCGAAATCATTTTCGTTGGAGTACAGGCGATATTGTGGACCGGCGGAAGGGGTAAATAGCGGCGCGCAGGCTATCAGTCTGGCGGCTGAATCAGGGGCTGAAGTAGTGGTATTAGTCGGCTATGACTGTTCTCTGCAAAACGGCCTTCATTGGCATGGTGCGCACCCTCAAGCTCTACGGAATCCAACGCAGGTGTCTATTTCAAAATGGCAACAGCAGTTCCTGGATACCCGCAAAAAACACGCAGATTTACATATTTTGAATGCAAGTAGGAGCAGTGCAATTCAATGTTTCCCAAGAATAAATTTAGAGGCAGTGATCGCGTTATTATCGTCGGCAGTGGCCCAAGCGCCGCAAACTTTGTTGCGCCGCGCGGAGTGCCGATTATAGCGGTCAATGGGGCCATCGACTGGCTTAACCGCGCTTCTTATTTTTTCACCCTTGATCCATCGCCAGACAATATGCGGCGCGTTGGTCGTGGCCGCCGTCGCCGTGGTGTTTGTTATTGCATGGCGCTACCCGATGTTAAAGAACGTGAGGTCAGAGACGGCGTTTTGTGCTTCCGTCGTGTGGCTGAGCGCGGCACGGAGCCAAAAAATACGAATTCTCCCGAGTGGTGGGCGTGGCGCTGGTCCGCACATTTCGGCCTTTGCGAAGATGAGAATGAAATTGCCAGCGGCAATAGTGCATATGGTGCTCTGAACCTGGCTTTCCATATCGGATTCAAACATGTAGCCCTGGTGGGCGTTGACGCTACGCAAGAACCACGCGTTCATTCCGGCGGCACGCCAAAAAATCTAAGTCACCTGCCTTTGTTATTCCAGTCTGCGCGTGAACAGATTGACGTTGTTTCATGCGGGAAAATGGGAGGTATTCCGCAGATGACTCTTAAAGAATGGCTGAAGAATACATGATGGCACCAACAATTTATCACCGTATCGACGGTACCAAATACAGGAATGTCTGGGTTGTTGGTGATCTGCATGGTTGCTACACCAGACTGATGTCCGAACTCCATCGTGTGGATTTTGACCCGGCGCAGGATTTACTGATATCGGTCGGCGACCTTATCGATCGCGGTACTGAAAATGTCGAATGTCTGGAACTATTGCAGATGCCCTGGTTCAGGGCAGTGATGGGGAACCATGAGCGGCTGATGATTGATGCGTTAAGTCCTGATGGCAACGTGAATAACTGGCTAATGAATGGCGGACAATGGTTCTTCATGCTGGACACTGATCAGGAAATATTAGCCAGGGCGCTGGTGGAGCTGGTAAAGCGTCTGCCCTATATCATTGAGTTGAACACCGGGCAAGAAACTATCGTTATAGCCCATGCCGACTATCCGGATAATGAATATCAATTCGGTAAGGAGGTGCCGCTTTTCAACGTTGTCTGGGCGCGAGAGCGTATCAGTGATTCGATGGATGATATTGGTGGCGAAATTTCGGGCGCAGATCGTTTTATCTTTGGTCACACTCCGGTGAAAAGCCCGAAGACATTCTGGAATCAGCATTATATCGACACTGGTGCCGTATTTTGCGGAAACCTGACATTGATGAAAGTGAAAGGTGATGGTGCAGCATGAAGATTGCTTTAGTTCTTCGCTCTGGTGGTGACTATTACGCTTCCGATGTGCAGTGGCTGGTTAATCAACTGCCAAAAGGCTATGAAATTATTTGCCTGACAGACCTGAAGCGTTTACATGTACCTGGCGTCAAAGTTGTCCCATTGATCAACCAGTGGCAAAAGTGCCGTGGCTGGTGGGCGAAAATCGAGTTGTTCCGACCGGATATAACCGATGATCTGTTCTATCTGGATTTGGACACGGTTATTGCCGGTGATATACGCCCAATCCTTGAGGATCCACCAACCAGCTTCACCATGCTTAGGGATTTTTACCATCCACAATATCGTGGCAGCGGTGCCCTGTGGATACCAAATAGTGTAAAAGCGCATATCTGGAGTTCATTCTGGCAAGATCCGGAAGGTTGGATTTCTCGTTGTGTCACTACTGAGTGCTGGGGTGATCAGGGGTTCTTACGGAAGGTTATGGGCGATGATACACCAGCATTTCAGGATCTGTATCCAGGATGGTTTGTAAGTTACAAGGCCGATGTTGTGGAACCAGGTTCAAAATATGCGAGCGCGCGTTACTCCAGGGGGAATGGGGCATTACCAAAGGACTGCCGAATAATTTTTTTCCACGGCAAACCGCGACCTCGCGAAGTGTCAGAGGATTGGCTTCCCCTCATTAGCTCGTTTTTTGAGCAGGAATCAGAATAATATTGCTCTAATAATTCCATATTTTTAAAACGTGATGTACACTCATCACGTTTTTTATTAGAGCAATCTATAAGGTGCACTATGTGGCCATTCCGACGGAAATATCACTACTGGCTGATCGCCTTTGTTACGCCGACCGGCGGTATCAGGCATGTCATCACCAGGTATCGCAACAAGAGACTCACCTTAGCCAGAATTTTACAGGCTGCCATAGGTGAGGGACTGGATACAAATTGCGTAGTCCTTCCTCCTTCATACTTAGGAAAAATGACCGAAGCACAAGCTAATACGGAACTTTGAAATGAGCACTTCAGCACAAAACCAATCAATCGAAAATGTATCTATCCCTGATGTCCTGAATGCCGGTATCCCGGCCATTATCCAGAACATCCGGGCCGCGCAACGCCGCGTTAGTTGTGATGACCTCACAGCACGTTTTTTTGATAATGCGGTTCAGTCAGCGGAGATGCTTCACGCACAGCTTATTGATGTTTATAACGCAGAAGCTGATAGCCATAACTCCCTGGTAGATGCAGCTGAAAATATGCAGTTGGATCTCGGTCTGAAGGGTAAAGAAATTGAAGAGCTTCAGCTGGAAATTGAACATTTGAAACGCCAGCAACAGGACGCGATCGAAGATGCGACGCATGACGCCAACCAGCGTGCTGATAATGCCGAACGTATAAGCATTGAGCTGGAAACAAAACTCAATGAAATGACCGCGATGGTTGAACTGCGGAACTCACAGATTTCAACGCTAAAATCTCAATATAAAGAGATCATGAAACTTGATCCTTTTAACCTTGAGAAACGCTATAACAAAGCTAAAAGCGAGCGACAGGAACTGCGTAAGCAGGTCGCCGACCTTAACCAACAGCTCAAAAAAACTATTAAAGATGCAAGCGAAGCGCGCGTGGCATTTGCTAATAAAAAAGCAGAGGTTACCGCGCTGGTTAATGAGAATGCCAAATTTGCGACGCTCAAGAAGGAAATGTATGGCATTACTGAGCGCCGTTTCCCTGCAAGCAAACTTCATCCGACGTTAGGGCAAATCTCCTTCTTCCCGCGCCTCCTGGCTTATGGGATCTCATCGCCTAAAGAGTTCAATAACGAGCGTCCTTATATCGTTTCTAAGCTGGACTTTGCTTATCAGTTCTGCTGCGACATGGGCTATGCCATTGATATCCGGATCAACGAATGGTTGATGCCAAACTTCCAGCCGTTGGCCATTTTCCGCGAGTTCCAGCCGGAAGGTTGGGTAGAGTTCTTCCATGAATTGATCTGTAAAGAGATGGAAAGCCGCCGCCCGGAACTGGTCCGTCGAGTTGAGTGGGCGCAAGAGGTTATGTTGGCAGAGGCAGAGCTGCCGTTCGAACCGGAATTTATTGATGATCTGGCAGCTAAAGGGCTGCATACCCTGTTTGATGTGGTTACCCGCCGTCATGAGCAGTTGGTTGTCGAATTGGGTTTAGAGGAAACAGCGGCAAGAAGACTTCTCGATGTTTGCTATGCACGTAGCGATGCATGGGAAAAAGAGAACGGCGGCACTATTTACGTTCGCTGATAGTTACAGTGTCACTTTTAATGCTGGTGGAGTGCGTCCCACCAGCATTTTTTTCGTCCAATGAGGAGGGCATTTGAGTATTTTCAATAAACACGCACACCAGGAACGTCCGTATATCGTCATAGTAGATATTGATGGGACGATATCGGAGGCAACGGAAGACAGACTGCATTTGCTTCCGCCACCAGGTAAAGGTGCATTAACAAAGGACTGGAACGAGTTTAATCTCGCCTGTGACACCGATACTCCCATCACTCCAGTTATTGATATGGTGCGCCAGTTATTTAACGTTTACACGGTCTGGTTTGTAACCGGGCGCTGTGAGATCGCAAGGGATAAAACACGAGCTTGGCTGCGGAAGTACGTAACAAACGGGGCTGAGCCTTTGCTATCTATGCGTCCTGCCACCGATGACAGAAATGACGGCCCAGCAAAGATTGATCTCCTTAAGAAAATTGGTCTGAGTAAAATTGCGTTCGCGCTGGAAGATAAGATTGAAGTGGCGCGTGTTTTCAGGAGACACGGCGTACTTACGTTAATGGTCAGGGAGTATGAAAACGCGCTTCTCCATCAGCAATAATTGCTCTAATAAATCTTGATTTTTAAAACAGAGAAAGTGAAAATAAAAACATGCCGCAAGACGCGGCATGTATCCAATCAATCACAGGAGCTGAAAATATGAACACGGCATTCAAAATCATTATGGCCGCGATCTATTTCTGGCTGTTCTCTATCACTTTTGGCGGCATCGTCGCACATGGGTAAGGGGGATGCATGAAAGGCGAAGTGAAAGAGCGCGGCATGATTTTCAACGATGAGATGGTCCGGGCCATCCTCGAAGGAAGGAAAACGCAGACGCGGCGGATAATGAAAAATCAGCCTGCGGAAGTTGGTCCAGAAGCACCAGTGATGGTTAGAAAAATTGGTGCAGGTTTTCAGTGGTACGGGGCTGATGGTGTAAGCAGTGTTTTCAATTGCCCCTTTGGTATCGTCGGCGATCGAATTTGGGTTCGTGAAACATGGGCGATATTAGGCAATGAGGATGGTTGCAGTGTGGACTGGAACGACAACCTTTGTCGTGGCGATGAGAAGAACGCAGCAAGGATTTATCGGGCCAGTTGCGAGCAAAAACCTGGTGATTACGGCTTATGGTCGATACCCGATGATGCCGACTGGAAACCTCACACTGTGAATGAAAAGTTTGATGGTGGGTGGCGTCCATCAATTCACATGCCGCGATGGGCATCACGCATTCTGTTGGAAATTACCAACGTGCGCGTTGAGCGGTTGAACGATATCAGCGAATGCGATGCAAGGGATGAGGGCGTTCAGCCTGCTGGAAGTTTGCTTCCTGATCACCCGGGAACATTCCTAACTCCCAAGGGAGATTTCGCAATGGCCAAGGTTGCGTTCCAGCGCCTGTGGGAATCCATCTATGGTGAAGAAAGCTGGAACGCTAATCCCTGGGTGTGGGTAATCGAGTTTGAGCGTATTCAGGGGGCAACCAGTGAGTGAGTCAAAATGCCAAATTAATGGCAACAAGATAGAACCGTGCGCGGCGTTGGCACAATCCCTGGAGCATGACGCTGAATACACGACGCGAAAAGGTCTGCTGAAATACAAAATCTATAACCATGAATTAATTCATTCACAAGACCTGATCATGCTGCGGTCTGGTGAATTTTCTAAATCGCCTATTCGAGTTTCATTTTGCCCGTTCTGTGGTGAAAGTCTGAAAACGTGGGAAGCGGAGGCAACCAGTGAATAACCGCTTTTACATGATGTGCTTGCGTGAAACTGTGGGTAATAACGCCTCATTCCATTGCCATAACGGCAATGGTTACAGTTCTGATATCGATCGCGCTCATGTTTACACGCTGGAAGAAGCCCAAAAAGCCTGGAGTTGTGGGCGAGATATCGATCAGCCTGTTTGTGCCGATAGTGTGGATGCAATGGCTGTGTGGCACGTTGATTGCCAGTACATCCCTACAGAAAGCCTGATTGAGTCAGATTGCACTGCGTATGTGGCCTACAAAAAAGGTAGCTGGAACGGCAACGATGTTTACTGGCTTCAACACGGTGGATTGCCAACAGATGACTTCAGTAAAGCGACCATCTTTAGCGTCGCCAACAAAAACGAACCAGGAATAGTTTGGTTGCCATTTTCCATTGCTGATGCAGCAAAGCGCCGGACGTTCAATATCAATAACTTTAACCGCAGAACAATGGTTCAGGGCGCAGGTTTGGTCATGCCTGACTGGTTGAAAAAGCAAAACAGAAGAAAGAAGTCGCGAAGCGGGAAGGTGCGTTGGAATTGTCCGCATTGCGGAAAAATAACCTGGCAGTACAGCCCATATGATTTTGAAGGCTGTAGTGATTACAACTGTGAAGGATGGCGAGAATGACAATTGACTATCAGGTACTGCGTGAGGCGGCAGAAAAGGCAACACCAGACGAATGGGTCGCATTTATTTCGACGGATACTGGTACTTATGCGGTGCACACGCCCGGTGATGAACGATGTGAAGACGTTATCAAATGGACCGGCTTTGATGGACAGAAAAATGCAGAGAACAACGCTCGTCATGTTGCCGCGTTCAACCCAAAGGTTGCACTGGAGCTGCTTGGTGAAATTAAGTGCTTGGAGGACACAAATATTGATGCCACGTGCCGAATTTCAGAGCTTGAGACTAATCTCGCTGCGCTGGTGGCAGAGAACGCTGGGCTGAAACACGCAATGGCCGTAACTCTTGAGCATGTGTCGGTCACGGATGCAGGGCAGGCCGGAGTTGCTGCAATGATTATCAACGATGCCCTGCACCACAGCGAAACTCCAGCTACCGATGCTTTCCTGTCTGAAGTGCGGGCGCAGGGGGTGGATGCTGCTATAGAAGCTGCAAAAAATCTGGTGGCCCAAGAATATGAGTATAAGGATTTCAAAGCGGCGCAGAGTGATTGCTGTATGCACCCTGGTTCAGACCTGGTAGGGAAGGTTGAAATGACTGAGTGGTTAGTTGACTTTGCTGCCCAGCTTCGCAAAGGAGGCAACCAGTGAGCGAAATTAATTACCAGGCACTGCGTGAGGCGGCGGAACGTGCAATTCCAGCAATGGAACGCCTGTTAATGTTGCCAGCTGATGATGATTTGTTAAGTGAACAGGAACTTAAAGATTACGGTGTGGATATTGATGCGCTCAACGCCTTCAAATTTCTGACCGGACCAGAAACCGTGCTGGCGCTGCTGGATGAACGGGAAAGAAACCAGCAATACATAAAACGCCGCGATCAGGAGAACGAGGATATTGCGCTAACGGTAGGGAAGCTGAGAGTTGAGCTTGAGGAAGTAAAACAACACGCTGAAGAATTATCCGAAACCAAGGCTGTTCGTAACCAATGGCGGCCAGATATTTGCCCAATAACCGGACGTGCATTTTTCATGTGGATTGAGCATCCAACATTGGGAAATGTGCCGACATATGGTGGCCCATTAGATAGTTACACCATTCCAACAAAGGACGGTGACGGTGAGTTTTCATGTGAGCGTTACGATCATGATTTTGGCGGTTGGGTAGAAAGCGAATGTCTTGGGTTATATCTGATTGATGATAGAGAACAATGCAGGGTCTACGAACTGGAGGAACGCGTTAAGGAACTGGATGCTCGGGAAATATCGCTCCCGGAACGTAGCAGCATGCTTCATCGAACAGATTTTCACGATGATTACCAAACGGTAATGGCATACAAAGTTTCTGAAGTCATCGCTGCAATCCGCGCCGCAGGCATTCGCATCAAAGGAGGTGAGTAATGCGTGTGGCATGTATCGGCTTGTTACCGTACCCGACTCGTTTTTGGGCTTCTGCGCTAATTGCAAAGCCACATGTCCTGATGGCTGACAACATCATCCCGGCACCAAAGCGCCGCCATACCGGTATTGCAGCGGCACGACGAGCAGCAAAGAGACGCAGGAGAGCAAAGCGATGAAAAACCGTAAAGCAAAGATTCTGTTAGTTCGTAGAAACGCTCCTGGCGTCTGGCAGTGGGTGAGACTCAGCAACCGACGGATGGGGTTGATGAAATATTACGGGATGATGGATTGTGGTTTTTGCAAAAAGCCCAGCGCGGCGCAAAACCGCTGGAAAAACCACTGTTATCTGCGCACTAAAGGAGAGTGAGATGGCGTTAACACACCGCGAACTCTGTCAGATTGCGTACAAGTTCCTTAAGCGCAACGGGTTCAAGGTTTGCTTTCATGACCGCTTTATAGCTGTAACCAGCACCGGAGAACAGCCAGATGCTATGGGATTCAGAAGTTCAGCATCATGCTTGATAGAGGCGAAGTGTTCTCGTGCTGACTTGTTGGCAGATAGAAAAAAGCGTTTCCGTAAAAATCCGTCTCTTGGAATGGGCGACTGGCGATTCTTTATTAGTGAGCCGGGAATTATTTCAATTGAGGATTTACCACCTGGCTGGGGATTACTTCA